TGTTATACTGGGGGTGTTCACATAAAAAACAGTCGGAAAAGAGACCACCATCTCGATTCGGAGCAACAACAATGCATAGCCTATACAAGACCGCAGGTAAATGCACTCTCAACCGAAACAAAGTGCGTTACCCCAACCAAAAGGAAGCCCAACTCGCGTTGGCCGTCATCAAAGGACGAGGCAATCCGAAACACACAGAGAAACGCGCATACCATTGCCCCGTCTGCCACGGATGGCATCTGACCAGCGCCGAAACCGTTAATGATACAGTCCTGTCCGGGAGCGTACTCCAGCATACAAATCCAAACGCGTTCAACACCGGCATGGAAGCGTTCAAATCCGGTTCCAGACAAGGCAGATACTCCATCAGCAAAGCAAGCCTGACCCGACGTGTGCGACACCTGCTCCACCTATTCGCAGCCAACGACATTCCGGAGGATTCGTGGGACAACCCATGGTTGTGGGCCACCCTCCGATTCCAAATCATGTGGCATGGCGGCGATGAAAAGGCGGAACAACTGCTGTCCACTTCGAAAAAGACGGTCAAAATGGCGGGCGACATGCTCGCGGAAGACAAGGAGCCGTTCCTTCGCGTGGCTGAAACCCGGAAGGAAGCACAGAAATTACAGAATACACCACTACCGGCATGGTTGGCCGTCGCACTGATGTCCGACAAGGGAAAGGGGCAGAAAGTTTGAACGAAAACGAACTGAAAGAAAGGGCCGTACACTCATTGCTCCAATCGAAGCTTGGTAAAGTCGCCCCGGCGGAAGCGTTTGTCATCGGATGGCGGAAAGGCTGGGACGAGGCTATCGACATGGCTTTGGAAATCCTTCGCAATGAACTCGATAAAGATGGCGAGAACGAATCGTGATTTGTTCCAAATACACATGCATGTTGTGTGGAAGAGTCACCGACTTGGACACCGGCTACAAGTACATCATCTCCATCGTCCAAACAGGCGGTCACGGTCGATGCTCATACGCTCGAACATTGGTCATCTGCCAGCATTGCATGCGCACGCATAAAACCGTCATGACCTTGCAACGCAAATCCTTGAATGAGGAAAACGTTCTTGAATTCCACAGGCCACCGAAAACCCGAAAAACGTCCACCAAGAAAACCAGCGGGAAGAAAGGCTGAACCGTTATGGGCACCAATGAAAAGCAGATTATCGGAGAGAACGCCAAATACGTTTCCGACACCATCCCACAGGAAACCAAGGAGGGGCTTCGCACCCATTTGAAGCCCGGATACGCCATGCCGGACGGAACCCATTATGCGACAGGCAAGGATTACACGAAGTTGATGCGCAATCTGCGCAACATCCAATACTGCGGGTGTCCGCTCTGCCACGACACGCAGTCCGGATTGGAAACCATTCTCGCCACCAGCGGCATGACCGTCCGTGAGATTGCCGAGGAAATCGCATGCGATGAATACGATTCGTATTCCGTTGACGAAATCCGCGACCTCGACCCGGAACAGTTGAAGCCAGTGGACGAGATTATCGAGGATATCAACCGTTGGAGCCACGACCAGCATGCGCTCGAACACGCTTCCTTCGGCACTGTCAGGCTTCTGTCCGTCTACTTGAACGTCAGCCTCGACCAGATGTACGATGAATTGGATTATCAGACGCTCATCTACACGCCATGGGAGGAGGACTCCCACATTCACGGCTATGTGACGGTCATCCGTTACAAGGACGGAAAGTATGAGGTGGATGTTCCGGAATGCCGCTACCAGTGCGACGAAACGTATTGGAACGCGCGTCGCAAGATGGAAGAATCCAACACTCCCCTCACGTTGGATGTTCTGCGGAGCGAACCGTGGAGCAAGGAGCATCGCACTCCCGTGGCATTGCCGGAACAGTATCGTGGCAAACAGTATCATCTGGGAGGTCATTCCAGCCTGTCAACTTTGCTGGACAAGCTGGCCTCACATGATGTTCCGGTGGACGAGAGAGTTCTTATCGCCCTCGAACTGGAGGAACAGTTCCCGTTGCGGCTGACTCCACTGTCCGAAAAGGACTGACATTTTCTAGGGAGAAGCCGATAGCAGCCTCTCCCTCTCTTAGTCAAGAAAGGAAACCCGATGGTTAGAAAAATGGTGAGCGTTCAAAAGATTGAGGGAGTGTATCCCATTGAGAACGCAGACCGTATCGAGAAGGTTCGCATTGGCGGTTGGATTGTCGTAGTAGGCAAGGACATGGGATTGAAACCCGGCGACCATGTGGCCTATTGCGAAATCGACTCCATGCTGCCCGCCGACGACCCACGCTATACGGAATTGCAGAAGCGTGGTCAGCGTACCGTTCCCGTGTCCAACACGATTACCGGCGAAGAGAAGGAAATCACCGGACACGTGCTACGTACCGCGCGACTGCGCGGAGTGTACAGTCAAGGACTAGTCATGCCGCTTTCAACGATTGGCGTACCGGAGGACACTCCCATCGGCACTGATATCACCTTACAGGCGGACGTGTGGAAGTATGAGGAACTGCCACCAGTGAAAGGCGGTGACATGGTTGGCGCTTTCAACGCGCCATGCTCCAAGTCCGACGCCACACGAGTGCAGAATCTCACCACGTATTGGGATGAAATCAGGCGGATTGCGTGGACGCCAACCGTGAAAGTGGACGGCACCAGCACCACAATCTACCGTGACATGGATGATACGGTTCACGTCTACTCTCGCAATTGGGAGTTGAAGCCGGAATGCACGAACATGCAGGTGGCGGTGAAAACCGGATTGGTTGACGCGTTGGAGAAAGGCATGGTCTGCCAGTTCGAGCTGTGCGGCCCAAGTGTCAACGGCAACAGGTTGAAGCTGGCGTCCTATCGTCCATTCGTGTTCGCCGTATGGCGTGACAACATGAAACTCGACCGTAGGGATTGGCCGAAAGCCATGCTTGACAACGCCGTCCCACTGTTAGACGAGACCGAGTGGAAGCCGACCGGCGATGTGATGGACATGATTGCCAAAGTGGATGGTCTGAGAGGCAACGTGACCCGCGACTTGTTGGACGAAGGAATCGTCTGGCATGCGAAAGCGGGCGAACGGTTGAGCGACGACCTGTACAACGAGCTTGGCAGCAACCGTTGCTTTAAAATCATCAACAACAAGTATCTGACCAAGCACGGTCTTTGATGTCGAATAGGGGTCTGGGCTTACTTTTGTGTGCAGACCCCTGTTTCGTCTTTCATATCATTCATGTCTTGTTATACTGGGGATGTTTACAAACGCCGGATGAAACAAAGAAGTGGCGAATTGAATATCTCCAACATGTCGGAAGAGACGATAGAAGAAAACCTACCCGACCTGTCCCCGCATTTGGAGGATGGGTTCAGTCTCAGACAGCTTGAAATACTCCACGACTACGCGGTGGAAGCTTTCAAGGCTGGAATCGAATACGCCAACAATACTCGAAAAGGAGCTATAGATTGACCGATAGGAAACCGTGGGTCATTTCCATTCTACCCGTCAAATGCCCCGATGACATGACCGGCATCCCTAACTATTACATTCAAATATGGGAAAAGTACGTCGGCAAGGTCAAGCCGGAAGGTGGAGACCGTGAGGATTGGATTGAAACCTGTTCCCGACTCTACTGGGGCGTCCGCAATCTAGGTGAGGACGCCATAGTCCGAGTGCATGGGAAAACCGACCTCGACTCGAAGAGGCTAATCGGATTACCGCACTTCGGACAAGTGTTGAACATGCCGCCAATCGACCAGTATGCAGACCCATCTCATGCCGACCGTTACGCCATCAATCCCAACGTGCGCATGCTCATGCATCGGAAGACGAAACTCAGTTCCATCTACGAGGATGACATCAAACATGCGTTCGCTTCTCTTATTAAGGACGGTGTCTCGTCGTTCTTCATCAAATTCATGAACCAAGCCAAACTGCTACCGAATTTGAAAATCTCCGGAACTAATCTTGACGAGCTTGAACAGCAGGTGCAGGAGTGGGGAGGTTGGGCGTTTGTTCGTGCGGATGATGACCCGAATGCTCTGCTTATTCAGGAGAATGTCGATATCCAATACGAGTATCGCATGTTCATGGTCGGCAACCAGCCTGTCTGCGGCGCTGGCAATATCGGATTGAAAACACCAATCGACAACATGCATACGAGATTCGACCCTCAAATGCAGAAGCATCGTGACGACACCACCGTTAAGAATGTTGAACTCAGACCGGAATTGGCGGAACGATACCGTGAGTTCGCCACGCGAGCCGGACGCATGTTCGCCCACTGCGGTTACGGCGCGTACACGCTCGACCTGTGTCTTATCAACGGTGAAGTGTCAATCGTGGAATTGAACGGTTTGATGAATTCCGGACTGTTCGCATTGAACATGAACGATTTGACGAGCGCGTTGCGAGTCAATTGGAAAGAGTGCCTTCCCCCGGTTCTACTCGAACCGGCTATCTAAAAAGAGAGGAATAATATTGGAAAACGGAGAAAAAGAATGCCCCTCATGTGCCAGACGTGAGGTGTCGTTATCGGATTATCCAGATTGGAGTCAATGCAACAGTTCAGCACTCCGCGATTGCGTCAATCGGCTCAACAATTACGATGCTGGAATCGTATTCGGAATGCATTTCGGAAACCCGGACTTCGTACTGGAAGGCGACCCTAATCCAGCAAAAAAGAACATTCTGTTCTTCAAAGCGGATAAAAAGTACGTTTATCTGGAAGTTGTCACTATGGAAGATGGGAACGTGCCGAAAGAGCATATTCCAATAGTCCGAATGTGCAAACCTTGCATGGCTCTTATGGGGGAATATTTTTGGAGCGAATATCTTCCGAAAGAGTTTTGGGAAGGATACGAGCAAAATGTGTTGCACACTCTGAAAAGACTGGTGGACGACCCCAGTGTCGAATCAGACGCTGACCTGATTAAGTATGCGAGAGAAATCGTCCACGGCGACATGCTCATCGACTGGTAGTGTCTGTTGGCTTGTTTTTAAACAGAGAGGGAGTATTTTTGCGACCACAATCAGAAGACACCGGGGAACTCACCACCGTCATCGACCCCGCGTCCATCACACGCATGGCGTCCAGCCGTCCGGACAACAGGGAAACCACCATGTATGGCAGACACGGCAAGCATGACAGCAAGCCGCCAAAAATCAAAAAGTCACAGGCTGATAAACTCAAACATCCCATAGAACAGGTCATGCCATTCGTCATGCTCGCCGTAAGTATTGTTTTCTTGGCTGGAACGGTACCGCTTCTCTGGTTTATGCCGGTTTCAGAACCGGAGAATATGATTGTCCGTCCTATTCTGACTGGCTTGATTGGTGTGGCGGCGGTTTCCGCCAACATTCCGGCTTGGGTGTATTTCTCCCGTTGGCGTCGAGATTCATAGAAAAGCTAAATCCGAAACATTTCCTTGTTATACTGGAAACAACCACATTCAAGCAAAAGCAAGGGAAACACATGCCTAGAACCACACTAGCCGATGTCGCATCCGACTACGTGCGCAAACACCAACACGAGCGACAATGCCGACAACTCGACTCCAACAGCCGGGTCACGCTCACGGTAATCCAAAACCAGTGGGCGAAACTCGCCGGACAGGAACCCATGACTATTTTCGACGCGCCGGAGGTCGTAATCAGAAGCATCGAAAACACGCAACGCGGACATGAACTGTTCGACCGCACAAAAGAAACAAACGGGGTCGTCTACTACGGCCTGAAAAATTGAAAGGAAACAAAAACATAATGTCGGGACTCGCAGAGGACACCAGAAGGGTAACGCTTCTACTGGGAGACAATCCGGAAGGAAATCAATGGCATACATGCTTGGACTTGTCCCACAACGAGTATGCCATCCAAAAACTGCGTGAGACCGGAAGACTGGAAGCGGGGAAGGCCACTTCGCTGACCGTCGGACAGTTGCAGAACCTTCTCACCAAGGCGCAGAAGGACGCCCACGGGTTCCAAGACACTCCCACCGGCAAATGCTTGCGAGGCAGTGAGCCTGAATGGAGACTACAGGCATACAAGTTCGCTGAAAACCTCAACCGTGCCCTCTGTGAAGGCTCTCCCGTGTATTGTTCGGAGTCTGAGCCGAGGCTGGACTTATCTTTCCCGAGTTTCAAGGACTGACCATAATTGGGAAGGCATTCAAACAGACAAGCCCGACCGACGACGATAGGCGAGACTCCTTCTTTCGATAGTCTTATCGCCGCCGGAGTAAGGGATGGCAAGGAATGGGCGAGACAGCGTGTGCAGAAAAGGATAGCCGCCGTGCTGTCCGTTCTTGTCGCCCTGTCCTTGTGTTGTGGCGGCGGATACTATTGGTGGGATACCCAAGGCAAGGCGAAGCGTGCCCATGCCGAGGCGGAGGACGCCTGTTTCCAACAAGTCAGCAGGATGACGGAATCGTATAATAAGTCGCTCCGGCTGTATGCTCAGGTGTCTTCCAAGTTCAGCGAGTTGGACGAATCATATGATTTGGACACGTTGGCTGCTTTGCAAGGCAAGAAGCCGAAGGAGTATGAGAATCTGCATTGCTCCACGGATTTGGATGGCGACAAGCGGAAGGCGATGTCTTTGAAGCGTTCGTATGATGAGCTTTCCAAGGAGTATCGCAAGGCTCTTACCCCCGTTAGAAAATAGTATGCTATACTGGAAACGTTCACATACAGCCTATCGTTTAGGAGAAAAACTTGCACAACGATAACGTCAACCACCCCAGCCACTACACGTCAGGCCCCTTCGAATGCATCGAACTGACATCACGATACCCGTTCCTAGGAGGCAACGCAATTAAATACGTGTACCGCTGGCAAGACAAGAACGGTCTGGAAGACTTAAGGAAAGCCCTCTGGTATCTGAACCGAGCGAAAGCGGAAAGCCCCTACGAACCCATCGGACTTTACCCGCTCGACTCGCTTGTTCCACCTTACGGTCACTTCCACATCGATGACGAATCAGTTCATATGCTGAGGAAGCTCGCCCGGCTCAACTGGCAGAATATGCGAGGATTTTGGAAGGGCATGGCCGAACTCGCTTGCAACCACCAGTCCGGTTACACCCGCGCCAAGAAGACATTGGAACGTCGAATCCGACTATTGGAGTCCATGCCGACCGACGAAGAGCAAACTATTCTGTCCGCTGTCTGGCAGGATAAGGAGCTGACCGAATCGCAGAATCAAATCGCCTACCGTCTGCAAGCCCGGGGACTTGTGAAGCTGGACAAGTCCGATGGTGTTTGGAATCCGACCGGAAAGGAGCGCTGACATGAAGGAGGAGAACGAAACGTTCCTTGAGCGAGTGTCCTATGCTATGTTCCGGTATGGTCTGGGTCTGTACTCGCTGTCCGGAATGGTGTCCCTGTTGGGGCTTGTCGGTTCTTTTCTGCTGAAACGATTTTCTTGGTATTGGGGTTTGCCCTTCGTTGTGTGCGGCATACTGTTTCTAGTCGTGTTTCCACTGGCGTTGTTTCTCCTGTCGGTGGACGATTGGAGGCAAGAAAAGCATGTCGAAGAAAACGAGATTAAGGTTTCGTAGAATCGAAGCCGAATTGTTGAAAGCCTTCCATCGGGGTTTCAGCCTGTTGCTGGCGGTGTTCGTATTCACGTTGCTGGCGATTGTGTTGCTTCATCTCATATTTGGAACGTATGCGGTCGGGCTTCTGGTCATTCCGTCCGTCGTGGTGATTATCGAAGCCCTGCTGGCAGCTTTGGATTTTCTGTTTGAGTTCCTTGCAGGGGATGTCACGTATGAGCAAGCTGGCATAGAACCCCCCGAAGGAACTTTTTCTAAAAATTCTGAGGATTCTTCCATGATGGACGATGCTCGTATGTTTGCCGCCGTTTTGAAGGCTCCTCGCAAGTCCGGCAAGTCGAAGAAGGGTAACGCGCACTGAGTTTAGGTTACCCCCTAGCATGCTACACGTTATATTGGAATTGTCCACATATGGTAATATGGGGGCATGACTGGTACAACACACTCAAAAGAAATCCTGATGATACGAATCGGATACGCACCCCGACAAGGCCGCGTATACTTCCAACCACACACCGTGATGCAGGAATATCTCCGGTTCAGCAAAGAACACGACAACCACGTCCTATGGAAATGCGGAATCATAGGCGTCATGAAAAACGTGGAGCAGGTAATCCTGTACGCGCACGACGAAGACCTCATGCTCATAGGCGAAGTGACTGGCTTCGGAAGTCCATACAATCCAAGGACATGGGACGAAGGAAGCTTCTACCAATGTCCCAAACCATGGTCTAAAGAACCAGCTAAATACTGGATAGCGTTGGACAACCTGAGACCATTGGAAGGTTTCAACCCAGACTTGTATGAACTCGCCGCAGGTAAAGACAAGGGCAAACCGTTGTCCTTGGTGTTCGAACGCAAGGTACCCATGCTGACCATGGCCGACGCCGATGGCAAACGCAAGTCCGCTACCACTTCCCGACGTTCGGGACTTACCCGTATTCGACTACGTGAGGTGTGACTGATTCCAGTATTGGACACATTCGCAAAAACACCCTATACTGGAAGTAGTCACATAAGAGTAAGGATAACACCATGACCGAAACACTCATGGACAGACGCGCAGTATTCATGCGCATCAGTTCGGAATCAGACCTCATTGGAAAAGCCAGCGTCAAACCCGACGAAGACACCATCATCCGCTACAACTGGCGACAGGCGGAAAGCATGATGGATGAAATCATCAACCATGCGGAACAGAACGATGGCAAAGCCATCATCCCGTTCGACAGCATCGTTTCAGTCCGCTCGCTCGACACCTGCTCCCAGTTCATCCTCTGGCGCACCGACGGCAGATATCTCATCGGCAAACTGTACGAGTCCGGAGAGGACTACAAGTACGGTATGGACGACCGTGACGGCTACACCGCCCCGACCGCACTGCGGGCGAAAACCGCGTCTCGCTGGGTGAAGGTCAAGAACATCAAAAGCGGAGACGACTTCCCGTTTGAAAAATGGTATATCGAAGCGTACCGTCATCGCGCTCGTAGCAAGACACCGTTGGATGCAGCCTTGAAGAACAGTCACATGAACGTCATGTTCGTATATAAGGAGGAGGGTAAGGAAGATGCCTAAAATCATCGTGCCGGGCAAACGTCTCACGGCGGATGTCACCCATAAGATTCAACCTATGATTACAGTCAAGGATACGACCGGCAGGGAATGGTTCGCCCGAGCCATGTTCCTTAGTCTGAACCGTGGGACAGGCGACAATTGGAAGGTTGAGGATTTCAGCCTTTCCATCGCTGCCAAGGAAAATTACGCGTTCTACAAGAACACCAAGCTTGGAGTGGAAATCCGTCTCGACCAGAATCCTGAACTCAAGAAACTGGTAAACGAATACGTGTCCATAGTCAAAAAAGACACCACTCAAGCCGGAGCCTGATTTTTACCAAAACAGCAAGAATAGAACCTCCCTTTCGCGTAAGGTTGTTTACAGCGAAACGGAGGTTTTCTTTTATGGTTTATAATCCGTCAGAACCGCGTGACCCGCTGGGCAAGTGGATGAAAGCGCATGGTGGCAATCCGAAGGCGAGTCTTGCCGATAATGTCAAAAATCTCAACTATGCGGAAGAGCATGGGGCGGCTGTCGATACCAAAAACACGCCGACAGCGGTAATTGACCAGATAGCCAAGACCGGCAAAGACGAGGACAACCGGCTGGAGGCGCTGATGAACCCGAACATCAGCGACGAGACGCTTGACTCGTTCAAGTACAGCGACGACGTGAGGGAGCGCACGGCAGTCGCGTCCAATCCGAAACTGGACGGCAAGACGCTCGACATGATGGCGGACGATGACAACTTCTATGTGAAACGTGCCGTGGCCCTCAACCGCAACACCCCGACCAACACTCTGGAACGGCTCGAAGGTGATGCCGACAAGGACATTGCCGACTACGCTCTCATGGCATGGTGTCGGAACCGTTCGCTGGAATACTGTAAGGAAGGCGATTACGGTAATCCCAGTGTCCTGCTCGGGCAGAACAGATACCATCAAACACTGAGGCTCGAAGAGCTTATGGACTACGACGACGTGAGAGACCCCATGCCGCTACCGGGGCAGGACGGTTACAACGACTATATCGAGACCAACGAGAAACTGCATGTCTGCGACGCGTACACGTCGGAGATAGCCACGGAGGCGGCTAGGAACGGCGACTACGACGCAGCCTTGCAAATCTTCGAGGCCGGTCACAGCGAATGGACAGACGACAGGGCGGGAACCACCTTCCCCCTTAGCAAAGGCAGGATGAAATGCCCCGCCATGGCTATCGACGCGGAGACGAAATTGGCTGACCAGTTCCTCTACCACGCCTCGTCCGAGCAGTGCGAAAAACTCCATGAGCTAGGCTACGATTCGTCGGCGCAGGGCATACTGAACCGTTTCGACATGACCAACACCATCAGCACCCGCCCCATGGCGGAACACTGCACGGTGCCGGACAGGCTCGACAGGCTCTCCCAGTCGAAGGACTCAGAGACGAGACTTCATGTGGCGGGCAATCCGAACACCAGCCTTCACACGTTGGAGACGCTAAGCGAAGACAAGGACGAGAAAGTCAGCCGTAGGGCCGTCATGAATCTTGAACATTGCCGTGAGAATCAAAGGCTTTCGGACGAATACGCGGGAGTCGATTTCAACGATGACAGCGGATACGACGATATCCAATTCGAATACTAAAAGAAATTGGAGGAGGAATGTACAATCCTTTACAAGCAAGAGACCCGCTGGGCAAATGGGTCAAGGAGCATGGCGGCGCTTCAAGATTTGTTAGGTGAGGATTCCCCGCCTCTTGTGGGCGGGGAGGAATCGCCGTTCTAGGCTCGTTCCTTTTGGGTTTGTATGTATCGTCTGACGGTGTCCTCGCTGATGTGTCCGACGCTTCCGAAGTAGGTCGATGGCGACCATAGGCCACTTCCCCAGAATTTTCTTCCTTTGAGTGCGGGGAATTGGGTGAATATGCGGACGGCGCTGATTGATTTGACCGTTCTGGCGATTTCGGCAGGGGCGGTCTGCGGGTTGGCGGTGACGAACATGTGGACGTGGTCGGGCATGACCTCTATCTCCTCCAACGTCCATCCGTATGCGGCGCAGGTCTCGGCTATGGCGTTGCGGCATGCGATTTCGACTTCTCCGGTGAGTATCTTGTGCCTGTATTTGGTGCAGAAGATAATGTGGTAGCCGAGTTCATAGACTTGGTGACTATTTCGTTGCATGCTCATAAAACCTATGGTATCATAAGAGGCATGACCATTGGGAAAAGCAAGACGGCGCAACATAGGGAAAGCATGGTGAATGCCACACCCCAACGCACCCTCGTACTCCCATTGGACATCTCACCTGAACAGTACGGAATCTTCGAGGGATTGGCCGACTCCTACAACCGCATGTGGGGTTCGCTTGTCTCATGGTGCGACAGCAACCGTTCGGTCAACCGCACCAGAATGCAGAAGGACAATTACGCGAGACTCCGCGCCGAATATCCGGAACTGCCATCCCAGTTCGTCTGCATAGCCATGCGCGACGCCGCCGGAGCGGTGCGCTCGTGGAACTCGAACCATCCGAAACGCCGGTGGAACCTCAAGGCGTCACGCAGGAAAAAGACCATCAACTACGATTTGAGGGTCATGTCCCTGCGTGGCAACCTGCTGTCGTTGAGCGTCACGCACGGCGAGAAAAGACAGCGGATACTGTTGCCGGACATTCCCGAATGGTTCGACCGCAGATACCCCGAACGCAAATTGAACGCGGCCAAACTCGTCCTCGACCCGGACGGGCGAAACGCGAGCGTCATGCTCGTATACCGCCTACCCCAGTCCACTCCAATCGAACATGAGGACGTACTGGGCGTTGACTTGGGACAGCACTCCCTCACCATGGATTCGAGAGGAGGTGAGACCTCCTATTCCCGCATGCAGGGAATCAGACGCCGTTACGCGCACAACAGGAAGACATTGCAGGAAAAAGGCACCCGAAGCGCCCGCCGCCGGTTGAAGGCGATGAGACATCGGGAAGAGCGGTTCATCCGTGACGTCAACCATCGCGCGTCCAAAAGATTGGCGAACACTCCGAACGTGAGTGTCATAGCATTCGAGGACTTGGCGTACATCCGCCGTCAGGCGAGGAAAGGAACCAAGACCGGCAGAAGACGCCGCAACATGCTCAACCAGTGGCCGTTCGCCCAACTGCAAGAGTTCACCGCCTACAAGGCCGCAAGGAACGGCGTCAGAATCCTAATGGTAGACCCCGCCTACACGAGTCAGAAATGCAACCGTTGCGGATACGTGGACGCGAGAAACCGCAATCACGCGAGATTCGACTGCCTCCGTTGCGGGCACAGCGACAACGCCGACCATAACGCCGCGTTGAACATCCGAGACAGAGCCATACAAAACCTTGGATAGACCCAAGGTCAGGGTGCCGTCAACCACCCATGATGGATGGGGTGCCCGCGACGACCTCCCTTACGAGAGTCGCGGGGGTCACGCCCACGTCCAAGCCGCGACGCTCGTCATCGCGGTAGTTGACTCCCCATGCCTCGCCGGAAACATTGAACGTTCTGGCCGATGACGGTTGGACTCAGACCCGCATCAACGTCGCCGGTAATCCGAATACTTCGACGGAAACATTGGACTATATGTCCGACCAGTGGAGTCCCCATGTGAAGCGTGCTATCGCGACGAACTCGAACACGTCCGTTGAAACGTTGAAGAAACTGTCCCACGATTCGGATAAGTCCGTGAGACAGTTGGCTTATTCCGGATTGAAGCAGAAAGGTGAGAAACCTATCGACAAGCCATTCAAACCGGCCAAGCCGGTCGAAGACGACAATCCCGGAAAATACATGAGCGCCGATTTCGACCCGATGGAATACTTCGGTCTGAACGACTGATTCAATCCGCCGATTCTGAATCCCTCCCCTATTGGAATATCCGTTGGGGGAGGGATTTTTCCGTTTTCCGAAGGTTGACAACAGTCGAAACCATTAGAGTCGAAACCAGTGATACAGGAAAGATTCCACAGAATCGAAAGTGGTTGACCCGAAATGGCAAGAGACGGTTTCTATCGTCCGGAAAGCTTCATCAGCCCCGGTAGCGAATACGGTCTGCTCCGAGCGGCGACACCGGACAGAACGGTATGGCTGTATGCGAAGATTCCTTGGACGAGCGCACTATTGGATGGTGCGGGCGACTCCAAAAGGAAGGAAGCCGAGCAAAGCTTCATGGCTTTCTTCGACGGGCTGGCCGGTGAGGTCAGCGTGGCGGGCATGCGCTACAGGGATTTGCTGAAAAGCGAATACCGTGAATTCCATCTGCTTACGGGTTCCATGCCTATCCCCTACCGTCCGCCGGTAATGCAACAGGATGATTTGAAAAGCTATCAGGCTTACTATTACCGTAATCTGAACGTGTGCAAGCAGTTCGCTGTCATCGGAGTCCCGTTGAAACTGGGTGGCGAAGCCGGTAGGAAAGGCCGTAAACAGTCGCTTCTTCGGAAAGTCACCACGAAGTTCAATCAGCTTAGCTTCTCCATGGCGAACGGTTACGCCATGTTTGAGGAGTATCTGCCGGACGCGCATCGTATCGAACGCATCATGTTGAACGCCGGTCTTATCCCGTTCACCATCATGGAGGAAAGCGAACGCGAGCAGATGGTTGCGATGATGGAGACTTGGTGGGTGAGTCGAGCGTCCGCGTCCGCCCTTCCCATCATTGCCGAGAACGACCACCTGCATTTCTTCCCGAACAGTAAGGTCTGCCAGAACGCGAAACGACTATACGATGAGGGAATCGATTGCGACCAGTGGAACATCGACAGCGAGTATCCGGCGTCCATCTGCTTCGCCCGAACAACCCAGTTCGCACAATCGGACATCACCGACCCGTCCAACCTGTGGATTGCGAAACTGATGGAAGTCGCCACAGCCGGTGGCGCGAACGCCGTCGGAACGTCCATTCGCGGCAAGGTCGAACCCGGCAAGGTGACGGCTGACACGATTCGCCGTAACGCCCGCACGATTGACGAGAACATCAAGGAACGTTATCAGCATGGCCGTGAGGCTTCCGCCGATATGACCGATTTGAAATATCGTCTGGACTATAAGAAGGCCATTTACAATTCTCCCGAAATGCCTCCGAGCATCATCGATTTGAGTGTCGCCACCTGCGTGGCAGGTAACGCTCAGATTGCCGTAGACTCGTTGCAGAACATCCAGAATTTCGAGTTCACCAATCTGACCACGGCCAACGAACAGTTGATGGCGTTCAAAAGCATGCAAGCCTGTTCTCCGGTGCGTATGACACCATATGAGATTCACTGGTCTGCGACCTGCGTGGCTGGTGGCGGCGTGAGTAGTTTCGCCAAGGCCGGTGATGATACTGGAGCACTGGTCGGATTGACCGAAGCGAACCGGCAACCCGTTTACGTGGGCACTACCACCGTGCAGGATAAGGATACCCGACCGGGCATTCTGGTCATCGGTGAAACCGGTTCCGGAAAGTCCATGCTGTTGGTGAGCCTGTTCCTCCAGTGGATGCTGATTGACTCCCGTAGCGGCAAAGGCAAAACGCCTTGCATCCTCGTCAATCCGAAGGAAGGCAACGACTTCGAGGATGCCGTCCTGTCCCGTAACGGAACAGTGCTCCGAATGGATTCCGACATCGCTGACGGAACATTCGACCCGTACAATGTGCTCCGAAGCGAGGAAGAGGCCAAGGATATGGCCGCTATCATGATTTCCGATATTCTGAAACCTGACGGCGACACCTCCTATGAGCTTACCGTCAAGGCCATGCTGGATTACGGTTACAAGAAGGGTGGCCGCTGTTGCGGGACAATCCTGTACAAGGCGGCTACCGACTTCCGTGCTCTCCAGCAAGCGGGGAAAGACCCTTCGCAATACAACTTGTATCCGGACACGTTGGACGTGTTCAAACTGATTACGATGAGCGTCAACACGAACCAGTCGTTGCGTCTTATCTTCGGTACGAACGATAACGTGGCCCCTTTGCGTGTCAGTCAGAACCTTACCCTTATCAACGCTGGCGACCGTTCCATGATTCCGGAACCGGGAGCCGAGAACACCGTTACCGGACGTATCCAACGTTGGGTGCTTCGTATGATTGTGTTCGGCGCGGGTGCCGCAGTAAGCGAACGAGACGGAATGGTCGGCATCGATGAGGCTTGGGCAATCCTAGGCGAGGACAAGGGTGCCGCCAAGGTGAACGAGTGGATGCGTACCGCACGTTCCCGCCGTTTCACTCCGGTGTTCGCCTCCCAGAAGGTCAAGGAGTTCATCAACGCTGGCATGACCGGCGGTATCGGCCGAGCGTTCCTGCTGGCTTTGGACGACCCGATTCAGGATTCTCCTGCCCGTGACGCTTTGCGACTGTTGCAGATTGAGGATTCCGGCAATCGTATCCGCTCCCGTATGAGCATGGGTGATACGAAGGAGAACGATGAGCCGAACTGGGCTGGCATGAGGCGTCTGCGTATCAAGGACAAGGAGACCGGCAAGGACAAGACCATTCGTGGTGCCGTCGCCTACTTCAAGGATTCCAGCAAACAGCCGGTACCCGTCGAAGTCATCATTCCGCCAGACCTGTTGAAGGAAATCTCCACGACCGCAACCGATAAGATTCGCCGTGAAGAGGAGAAGAAGAAAGCAATGCAAGCGTCAGAAACGCAGGAAGGACAAGAACAGTGAGCTACAAGGATTTCTTCGGAGAGAACCGTCCGACGCCCCATAAGACGGAGGATGAGCAGAACATCACACCATTGTCTCCGCCGACGTTCGACACCACGCCGGTCGTTGAAAAATATGATGTGATGTCTTTCCAAGGTTTCTCCAGTGGAAGACCGTTGCTGTTGGAACGGCCAACCAAGTATGTGAATCGTATTATCAATTCGATGAAGCAGATTATCGCCATTCCGGAGAACGACCAGTATGGTGGAATCGCTGGAAGAGTCTACCTATCGCCTATCTTCACACTCCCCATGGCACTGCTCCATGAGGGTGACAAAATCGGCAATGAGACAGTGAACCGTTACCCGTATCTGCATTTCCCGACGAACCATGATTGGAACGCGGACGAAATGAGCTTGGACGAGTATCTTCTAGCCATCGAATACATGTTCGTCATCCATGACATCGCTCAGGAAAGCTCCGAGGGAGACCTTCTCACTTATGGTGTGGACGGGGATTATACGATGGATGATGACGCGTGGAAAACCGCGTGCGAATGGTCTAAGGAAATCAGCAAACCATTGTCCGACCTTAATTGTGGCCGACTATTGGGGTTCGCAATCAACAGTAAAAGCGAGAAGGAAGTCGATATGGTCGTGAACCTGTTCGACCTTTGGGGGGAGGAGCGGGAACCGCAACAGATTCTATCCGACGCGCAGACTGCGGCGGGTGATGTGGAAGACCTTTACGATATGGTGTTCAGTATCCCGTTTGAACCATTCCACTGATTTCCCTCCACTTACCTAAAAAATTCTGTTAACTTGGAAGAGATGGCAAAAATCTCTTCCAAGTTTTTTGTAAGGCGGGTACAGTGCAAAGTTTTGGAAAAATGGCGGCGATGGGGATGGCTGGCCTACTCCTCTTCGACATGATGATAACGGTCGGCGTGACCAGTATGAGTACCGTGTCCGATACGACCATGATGTCCATTCGCTCCAACGGGTGCAAGAAGACCTCTGCCCAAAGCAGTTCGGACAGTGGGAACAGTCTCATAGACAAGTACATAGCCAAGGCCGAGGAAATGGCTAAGGATGGCAAAATCGGCTACAGTCAGTCGAAACGAAAGCTTAATCCTGATGTTGACTGTTCCAGTTTCGTCTACTACGCGTTGACGAAGGGTGGCGTCAAGAATCTGGGTGACTCTCCGTTCAACACGTCCAGTATGGACGGACCAATGAGCAAGGCCGGTTTCACCAAAACCGACTTCGATGGTTCCGCAGACAAGCTCCAGAAAGGTGACGTGGTATGGCGGGACGGTCATACGGAAATCTATATCGGGGACAATAAGACCGTTGGCGCTCACGAGGACACCGATGGCAAGGATGGTGACAGCAAGGGAGACGAGGTGTCGGAAGTCCCGTTGGATTACGGTGGCGGTAAATACACTTCCTACTATCGTCTTTCCAACTCTTCCGCGTCCAGCTCCTCCGACTCCTCCTCTTCGGACTCCAGTAGCTCCAGTTCATCTTCTGATTTCAAAACCAATGATGTAGCAATCAAAATCGCCAAGGCGTTCGCGTCAGCGGGATTCTCCAAAGCGGCCACGGCTGGAGTATTGGGCAATGTGTATGCCGAATCCGGTTTCGTAGCGGACAGGAGTGGCAGTGGCAATGCCTACGGTTTGGGACAATGGGACCCCCGAAGCAAAATCCGCACATGGATGGACGCCAACGGTTTGAAGGATACCCCCGACTCGGATGAAGACGGGCAGATAAAAATGCTTGTGGCAACCGCGAAAAGCTCCTTCAACAATCATTACTTGTCGGAAGCCAAGGCCGAGATAACCGTCAAGAACGACAGCCTGTACGATACTTGGCATGACGCCAGCGACCCAGAAGTGGCCGCAGTCGCATGGATGGCCGGATGGGAAAGGCCAAATTGGGCATCCCGTAATGAGGATAGCCGAAAACAGGTAGCCAAGAACTATTACGACAAAGGATTGAACGACATCTCCTTCAACGGCAAGAGTGGGGATTCCGATGATGACAGTTCCCAATGTTGCACACAATCCGACGATACGGACGGAACCACCGATACCGCGTCGGCCAATGTGACAGTAACCAATTCCGTTCAAGCATATACGGATAAGTATGGTCAAGCCGCTTTCGATATCGGCAAGAAGTACGGTATCCCATATGAGGCGATTCTTGGACAGTCCGCAGTGGAAAGCGCTTGGGGCGCTTCCAGTCTGACGACCAAATATCATAACTTCTTTGGCATCAAGGCAGTCAATGGTCAAAAATCGGTCAAGCTTGCCACCAAGGAATGCAATCAAGGTGGATGCTATGACACGACCGGTGATTTCGCGGTCTACGATTCCGACGAGGATGGTTTCGCCGGTTATGGCAAGTTCATCACCGAGAATTCCCGTTATGCGACGGCATTGCAGAAGCGTACCGACCCACACGCGTATATTCAGGAGTTAAAGAATGCCGGATATGCCACGGACAACAATTACGTCTCGACCGTTTGGGGTGTGACCCAACAGTTCATTGCTTACATCAAGCAGACAAACAAGTTCCCACCATCGTCAGAAGTGCAGTTTGATTCCGCTCCCCCGGCTGACACGGGTGGTTCCTCAAGCGGTTCCTCAGACGATTCCGACGCGAACACCACGTGCCCTGTGAGTGACGATAGCGGTAGTACTTCGTATGGTTCCGTCGGCGGTGCGCCTACCAAGGATGGGGACTTTTCTTGGATGTGTTCGGGCAATCAGAAGATTTGTAGCGCGTCCGACGCTGGTGTGTTCTACCCGCATTTGGAATATGGTCATCAGTGCGTCTGGTATGCATGGAACCGTCTTGCCATGATTCACGGCAACGAAGGCTGGTCTTGGGTTATGGGTAACGGTGGTGACATCGCCAACAATCTGAAAGGCCAATCCGGTTGGACGGTCGATGGGAACCCTAAACCCGGTGACGGTATATCAGGTCGTGGTAGCCCGTTCGCCGGTGGTGGTGATTGTGGTCACGTGGCCGTGGTTGAGGAAGTGTCCTCCGACCCGTCCGGTTGGAAAATTCGTATCAGTGAAGGCAACCGTGATGGTTCCGCGTCGTTCTCCTCCTATGGTTCTCGATGGCTGACGAAATCCCAGCTTTCCAGCACTGACTGCCAATTCTTCCGTAATTCCAACTGGAAGAAGTAGTTTGAGTTTGACTTCCTCCCCTGACTGAAGTCAGGGGATTCCTCCCCTCGCGGGGAGGAGTTTCCTGTGGGTTTAGACGATTCACGTTCTTGTGCTCACCGGAGTGTCGCTTCGGTGAGGCGTGAATCCCCGCAGGCTCGAACCGCTAGTCCGGCGGATAGTATGTTTACGGCGGCGTTCAGGTCGCGGTCTTGCATGGTATGGCAGTATGGGCATTCCCATGTTCTGACGTCCAATGTCTTCCTGCCGGTGTTCTTGCCGCACGTGTGGCAGATTTGACTGCTGGGATACCATTGGTCGATGACCGTGAGTTGGCGTCCGTACCATTCGGCCTTGTATTCGAGCATGGTGCGGAATTGTCTCCAACCCGCGTCCAGAATGCTTTTGTTCAGACCGCTTTTCGCCTTCTGCCCGTTGTGAAGGTACCGTCCCGGATTGTCCGGGTCGGTTTTCGGCTTGCAGCGTCGGCTCATGTTCTTGACAGCCAAGTCCTCGATGACAACCGTTTGGTTTTCACGGATGATTCTGGTCGAGAGCTTGTGCAGGAAGTCGGTACGACAATCCTTGACCTTCGCGTATGCCTTCGCCACTTTCAAACGGGCCTTGCGATAATTGTTGCTTCCTTTCTTTTTCTTGGCGAGTTTCTGCTGCGCCAGTCGAAGTTTTTTCAAATGGTGTCTCACATAGCGTGGATTGTCGATTTTCTCACCATTGCTGAGGATGGCGAAGTGTTCCAATCCCATGTCGATGCCGACCATGTTCCCGTTCTTGGCTGGTTGGAGGATGGCATCTTCGACCAGTATGCTGACGTGCCAACGTCCAGCCGCGTCCAAACTGACAGTCACGCTGGATGGTCGGCTTTTGCGTGGCAGGGTGCGCGACCATCGGACGGGCAATGGGTCATGCATTTTAGCCAACGTCAACGCCCTGCGCTCCCAATCCCATGTGAACGCGGAGACGGTATAGGTGGCGGAACCGCCCTCGTGTTTCGCTTTGAATCTCGGATAGGAGCCGGTCTTGTCGAAGAACCTCTTGAACGCGGCCTGCAAATGCCGTAGCGATTGTTGCAGCGGGACGGACGACACTTCCGTCAGATAGGAGTGTTCCTCGGTCTTCTTCCAAGCGGTGAGCATCCTGCTCGTCTCCGCATAGCCGACGTTCTCTTTGCGGAGCGTCCACGCGGTCGAGCGTGCGTCCAAGGCCATGTTGTACACCTTGCGGCAGCATCCCAGAGTACGACGGAGCATGTTCTCCTGTTCCGTCGTGGGATAGAAGCGGAACCGGTATGCCCGCTTTACTGTCTTGGTGTTCATGTTTCCAGTATAGCACACTCTTTTACATATGTGAGCTAGAATAGTAAAAAAGAAAGCGCCTTATATCCCCCGGCTAAAGCCGGAGGTTTTACGACGCAACACATAAAAAAGAGAAAGGAATCTACATTCCTTCTCTTTTCGCTTATGTAAGGCACTATTCCCTGTCGTGAATGGTGGCCGCGTCCTTCGCCGGGTCAAGGTCTGGTGCCTGTTGCTGGCCGTTGGCTGTGTTTCCGGCCTGAATCAAATCGTCCCACATGCTCCAATCGACTTTTCCATCCATGCCTCCCATGCTGGTGGGCGCGTTCAGTACGCGGGTGATGCCGGTTGGATTCATACCATTCCAATTTAATGCGCCTGAAACTGGAATGGCGATTCTGTTGCCCTCACCGATACTGTCGGCAACCCTGTCGGGAGTCCATGCGGTCAGGAACGGGTTAATCCACCAGTTCTGGTTTCCTACATATTCGATGTCGGAGACCTTTCCGTTTTTGATGGTGAGTATGTCGTTAATCTGATAATCCCGCCATGCCGGGGTGAGCGCATTGTAGTCGCCCATAGAATAAGTGTCGCCGCTAGTGACGAGGATGGAACGAATCTTGCCTTTGACTCTTACCTTGCCGTTTTCGAGCACTGTGGCCGTCGGGTCTTTGACCCATCTGGCTCCGGTGCCCCATGCTTCGTTCTTCCACCATGCTTGGGAGGTGGGCATGGTGTCGCATAAGGACTGGTAGTCGGAGGTGTTGCACACGTAGGAGGGGGCGTTGCTTCCCCATCCTTGATTGATTTTCATGGAGGTGGGCATGTCCGCCGGAGTCTCGATATTGTCTGGTGTTCTTAATGCGGACAATACTTGGTCGGCTGGCTGTTTGTCCCACTGGTGTGGGTCTGCGAGCGAGTCCACTCCCCAATTGCGCATGTCTTTTTCCATTTGGAGGGCGATGGTCTTGTTCTGTTCCTTTTGTTTGTCGGACAAGACTGGGGTCTTCTTTTTGGCCTTGTTGGTGGAGTTGGAGGAGCTGGTGTTGGCGCTGGCTTGGGTCTCTTTGGTGGACGTGACGTGCTTGCGCCATGCGCACCATCCGATGACGAGCGCCAACACTAGGACGACTGCTGTGATTATGGTGATGGTTTTTTTGTTGTGGGACATGAGTTCAGCCTTTTGCTAGGAAGTTCGGACGGGTGTTCGAACATCTAGAAGAATCTTAGCGAGAAACCCTGCCGTCGGCCTTCTTGTACTGGGATTCCCTTCCATCCAACCCGTTCTTTCCGAGGCGAAGCAGGATGGTGTTCATCCACATGACACCCGTGGGGATGAGGTATCCGATAAGTGCGAGCAGGAGGCAGAAATTATCTCCGGGGTTCCAGTGAACGTAGAGCATTGGAACGATTGCCATGAGCACGCAGTCGATGGGGATATCACGCAGTTTGCCCTCATGGAATTCGATTCGGAAGCACCAGATGATGGTTTGGAGGATGGCAACGAAGATGAGGAACGTGAAGATGTCGAATGCTCCGACGGCGATTGAGGGGATGACTGTTCCGAAGAAGTTGTTGAACATCGTTTCGAACGTCTGTCCTGCACTGGTCATGGACAGTCCTCCGATTGCGAGGACGATGACGCAAATCGAGTAGACGATGAACGTGCCAATCGAGATAAGTAGCGTTGCCATTTTGTTTTCTCCTTTTTCTTTAGGTCATAGTTTGTTTCCTTATGGCGACTCTTTTTTTGTGGACAATCTCAGTATAGCATGAACCTAAACTTTCTACAATAACTCGCCACCCAAGACGACGACACGCCAAGAAAACACCCCAACCAACTCCAAACTCCCCCAAACAATTTTCCTGTTTTCAAAAGGTTTACAACAAACAGTCCATTAGTGTCGTTAATAGATTTCCGACATTCAAAAACAGATAATGAATGGAGTCCTCGATGGCACAGAATCGCGGTGGACGAAGCCGCAGTAGGAGCAAAGAGCCGACCCATATCTGGAGCGGCTTCTGGTGTGGACTCATAATCATCATCGGCGTAATCCTCTGGGCTTTACTGAGACTTCCGCTCATGCCGTTCATCTGGCTGGGAATCCTCGTAGGAGGAACCACGGCCACCTATCCGACGCCCGCACGTAAGACAGACCCCATAGACCCGAAGAAACTCAACGTCTACTACCGTTGGAAGGATATGTTCTCCGGGCTGAAACCTTACTCCCGTCCCAAAAAGGACGACGAGTTCGATGAGAACCCCGAGACATTCACAGACCTCATGTCCAAGTCCGACTGGCTTGCCGTGCATAGGGTCTCATGGTGGGTCGGCTGGTTCGTCGGCCTGTACGCCAGTCGTGGATGCGGATTGTGGACGATACCGTTCAACATGATATTCGGTTTCATGTCGGTCATGGGCGTCATCCATTGGCGTGACCGTCTTGTAGACCGTCGGCATATCTATCAGGGTGTGAGCGTGTTCGCCTTCCTGCAAAAAGGCAAGCCGTCGCAGAAGACCATCGCCATCGTCTCCGCTGTTGTTCTTCTTGTTATACTGGGAGCTTGCGCATATTTGGGGTTCGTGGATATTCCCACGACGCTCAGTCTTCCCGCACTTCTGTTCCTGTTGCTCGTGACGAAGTTCGACAAGAAGAAGCAGACCGCGTATTGGCGTGAACTTGTAAAAGCGCAACGCATGCTGGACGGTTGGGTCAAAAGCGACGACTTGGCGAAGATGTGGGGAGGAGCCTACGTCACCCAAGTCAAGAAGGTCGGCCATCGCAAGAATCCGATGCACGTCATGCGAGTCCGCTTGCAAGACCAGTATGACGCTCCAAGAAGCAATGAGAAGGTATTGAAGGCCGGTGTGGAACCGTTACGTTCCTCCGCCACTTCAAGCGGATACAATTTCATAGCCCTGCTCGCCGCCAAAACCATCAAGGAGAACGGCTGGCAGCTCGACCCAAGCCTAGTGCGAATCGTATACGGCAAGGACGAGTCCTGCATTCCCGACATCACCAAGAAGAAGGTCGGAGCAAAAATCGCCCAACTGGTTGCCGACATCGCCTACGATTATTGCGCCCAGAACGAATGGCATAAACGTCCGCCGCTCATTCAGGTCATCGACGCCGCCGCAGACGATGAGGAAGAGGCGGCATGGCTGATGCTGTTGCACAATCCTCCCAGTGGTGGTGCTCTCATCACCCAGTTGGGATTGGAATGGCTGGCGAACCCGTTCAGTCCCGCCGACATCATCAAAATGCCTATCTTCTCCGACTTGGAGAATGCGTTCATGCTCGCCGCCCAACCCGAGACGAAGCTGAACGACAAGGGCAACAAGTATCGTCCGGATGGACTGACCCAAAGCAAGTCGTTCAACCGGTATATCGAACTGTCCCGCCGGTTCAAACGTGACCAGAAGGCTTGGCAGGATATCGTCGGGTCGAAGCTGAATCTTCCCGTCTGCAACTACGACGAGGAGAGGATTGTAGAGACGAGCGAAGGCTGGACGCTTTCGTTCATGCCGGAAATGCTGACGGCACCCGACCGCACGTCCGACTTCATGCGCTACGACCTATCGAGTCTCGACCCGTCCAAGGATTTCGTCGGACTCATCGAGGAGAACGGCATCACCTCGCTGGTCATGGCGGACAATGCCCCTTTGAGAATCGACCGTCTGACCGGTTCCCGTCCGGAATACCGTCGTTACGCTCAGGCGCTCATCTACAAGGCGCTCATGGACGTGATGCCATCCCGTGCGGAGGTGGTCATCGACTCCTGTCAGCAGATGGGCAAGGACACGGCCATCTGGCGTATCGGCTTCCATTTAGGTCGTGGCGGAACCGTTGCCGACGTGCGCAGGAAAAGCGCCAACATCAGCGCCGCCGTCGGTTCCGAACGAGTGTATTGGGATTGGCAGTCGGCTGACCGTGCGACCGTCTGGCTGTGCTCCAACCCGTATTTGGGCACCGACCCGGACAGCGTGGCCCATTGGAAGATTCGAGCCGCCCAAAAGGAGCTTATCCAACTCGCCTTGTCCGACGCTTGGGGTGTTGCCGGAGTTCAGGACAGTTCCGGCAAGACGCCGACCGTCGAATCATTGGGCGTGCTTCCGAACAACAAGGAAGTCCTGCTCGCCAAATTCCAGATTCCGGGCGGATTGGATTTGGACAAGCCGCAATACAATCTCGGCAAGTTCCTCACCGAAGCGAATTATCCGTACGGTCGAATCATCCAAGCCTACGGCACGGATTTCTCCATGGTGTTGGCGAAGAAGAGTCCTTTCCCGACAAGCGTCATGGCGGATTGGGAGACGGCGAAGAAGTGCGACCGTCGCAAGTTCCCGATTGGCGTGGACGATTTGGGCAATCCCGTGTACTGGGATACGAAGACCACGCCACATCTGCTCATCAGCGGTAAGAGCGGTAGCGGCAAGTCGTCCGCTTCGCAGATTGTCATTGCGGAGGCTTTGCTGAAAGGCGAGGACATCATTCTCATCGACCCGTCGAAGGGTTGCATCGATTTCACCCAGTGGGCGAAGCCGAAGGCTCTGGCGTTCGTCGGCCTGTACCAGTTGCGTGAGACGGAGGCTGTGATTTCTTGGGCGCGTGAGGAGATGGCCGAACGCGTGCGCATCAACAACAAGTATGGCGTGGACAACATCTTCGAACTGGACCCGGACGATGTTGAAGAGGCAGACCGTAAGCATCTGAAACCGTTGAACATCCTGTTCGATGAGTTCAACTCGTATTTGCAGGAGACGGGCAAGACCACGCAGAATCCTCAGAAGGACATGCAGATTGCCAACGACAATGCCGCCGTGTCCGCCACGAACGCTTCCATCGCCCGGACGATGAGTGCGTTGAGCAAGATTATCGTGCAGGGTCGTACCGCTGGCATCCGATGCATTTTCGGCGCTCAGCGTTTGACGATGGACGATATGAAGAAGTACAACGGCAACGCGTTCTTCCGTTCGTTGGGACGTATTCTCTTGGGAATGGACTCCCCCGCAGGTGTGGTCAGCGCCCAGAATCTCTCCGAGGCAAACCGCACCCAGAAGTCGTTGAAGAACGAGGATGGTCTAATCCCGGTCGGTCGTGGAATGTACGAAAGCATGCAAGGCACTCTGATGGCCGTGCAGACATGGTATTCGGGCGGTCAGGACGAACTGGCGAGGCTTGTGGCGAACATTCCGAACCCGGAACCCATCGACTACCAGCAGTACATGCCGCGCGCGGCGGAACAGTTCACAAAGCTCGACGTGGAGGATATCAAGGAAATCTTCACTTCCAACAACGGTTCGGAAAACGTCGAGGACGAGGACGTGGAGGAAGAGGAATGGTAATCATCCCGCTCTTCCGGCTCGTCTTTTCCAACAATCCCAAAGGAGGGGAATTCCAGAAAAATGTCGTTCATTCTAGGTGATGATATTCACGGCCTCTCGGTCGAATGGCGGCCTGAAGAAGGCAATCAGAACATGCTGACCATCAGCGGCAATCATGGTTCGGGCAAGACCATGCTTGCGGATTCCATCATGTTGCAAGCTTTGGCCGGACAATATGCGGTCATCCGTTTCGACTTCGAAGGCAAGCCGCTCCCCTCCCCCATCGTCAGTCAGGTTGACTATGAAGCAAAGGCCGAAACGTTGGAGGTGCTTGACCGGACGGTGGCTGAAATCAGACGGCGTGGAACATGCCTCGAAAAGCATGGAGTGGAAGGAGAGCCGACCCCACGTCCGCTTCTGCTTGTCTTCGAGGACTTGGACACGCTCATGGAGACCGAAGACCGATATTATCTGCGTGCCGTCGAGGAACGCCTACGGGAAGTCGAAACCGGAATCTCCGGACTGCGCGTGTATCTGGCGCTTGTATCATCCACGTTCCCCATGGAGGAGCATTCCCTTTTGAAGAACGTCATCTCCCATAGTGGTCACGTCCACTTGGGGTACTCCCCCATCGAAGAATATGTACTCCCATCCAACAGGGAACAGGCGAGCCATCTCATCACCCGTCTTGCCGACCATAGCTTCCAACTGCTACCCGGACAAGGATTCTACGAAGACCGGTTCGGAGCGTTGAAACCAATCAGTCAACCCCACGCATTCGAAGGAGGAAACCACAATGCCTGAGACACGACCGAAAATCAAAATCGGATTGTCCAAAATGTTCCCCGAAGGGTTCGACGCGCACAATCCCGACGATATGATGCGTCTGACCCGAAAAATTCAGGAGAAGGCCGCACGCCAGCCTGAAAAATATGAAGGCTATCTCATCGACAGCATCAGCCCGGACGGACTCTACGCCTACATCGCTCCGATGGCTATGTCCACAGACGATAAGGAGATGCAGAAGCTTCTCACGGAGGGTATGGCGCACGGTGATGAAATCGACGCCGCCGACTGTATGGGCGAAGCCCGTCAGAAGGATACCGTCGCCCGTATCGAACTGAATTATGCCAACAGTACAGACCCGACCATCAAACATGTGTCGGGCATGACATGGAAGGTAATCGATTTCATTCCGCGCACCAGTTCCAAGAGCGTCGTGCTGTTGCAGTTGATGGACGATAAGACCATTTCGATTCGCCAACAGTTCGCTGAGGCGTTGGGCTTGCAGAAGTATCCGTGGCTCATCCGACTGACGCCAACCGCTGAGGGTGGTTGGAAAATCCGTATCAAAGGCAATGCGGCCACGTATCGTCCCTCCAAGCATGATACGAAGATTCAGGAGACCGTTGAGATTATCGGCGGTGAAGGCTGGTTCTTCAAAGCCGACGCGGAGAACGGTGTCATCACCGTATATCCGGGAGTGCCGCCCACGTTCCCTGCGGTCATCAACCCGCCGAAGGAGTTCTGGAAGAAAAGCGATTTGCGCCACGCCTACTTTGGCATGAAGCTTCCAGACCGTGGACGTGAGACGGGAGACCTGCTGTACAACGATTGGAAGGACGCTTCCGGCGTGCTGGTAGCCGGAGCAGCGAACGGCGGCAAGAGCGTGGTCATCAACTGTCTTGTATATGCCGCAGTATCCGCCGGATGCCAGTTGGCGATATGCGACGACCAATTCAAGGCCGTCGATTTCAAATGGTGCCGACCGTGGGTCATCGACCATGGTTGGGGTTGCGACAGTCAGGAATCCTGTGCGGCCACATTGCAGCATATTCTGGACTTGAGCGCCGTCCGCGCGAAGGTCATCGGACAGTACGGCAAGGAGAACTGGTGGGGATTGCCCGACGACATGAAAGCCAAGTATCCGCCGATTCTGCTGGTGTGCGACGAGATTGCCCAATGGGCGGCACCGTTGACCGTGCCATCCGGACTGTCGAAGGATAACCCCACCCGCATCAAAGCGGAATACGAGAAGGGTATCCGCGCCATGAATTATATGGCGTTGCTGAAAATCTGCCAGACGGTTCGTTTCAGCGGCATCTTCTTCCTGTATGCGGCCCAGTCCGCGACCAGCCAGAACGGCCTCGACCCGAGCGTGCGCACCAATCTTCCGTCGAAGATTCTGCTGGGAGACAAGGTGAACGATACGGTTCGCGGCACCGTGCTGAACGACGCGAAGCACGCGCCGACCGTTCCCGGCTACCTCATCGAGGCGGGAGTATCCCGTGGTTGCGGAATCGCGGAACTCGTCGGACAGGAGGCATGCGTCTACAAGGGCTTCTACGAGGATGACCACAAGCATGGGAAAAGCTGGAGCGACATTCTCCGCGAGCACATGTTGGAGAACAATCCTCCGAAAGGCAATGATGAGGCCGGTCACTGGTCTTGGGATGACATCATCGTGGCCGTGCCCGCCGCCGCAGAAAAACCCGACGACGGTGCCATGTACGAGGATGACAGCCACTCCCCCAGCCGGTTGGAGACCGAAGGCGGATTCGGTGAAGACGGTCGTGACGTGGCAGACCGGGACGAACCGTTGAAAGGTGCCGCCGCCGCAGCTCATGCGAGCAAACTGTATGCGGCTGGAGTTGACGTGCCCCACGTGAGCGCGGTAGCCGCCGCCCGTAGTCTTGCCAAAGAGTCCGCACAGCAGGGCTTGTGAGAGTCTGTTCATCATAGTCTGGAGGTGTTTCGCAGATGTCTGAGCAGGATGATTTTCTGATTGGCAACAACCGGTTGGATGAGTCTCTTTTGATGGACATGTCCGACATGCCGGTGAAGCAGTCCGCCGCTAAACCGGCGAGCAGGAAAAAGAAGTCTCCGGCGAAGCGGAACACCTCTTCGACTGTGAGGAAGAAAAACAGTGCGACGGCGAAGCAGTCGAGTGGAAAATCGTCTTCCCGGAACGATGATGGTACGTCGAACAGGAGAAACGGTGGACAGGCGGAACAGAATGACGCCGTACCGTCCGATAGTGAAAACCAGTCCTCCACAACGCCGCCTCCACGTTTCAACAGTCAACCGGTGGAGCCGGTCGATGTGAAACCGGTCAGCCAGCAGACTGATGGTACGGTCGATGAGGATTCCATCGATATCGACAGTCTGTTGGAAGACCCGTGGGGTTCCCCATCGTCCGATACAGGCGAAACGGTTGAACAGGATTCCGGTATGCCGGTCGGACAGTTCCCCATCGAAAACGGCGTACCGGCTGAGCAATCCTACGGTGAGCCGGTCGGCCAGTCGGATGTTGGAACGGAAGAGCAGTCAGCTTTCCAGCAGGAACAACAGTTTTACGGCGAACCGGCAGAACAGCAGACCGGCGTAACGGAAAACCAGCAGTCCGAAGATGGCATAGACCCGTTCTCCATGTGGAACATACAGGAACAGTCCGATGCCTCCACGGTAGGACAGAATACCGTCAATCCGGATGGGCGACAGAACAGCGAAACGGCGAACCGGCAGAACGGTGGACAGGCGGAACAGGATTCCATCTGGCGGATGGATGACATACCGCAACAGGCGGAACCGCAACAATCCGATTATCCGGCCAGCCAGCAGGACAGTCAAGCGGATATTTGGAGTGTTGATTCGCCGGAACAACAGTATGCCGACGGTCAGGCACAACAGTCGAACGGCGAAACGGCAAACCAGTCAAATGATGATTTCTGGAATACCGGCGAACCGGCGCAACAGCAGACCAGTATGCCTGAACAACAGTCCGATGACGTTCAGGCGTTCCAACAGAACGGCGAGCAGGATATCTGGGGAGACAATCCCACAGGCGGGCAAGTCCAACAGTCGAATGGTGAAACGGCGTACAGGCAAGCCAGCGAACAAGACTTCTGGGGAGATGAATCCGACGTTCTGCCGGTTCAACAGTCGGACAGCGGACAGGCAATCCAGTCGGACAGTGAGCAGGATATTTGGGGAGACAATCCCACAGGCGGAACAGCAGCCCAGTTGAACGGTATGCCGGAAAGCCAGCCGTCCAGCGAACCGGATATATGGGGGAGCAGTGACGACAATTCGCCGTATGGACAGAACGCCGCTCCGGTAGCCTACGATGATATTTGGGGAGATGAGATTCCAGTCCAACAGCCTGAACCGGATGACGGCGGACAGGCAAGCCCATTCGACGGCGGACAGGAAAACCAGTACGACAATACGCCGGTGAGCCAATCCGACACCGAACCGGCGAACCAGCAGAACGGCGAACAGTCCAACCAGCCGGATGATGACTTCTACCGTCGAAACAGCATCTTCAACGACCATGGTGAAGGCCAATGGTGGGAGGATGGTTCCAACGTTCAGGAACAGTCGGCACCCCAGCAACAACAATCCGCGCCACAACAGGAGGATGACGGTTTCTGGGATGATAGTATACAGGCAAACCAGTTCGACAGTACGCCCGTAGAACAGTCCTCCGGTTTTCCGCCGCAACAATTCGACGGCGGACTGCCGGATTATACGGATGATGCCGAAGCCGAAAGCACCACCGACGGTGAGGGCGATGGTGGCAGAACCCGTAAAATCATTATCATGGTCGTGGTGATTCTGGCCGGTATCGCGCTTCTATGCGGTGGTGGCTATTACGCTTATTCGACATACACTCACGCCCAAGCCGAGAAGGCCCGGCAGGTTGAAATCCAAAAGAAGCAGGATTCGCTCACGAAAGCCCAAAACAATTGGGACAAGCGTGTGGCCGACGCGAAAGACCTGATTAAGGAAATCAAGAACAGTCTCGTGAAGGACGACAAGACCACGTTGGGGGAGTGCGACAAGCTCAGCAAGGCCACGGAAGGAAATCCGATGACCGAGGCGGCAATCGGCAAGAAAATGAAGGCGCTGAACGCTCAATACAAGGCGGCCGACAACGCGTATCGGAAAGCGTTGCAGTCGAAGAGCGTGGACGTGTCCAACAAGTTGAAGAGTCTCATCGACCAAGCCGGAAAACTTGGCGACGCTCCGGATTCGTCGGATAAGAAGACCATGAACAGTCTCGTCAAACAGTGGAAGGATACGCAGGTGACGGCTGACAACGTGTCCGACGCCAACAAGGCGGTATCCAGTCTGCAAGATGTGGTGGGCAAGGTCAGCAAGGCCAAGACCGACGCGGATAATGCGAAGAAGGCGGAGGAGGAGGCCAAGAGGAAGGCCGAGGAGGAAGCTCAGGCTCAGGCGCAACAGCAGCAGCAATCCCAGCAGACGTATACGCCGCAACGCCAATACACGTACACTTATACGCCGCAACGGCAGTATACGGCTCCGAGGCAACAGCAGCCCACGCCATCCACGCCGACCGCTCCGTCCACACCATCCACACCGTCCCAACCGTCTACGGGTGGCGATGGCAACAGTGGCGTGATGTTCTGATGGGTTATATCCACATTATGTCCACCGTTTGGGTTCCATCAAGGAAAGGACTACAATAAGTATATACCTATTGAATATTTTAGTAAATAGGTATATACTTATTATATGAAAAGAAAAGACTTAGAGCGAAAAATCAATCAACTCGCCAAAGAAAAAGGAGCCACGGCCCAATGGAAAGAAGGAGGCAACCACACTAAAGTCACTATCAAAAACGTAACCACGACAATTCCACGTCACAATGAGATAAACGAAATCACCGCAAAATCAATAATCAAATATTTCAGAGAGAAAATAAAATGAAAATCAACAAGGTCACCGCCATCGCACAACGTTCCGAGGGATGGTGGGCAATCGAAGTACCGGAAATCCCCGGTCTTTTCACCCAAACACGCCGTCTTGACCAAGTGGACAAGATGGTTCGAGACGCGGCGAAAATGCTCGACTACGAAATTGACGAAATAGACATTCGTCCAAAACTAAGCGAAGAGGACGAGAGGATGCTTAAGGAACTGTTGGACGCAAGAAGCGAAGCCAACGAAGCCCAAGAAAAAGCTTCTCATTTAACCAGACAGACCATTGATGTATTTCGTAAAAAAGGAATGACGGTTAGAGACATTGCGGGAATGATTGGCGTAACCCCTCAAAGAGTCAGTAGTCTTTCTTGATAGAGAAAGCCCGGCCTGCAAGAAAATCTTGTAGGCCGGGCTTTCTGGCTAACTGAAATCAATCACCATTCGGTGTCCGCACCCTCGTCAAAGTCGGAGTCGTAATCGTCTTCGACCGTTTCCTTGACAGGCTTACGGGTCTTACGCGGTCGGGGAGCGGGAGCCTCCTCTTCCTCCTCACCGTCGTATTCCTCTTCCGGTTCGACCGGCTTCACCTTACGGGCGGGCTTGGTCTTACGACGCGGCTTCGGAGCCTCTTCCTCATACTCGTAGTCGTCCTCTTCTTCTGGTTCAGGCTTGACCGGCTTGACCGGCTTGACCTTGCGACGTGGCTTCGGAGCCTCCTCTTCCTCCACATCGTCATCCTCGGCATAATCGTCAACGTCGGAACCGGAACGAAGCTTGACACGCTTGTTCCACGGGTCGTCGCCCGACTCGTAATCCGGCACCATCTGGTCACGCCATGCGACCATTTCAACAATCTGCTCTTCGGTGAAAGCATCCTCAAGGGACATGATGCCAGCCGGAGTACCGCCGCCGATAATGACAACGCTCTTGATTCGACCGGTCACACCCTGACCAATCTTGACCTGATGCCAGCCGGAAAGACGAAGCACGGCACTCGCATACTGTCCCGCATACACCTTGTCTTTCCAGAAGTCGAGTCGGCGTTCGTACTCTTCAACGGAATCGGGGTCTTCCTCGTTCACGATGAAATGTTTCGGCATGGGGTGGAGGATGTTCTTGTCATCGACCCAGCCGACGCTCGGCGGTTCGGTTGCGCGAGACTTGGCGGAAAGCATGTACTTACCCCTCAGCGAGGAATCACGTTCGGACATGATTACCAGTTCGCCGGTGTCCTTATCCTCGACCTCCTCACTATCGCAGTCAACGAGGGCGAAGTGGATTGCGGCACGCTTGTCGAACATGCGCTTGGCTTTCAGCTCTTCGATGTATGCGTTCTGATAGCCGGAAATCTTCTTGATAATGGCGCGGTCACGACGCTTGTCGAGAATCGCACGGAACATGTAGGACGGCTTGCTTGGAGTCTTGTCCTTGTTCTTGTCATCGTCGCTCTGCTTGAAAACGTAAGGCTCGAAGAGGGAGCAACGTCCAAGAGTGATGTGGGGGAGGAACACGTCGAGCGTGGACGGCACTGACGCGGACTGCTCTTGCTCTGCCATTTTTGGCTTTCTCCTTTATTTTCGTTTTCCTCTCACACCAATATCAGGCATGAACCTTTTCCATTCGGGAAACAGTTTGAACATGCTCTGACATGAGTGGAGGAAGTCAGTTCTTTTATGTGGACATGTCCAAGTATAGGTCATATTTGAACTATTGTGAAATCAGGCGTGTCCCCTTGAATTTCAACGATTATCAGCATACTCAATCATACGATTTGGCTCAAAAGTGAACCAATGCTATAGTTGGGTTGAAACTTGTAGGAAAGGAGTTGTCTAAAAAATGGGAAACATCTCATTACGCAACCTTCGAATACAAGCGGGAAAAACACAGGCTGAAACAGCCGAAGTACTGGACGTATCAACAAGCACATATAAACGGTGGGAGAAAAACCCGCTTGAAATGCCACACGGCATGTGGTTGGAAACCGTCCAATATTTGGAAATGTCCGCGCAAATCAGAAAGAAGACCAAAATGGCAACCGATTACGGCCACTCCGAAGTAGTATTCGACGAACCGATGACCGACGAGGAGGAGGAAAGGAACCGAGCATCATACACGGTTCCGATTCCGGACTCTCTGACCAACAGTTTCGAACCATCCCAGCCCATCACCGATAAACAATTCCTCGACTGGGAGATTCGCCACATCGAACCATATCCGGGTTATGCGGAGGAGTACGCCGCATGGCAGGACGCGTGGGAGGAAATCGACCGGGCACAGGCCGAAGCCGATGGAAACCCCTACAACTACGTTGACAACATGAAGCTCCAGCCGGAGTTCGACCCGCAGACCGGCGAACCCATCGACTATGAGGAGCCTGTTATCTTCCAGAACGCCGAAACCAACAAGGTCGAAGTGCATCTGCCCGCCGAAGACGCGGTCAAGGCCGACGCCGAAGCGCGAGGCGAAGACACTTCCATCACCGGAGACGAAGAGGAGTAATCCTCCATGAGCCAAGCGAAAATCATAGACGCGACCGACGAGGAATACTTCGCCATGGACGCGCTCGACCAGAGCCAGTTGAAAGCGTTCCTGAAAAATCCGAAGGAATGGGCTTACGACCGACTGTTGGGCGACCATACGCCGACGGACGCGATGAAGTTCGGAACCGCGTTCCACGCCTACCTGTTGAACACGAGCGAGGTCGTATGCCTTGACGAGGGGCAGACTTTTCAAAGCAAAGCCAACAAGGCATGGCGTGAAGCGCAGGAGGCGATGGGCAACATCGTCGTATCCTACAAGGATATGCAGTTGCTTAAACGCATGAAGCAGAACATCATCGACTCCCGTCCCGACATGTACGACCTTATCGGCAAAGGCACATGCGAACAGTGCATCGTGTGGACGGATGACGATACCGGTCTGGGACTGAAAGCCAAGCCGGATTTGATTCCGACCGGCGTTGACTATCTCGTGGATTTGAAGACCGCGAGCAGTGCCAGCGCCACGGACTTCCACAAGCATGTCATCGAATACGGTTATCACATTCAGGCGTCGTTCTACCGTCAGGCGGTTGCGAACTGTCCGGCGGAAGCATTCCAACGCACCAGACGCAAGCCTGTGGCTATGCAATTCTGGGTGTTCGAGAAAAGCGGCGCATGCGATTGGCAACCGTTCTCCATCAGCGCGGACAATGACGTGACGAAAATGGCCGGAATGGCTATCAGCGCGGCCTTGCATGGCATTGCCGAACTCCGTGACAAGGCGGAAGCCGACGGGCACTACGGCAAAGGCATCGACGCGGCGGCACGATACGCGCTACGAAACTGCGGATACGACAAGTCCTTGAAGGAAGTCGAATTCACAGCATGGGATATGGCCGACGCGCAAAACTTCGCCATGTACAACGACGTTATCGCATAGTCTTTCCCCTCTCGTTTTCCAACATTAGAAGCTTGGGGCATCGAAAAAAATCGGTGCCCCAAGCTTTTTGTTAGAACGGGTTTTCCGTCATGGCGGACTCCTTTGCGGAAGAGACGGCTCCCTGTCCGAAAGCCTTTTCCTTTCCTGTTCCCGAAGTGAGGGAGCTTCTGCTGGGATAGAGCGTCAATCCTTTTTCCCCAACGGAAGTCGCCAGCTCCGGCCACGCGTCCGACACCTTCTCCAACGACCGGCAAAACCTCCGTCTGAAAGAATACATAGGCGTATCCACTGAATCGAACTGACTCCGAAGATTCTCCCAAGGAACAATGACGGGCTTTTTCAGGGCATATGTCCGATAAGCAAGCCACTGGTAAATATCCAAAGCCCTAGGAGAACGTCCTAATTGGGCGGCGATTTCTCTGCTCAAAGGAACACAATTTTCAGTAAGAATCTGCCAAAGCAAGTCGGAGAACCTAATATAGGTTTTCTCGGAAGAGTCGCCATCGTGGAAATGAAATTCGCCATAATCGAAAATCCGATAGTTACCCACGGCGAGTATTTGTTCTTCCTTCGCGTCAAACCAGCCCCTAAGCTGGATAGTCGTATTCAACATACGGTTCAGCATCTCATCGACGTCTTTGGCTAAACCGCCATAATATGTCAGACCGGCGTGCTTACAGAAAGAACGGAACGACTCATCAAAGACTATAGTCTTCTTGTCGAAATCAACTTTTTCTGACTGCTCCATAATCAACGAACGTGAATAAAGAAGAATAAGCCTAGGAATTTTCCCATAAGCCCATTCCCGCCTTAACGGGGCGATATTAACAGTAACCGCGCCGTTTCTCCGCTCAAAAAATTCGACATCTGGATTGTCCACAGGAAAGATACTGACAATCGACATGAGTTTCGGACTGTAGACAACCTCCAAAAGTTTGTCTTTGCCGCTATCATTAGACACGTGACCACTCCTTTTCTAACTGATTGGTCATCCGCCCGTCCCTGTTGCCAGACAGAGGCGGGTTTCTTTTTTCTATTTTAGAGGTTGTTTGAGACACGTACAGATAGATATGAGAGCATATGCAAATCATGAACTAAAAATAGTGAAAAATGATTTTTATCGATTTTTCACCATTTTTCGGTGGGAGATACTGGTATACCGCTGGGAGATATTGGCATGCAAAGTGGGAGATATTGACATGTTTTTGGGAGATATTGACATGCGGACATGCTCTCAGCCCTACTGCCACAAGGGTTTTCAGACGCCCCATAAGTACATAAGTATACATAAGTATTACATAATATATAGGCTCAATTTTTTTATGAAAAACCATTTTTAAAAAATAAAAATGAGAAAATGCATTTTTCTCTATTTTTAGTTCATGATTTGCATATGCCTACACTCTCTTAGCCTATCTGTATAGATTCAAATTTTTGAGAAAAATTTGAAAAGCAAAAATATGAGGAAGATGCTTTTGCTGGGAAACCGTTAACAGACGTGGTTCTCTTTGCTAAGAGTGGAGACGGGTTAATCCTTAGACTGGGTTGTCGCTCACTGGCTTTTTTCTTTTGCTTAAGAAAACCGGTAAAAATCTTAAACCTTGTGAACCGTTAACAAGCGAGAATCCTTTACCCCGGGTTCCCTAAAGAAGAAAAACCCGCCCCTCCCGTTTCGCCGGTTTTTCTCTTCGTCGTATTTCCGTGCTTTTCAGACTCTTCCAATGTTGGTTCCGTTAGACTGGATTAGTCCACATTGGCTAGCGGAAAAGAGAAAACATGCTTTTGCCTATCGCGCTTCCGACTGGTTCACCGGTACGGCCTCTTGACGATGAGACCGTTCGTGGCCGGTATTGCGATGGTGCCTACGTTCAGACCGGTCTTCCCGTAGACGGGGATGATTACGATGAGTGGCTTGCCGAACATGACCGTATCGTCGCTTTAAAGGCCCTTCAAGGGCTTTCCAGCAGAATTAGGAACACTCATACCCGTAGGAACATAATCGACCTTCTAAAGGCCGATATCAGCGCGCATGAGACAGGAGACCCGCAGTGAGGTTCATCATCCATCCAACCAACACGGGAACCAGCCGTTGCGTCCGTTGCGGCATACGGAAAGACCCGCACGACGGGGAGGCTATGTGCCAGCATTGCTTGGGTGTCCACGCCTACCGTCAAAACCGTCCGTTCAGGGAGTCCCCATGGTTCGTCAGACCGTAGCAAGGAAACGTGGCGGATACCGGTTGACCATCAACATTCCAATCGAATGGTGGAGCGGCACCGACACCGTGCAGACCGAAAAGACGCGTGCCCTACGGCGTGCGAGAATCCGTCGGTATGCGAAAGACAAGTGGCGGAATCTGAAAACGATGAAACAGGCGTGGAAGGTGGAACGGTTCCTAGCCGTGGTCACGGTGTCCGCACCCCACGGCGGGAACGTGTTCCCAGCACGAGCCGCCGAAACCGTGAAGCCGATAATCGACGCCGGTTCCGACGTGCGCCTGTGGGATGATGATGATAGTCTGCACCGGCATTCGACCATCTACCTGCAATCGCCCATCGAAGCGCCTTCCGGCTGTTATCTGCTGGACATTCTCATCATTCCGATTTCCGACGAGAACCCGCAGTATCAGATTACGGGCGGATTGGCGTCAAGCGTGGTCGGCATGTGGAGGAACATTCCCGTGGGGGAGCGTCCCGCATGGTGTGACGGCTATGAGGTGAAGTTCAGCGTGCCGGACAAAATCTGGATTACCAGCAATTACACGGATTCGGATTTGAAAGCCCGCCAGCATGGTCAACGCAAGGCGACCACGTGGGGTAGGGGCAACACGTTGGGCGTGCGTGAGAAGGTCGGCTCCCAGCTCATCGCCTACGCGGAGGAGTGTTGGAAACGCCAGCCCTACTGCGGGTACGGCAAGTACATCGTCATCGCCAGCATCGCCTACCCGTATGGCGTGGCGCAAGCCGACCCGGACAATACCGCTGAAAGCGTGAACGCGATTCTGAAAGCGGGAACGAACGTCGGCGCATGGCATGGCACCACGTCGAACTATTGCAAGGGCGTGGCGTTCGTCCGGTCTAAGAATCTGAACCATGGCGGACGGCATTTGGTCAGGCTGCTCGTGTTCCCCGTGCCGGACGGGTTCCAAATGCTGGAAGCGATAGCGGATTCAGCGGACGCGAGTTGGGCGGAGCACGACCGGAGGTTGAATTGAGTTGGAAAAGCGTATTGGGCAAGACCCTGCTCGGGGCGGGTATCCTGTTTGCGACCGTCATCTACATGTCGTTCGACGTTCCCGCTGACGGCAGACTGGATATTCGTGAATCCATTCTGTCCCTTTTCGGCCTGATAGTAGGCTTCTGGATATTGGGGGAGACGTGGGGACGATTGCTGTGGAAGGGTTTGAGGATTCTCGCCAAGGATGTGGGCGTGTTCGCTGAAACCGTGTTCGTCCACGTTTCCGACCATCTTTCCAAAAAGTCGGAGCGTAAGAAAAACCGGTAGATTACCTTCTTCCGCCTTTTATCGACCTTGAGGATTGTAGACTGGAATCTGATGTTGGAAAAACCTCCCGTTCGGGGAGGAATCAGGTCGAGGAAGGACAAGACATGGCCTACAATCCAGCACAGCCGCGAAACCCCATCGGACAGTGGACTGAATGGGGTTTGACCGTCGGCTGGCATGAGTACGTTGACCGTCGCGGCAACGTGCGCAAGTACTACAAGAACAATCTCTCCCAAATGCCCAGCGGCTATGAGATGATGCACGTCGGCGCGAGCGGACGTAATTTCAGCACGCTCAAGAACCATAATGTTCACGAACGTGTGCATATCACCGGCACCGAGGACGGCGAACAGCTCGCCATCGCGTCCACCGGCAACACCTGCTTCGGAGTCATCAACCATGACCGTGAAGCCCCGGAACACACGTTGAGCATGTGTCGCGGAAACAAGTTCCAGCCGGTCAGTGAGAACCTGCCGTTGGACGAGACCAGTTTCGGCGGTCGTGCCGCACAATTGGAGGGGCGTAAGGACGGCAAGGTGTACGACACCCTGAACGCCCGAACGAACGAGCAGGTCAACCGTGCCGCGTTCGAAGGCGAGAACGCGAAGGTGTACCACATCGACCCGAAGGATTTCGCGGAGGCGGAGGTCAAAGCCCGCCACTACTACGAGAATAAGCTTGGTTTGAACAATGCCGACGCGCGTTCCGCAGAAGTGTTCGTCTACATGGACAAGGAAGGCAAGACGCACGTCGCACCAGCCTTGAAGCGAGACTCGAAGACCGGCCTTCTGAAACGTGCCCCCCGCCCGCACAATGAGGGCGGCTCCCCAATGGCTATCGTTCCGGGCGACGATTTGACCCGAATGACCCGCGCCATGCAAGCCGAAGGACTGGACGACGTACAATGCGCCATCAGCGCCGGTACCGGCAAACAGGCGAACGGCCATCCGCAGAACGCCCTGCACTTCCGCAAGGAGTTCTACCGCAATAAGACCAGTGGAGACCATGTGACCTCTTGGGGAACCATCGAAATGAACAACAAAGGCACCGAGGTCGAGAAGGCCCGTGGCGAGTTCAGCAGCGACAAGGAGTACGCGGACTACAAGTCGAAAGTCGCAGACCGTCGAAACAAAGCCGCGTCCAACTACTATCATCCGGTGGACAGCGAAAGCGCCGCCAAGCTCATGCGCCGTAAGACCGGCAACATGAACATTCCACAGGACAGCATCGAAATGCGCCATCAGGACAAGGAAGTGTCCTTCGCGGTTCGCGGAGAGCATACCAACACCCTTTACGACGGATACGGTTCCCGTGTCGGATACGAGGCGAACGACGCCGACGGATTCCGTAGCATGTTCAACTATTCGCACCAGAACAATCCGGTACCCGCCCAAGCCGTGCATGTCGGCACCGGCAAGCATGAGGGCCAGTACGGCATCACCCTACGCGACAAAGCCAGCGGCATGAGCGTCGTGTCTTGGTACAACAAGCGCGGACACCACACCGACACCGAACCCCTGCTTAAAGCGAACCTTCCCCAGAGGGCATAACGTTTTCCAAAACGATTTTTTCGGGGTGGACAATCCGGTAAAAGTCCGGACAGCGTCCACCCCGAATTTTTTTCGAGGTATTTTCCCGCCTATACAAGGTTGACGGCATACATGTCCGCTAAGGTGGTAGACGAAATCCGCAAAGGAAACGTTTCACATTTCGGATAGGACATTGAATGAGTGATAATTGGAACAATGCCGCGAAGAAAATCGGTGGCGTGGGTCTTGCTGCCGTGATGGCAGTAGGCTCCATGGGAACGGGAGCTGTGACGGCGTTGGCCGTTGACGACGCCAATACGACGACCCCGCCATCCACTTCCGGCGGCGAGACCACCACGACAAGCCGTAAACTCCAAACCACCTACGGAAAGCAGACCGTCACCTACGAGAAGGACAGCGACGGCAACTATACGGCCACCATCGACAAGTACGACGGCGACCCGTTGGAAGCCGCCACCGCCACGCTTGACGGCGAGGACAAGCCTATCGCACTGTCTGCTGAAACCCCGACGCTCAATATCGACCACAGTAAGGTCGGCGTCAGCCATCTGACCGGCACCGTCACCTACAATGGCACATTCGATGAGTCGGACACCGTAAGCCACAAGGTCACATTGACCGTGAACGTGGACGAAACCTACGGCAAGGAAGTCACCCTAAAGGACGGGACGAAGTTCGTCGTGCAAAGCGACACCAACACCGCGAACGCCACACTGAACGGCGTGACCTTGGACAAAGACGGCAACCCGTCCGAAAACACAGTCACCCTGTCCAACGGCTCCCATGCAAGCATAGAATGGTTTGACCCGGCGTACGATTACAAGAACGGCTACACCGTCACCCGTACTGGCTCCGCGACCGCCAGCGTTGAAATCAAGGACTTCGACTGGGAAAGCCACTCCCGTAACACCTCGTACAGTTGGAACACCCATACGGAAGCTACCGCGTCCAACACCGCCAGTTGGTCAACCAAATACGAAGGCCAAGACGTCAGCTTCGACACGTCCGACGAGGATGGAAAACAGCTCGCGTCCATGACCGGCACCAGCATTCCGAAGAAACTGGAAGTCACCGGCAAGAACGGCAACGACGTGACCCTCACCGACCCGAACATCACTCCGGAAACCACCACCGGCGCGGGCAAGCTCGGCATGATTCACGAGACTGGCACAGCCGGATACTCCAAAAAAGCCGAAGGCGTGCTCCCCGAATTCGCCGCCACCGTGAACTATACGAAGGATTACGGCAAGGAAATCACCTTGTCTGACGGCACCCAGTTCACCATCCAACAGGACGGCAAGACCGCCGTGCTCGACTATGCGAACAAGAGCTACACCGTCAACAAGGCAGGCAAAGTGGTCGGCAAGGACGGCAAGGAAATCACCGGACTCAAACTGTCCGACGGCACCGAACTGCCCATCACATGGGCCAAGACCACTGACTCCAAAACCCATGTGACCACCGTCGTGGGAACCGTCAACCAGAAGTACAAGACCATCGACCCGGAAACCAAAGCCGAATACGAGTGGACGATTCAAGTCAACCAATCATACTCCCGTACCGACACTTGGAGCGGTGAGGTCGAAGGGAAGACGTTCCAGTTCACGAACAATCCGGAAACCGGCGACCAATCCTATACTGCCATCGAACCTTACGGCAAGGTTCCGGGACGCATCACCGTGCATACGAACGATTCCGATGACACGTTCACGTTGAAGCGTAGCGACTTGCAGGATGTGAAACTCACAGCAAACGGCACGTTCGCCCAAGTGGATGTGACCGGCACCGCCGTCTACCATGTCGGTGCTAAGAACGGCAATCCGGCGTTCGACGTTTCCATCCCGTTCAAATATTCCACGGGTGAGAACATCACTCTGGCCGACGGCACCCAGTTCACCGTATCCGGAGAAAACCCGGACGGAACCGTGGAAGCCGTAGCCAATGTGCCTAAAAACGAGTCCTATCGTGTGACCAAAGACCGCAAGGTCGTTGACAAGGACGGCAATGAGGTCAAGACAGTCAAACTGTCCAACGGCAAAAGCCTGAACATCGCATGGAACGTCAGCGTGGACAATGCCACTCACGTGACATCCGCCACCGGCGTCGCCACAGGCAACTACGAGTACACGGACGTTCAGACCGGACAAACCAAAATCTGGCATATGACCGTCAACTTGGGAGATTATTCACGTACCAACACTTGGTATGCGCGGGTTGGGGACAAGCGGATTCCGCTCATAAATCTTCCGAACGCGGGCGGCAACCAGTCCCTCACCACTCCGACCGTGAACGTCCGTCCGACCACCGTGACCATCGGCTCACTGAACGAAGACGACAACACCAAGTTCACGATTGAACCGACCTTCAGGGAACAACACATCACTTCGGGCGATAAGCTCGGCACAGCAATCGTATCCGGCACAGCCGTCTACCATGCCGACGCGAACCCGGATAAAGGCTTGCCGCAGTTCGACATCACCGTACCATTCGAATATTCGATTGGCGAGGAAATCACGTTGAACAATGGCACCGATAAGGGGACTCCTTTCAGCAAGTACGAAGATGGTTCCTATCACGCCGGATATTCCGCAACGGGCCTGTCCGACAAGGACAACAGTCCTTCCTACCATGAGGTCACACTGTCCAACAAGGACAAAGCCACCGTCAAATGGGAATCCACTCCCAAGACCATGGTGGGTGCCGACAACGAGCATAATATCGTCGTGCTCTTCGGAACAGCAGAGGGAACCGTGACCGTCGATGACGGACACGGCAACAAGATTGAACAAGCCTACACGGTGGGAACCCGAGACGTTCGTCCCGAGGATAAGAACTTCACGAAGATGACGCTCACCCAGACTTCCTCCGACGGCAAGTCCAAGAGTTACGAAATCAATAAGACGGACTTTGATGAGAACCATCAGAAAGTCGTTGACCTTCCCGCCTCCGACGCGAAGGACTCCTTCTCCCTCTCCGCCGAACATGGTCTCGACGCGGAAGTATCCCGTCCGAAACTGAGTGTTGACGGCACCAGCCGAATCATCACAGTCAACGTGAACGGCGTGGACTACACGGTACGGGTCAACTTCCAAACCTCCGACATCCAACCGGACAGTCCCGCCAAACTCAACGGCATCTACGTGAACCTCACCGGCAAAGCCGAAAAAGGCACGCTCATCGACAATTGGAATCCGAACAGGCTCGACTATGTGGTCGCATTGAAAGACGCGAACACTAGTGCCTACCTGCTACCGGAAGCCCCGGCAGGAGTAACCGTCAAAGCCGGAAACGTGACCCAAAGCGCACAATCCAACCGACAGGAATGGATTGTCACCGACACCGCCACGGGAGCAAGCCGCACCTACAGTGTGACCGTAACCCGTCCTGTCAAAACCGCCGTCACCGAATTCCAGCCGAAGGAGCCGGTGGAACAGTCTCCGGTCAAGACACCAGACTCTCAGACTGACACGAGCCTCGCATCCGTCGGTTACGTTGGCAAGGACGGCAAGTATGTGCCCGTCACATCCGACAAATTCGACATTCCGGAAGGCGGCACCTTCTCCTATGAGACGAAGGTTGGCCAAAGCGCCGTAGTGTCCAGTTCCCACAAGGGCATGACCTACACGTATACGGTCAGCGTGCTCTCTCCGGACGGCAATACGTTCACCCAGCACGACTACACCGTCACCTACATCACCGCCGCCACCCACAAGGCGGAACTGACGGGCATCGCGGTTGACGGAAAACTCATCAACGGGTTCGCTCCGGACAAAACCTCCTACGAAGTGGCTGTGGACAATCCCGACAAGTGGACGGTCGTAGGTCAATACGACAAGGATTCGGGAATGAGCATCACCATCAACAAGAATGGTGCCGATGCGACACTCACCGTCACATCCGGAGATGGACTCGTGTCCAAGGACTACAAGATTCACGCCACCAAGAAACTGTTCGGAGGCGCTGGCACCGCTGGCGTAAACGACCTCGCGCAGACCGGCGTGAACACCGGAATCATCGGACTGGTCATCATCGTGCTCGCCGCAGTCGGCGGACTGTTGGCCGTGGCCGTCAAGAAGCTTGGCAAACGTAAGACCGCAAGTCAGGACGAAGAATCCTCCGACGGTCAATCCAATGCCGAGACCGAAACCGAATCCGACCCGGACAAGAAGAAACCGGCCCATAAAGCCGAATAACAGATAAAGCCTTGCCCTCCCCGACATGAAACCATGCTTCAACCAGTCGCCAAAGATTGGAAGAAGCATGGTCGGAGCGGGCAAAAATCGGAAGGCTGGCCTTGGGAACTCTCCTGCAAACCGTACTTGAGACCAGCTTTCCATACTTATAACTGAACAATCAAAAAAACGCGCGGGGGGGGGCTTCTTTTCAGCCCTTCTCCCGTTTTCATGACACACTCTCCAGAAGGGAAGCTCAAAGTTATGAAACCCGGCCTGGGAAAGGTTGCCGCGCTTATCTTGGCTACGGCGACAATGTTTGGTGGTGGCGCATTGTCCGCGTCCACCGCTTTGGCTGACGATTTGACGGTGGATTCGTCCACGCAAGTCCAAGCTGACACCAGTAATAGTGGGAACGCCGACACTAAGAGTAGCGACACCCAGTCAGACACTACCAGCAGTAGTAATGCTGACAGTCAAACACAGTCGGACGTTCACGCCGACACTAGTGTCCGAGCGCAATCCGCTCCGGAAGACGCTAAAGACGTTACCATTCATGACATGCTCGACACGGACACCGCATACGTGTCGAAACTCAAACTAACCGACCGAGTCACTGGAACCGCACCATTCGACAATGACAATGAGCGTGGCGACGATAAGGACGCGAGCAATGATATAGTCCGCTCGTTCGATGATGTAATCTACGACTACGATTACACCGTCACCCCGGATTCGACCATGGACTATTACAAGCGTACCCGTGTCGGCTTCCGTTTCGAACTGCCTTATCCGGCGGATAAGGTCACGTTCGACACCGACCAAATGGGTTGGGTAGACCAGACTCCCGGCTATCAACCGAAACTCACGACCGAAACCATCAACGGTGTGAAGACGCAAGTGTACATCTGCTATCGCCTGTTGGAGCCGACTTCCAACAGTCCGACCGTCAACCCCGGCACGTCAGCCATCAGCCTCGCAGTCGCGGTCAAAGGCGCACCCCACGGATACAAATTCCATCCAACCGTCAAAGCATGGACAGCATGGGATGCAAGCAATCCAACCAACACCGGCACCCACAAACAAGCCGAAAACACGCCACAAGACGTAACAGTCAGCGCAAAACCTTTCTATAATCTTCGGATAACCGAAGGCGTCCGCTACAGTGGTATCGAACGCGAATATAATTTTTCAAGAGACTCCAGTGCTTTGAACGGAAACCTTGGAAAAATCAAGGGAATCCTGACCAAAATTCCAATCGCCTTCGACATGCGTTGGTTAAACCGCACTAAAGGAATGAAAGGCTTGGAACTTCCACAAGGGGATGTCACCTTCGACGTGGAAGTCTCCAATAATTGGCGTGATGAAGGTGCCGCCTCCAATCATGAAGCTGTGGAGGAATCTCAACCATACTTCTGGAACTTCACGAGAATAAACATGGATGAAAGACTTGCCGACAGGAGTATGACAAATACCGGTAACTACGACAACTACCAGTATGCGGATAGAGGCTCAAGCAACGGCCAATGGACGATAACCCAAACACGTCAGAAAACCAAAACTACACTCCATATAACCATTCGCGGCTACGATACCAATCCAGCGAATTTCCCGACATTCGCATTTGGTAGGACCCCCGACGCGCAATGCTCCACGAGTTTCATGTCTTCCAACTGCAAGAACATGCAAGTGGCCGAAATCAGTGCTGGCTATTTGACCTTTGTCACTCCAACCACTATCCAAGGTAAAAGTGTAGCCGAATATTACAAGCATGACGTGACCTTGCAACAGGATATGAAAGACGCTAGGCTGTCAGCCAAGTCCGTTACCGGTTATCCTCTCGAAACAGCATCCGACAATTCAAACCAGTCAGTCACCCAAGATGATAATAGTGGTTTTAGTGTCAATCTAAGAAAACCCGGTGGTTTTATTCAAATGATTAATTACGCATGCGCCACTGGTAGTTACTTCGAGAATGGTACCGATTGTGCAGGATGGGGCGCGCAGGATATATGTCATGGAACTGACTCCACTTTGCAGGGGAGTAATCAGAGAATAGTCGGAGGATTCACTTACTCGTATAATTCCATCGGACAATTACCTGTAATGTCCCTCCATCTGTATAAATGGGATAATACCGTTTTTGACGTCCCCGATGATTTACGATTCAGTCATAACACTCGTGGTAAATGGTCCCGAAACAGTGGATACGCTCATGAGTATTTTGATTCAGTCGATGACATCATTCAATATGCCGTGAAGAAAGATGGCAAAGGCTGGACTGATGACGACGAACAACGTAAAGCGTCTTTCAATGACCTTGACTATTATCAGACAAAAGACGAAGCTGAAAAACACGGCATTATCGTCGGACTCCTGATTGAGGGAAGAAACGTCGCGGAAGACGGCTCTCAAAACCGATACGAAGACCCGGCCTTTATGCTCAAAGTCAAAGACAATGTGAAAATCGGCAGTGTAGCGCAATTGACCGGCGTAGCCGCCACATGGCGTAGGGACAGTCTACAAAAGCTCAGCGGACTTGACTCCGAAAACAACACCTTCGAAGAATGGCAGGATTGGACAAGCAAGCAAGACCCTCTCAGCGTCTACAAGCAAGTAAAAGCAACTGATATTTTCGATTCGGCACCATATCAAAAAGCAAAATATGATGACGAACACGGGTATCTCGGTGGAGATACAGCCGACCGTAATCGTGGTGACAGCCTCTACATTGTTGGAGAAACAGCGAAAATTAGCAAGATTACCGCACAACTTAACGATTCCGGCAATGAAGGCAAGACCATCTACGATTTGGACAAGGAACAACGTATAGCCGATTGGGATGTGACTGCCACTTCCACGACAGGAAATAATTCGACCGGCGACTCATATACGACCGACTATTACATTACGGATACCCTACCGAAAGGGTTGACGTATATAGCAGGTTCCTCCCATGTTGGAGGAGTTTATAAGTCCAATGGTTCAAGCCAAGGAACTGTATTCGGTGGAAAAAAGATGGAACCAACAGTCACTAAGAATAATGACGGAACGACCACCTTGTACTGGCAGTTGAACGGTATGAAAGCCGACAATAGTCAGACTCATATCTATTTCAGTACCACCATCGGAGACGCTTCCGACCCCGACAATGACTCAAAGAATAATGAGTCTTATACCAATCGAGTCAGCATCAAGACGAAACGTAACGGTTCCAGCCCTAGTAAACCAAAAGGAACCATCGCTGATTATACGATTCGTGTTTCTCGTACTCATTCTTCTGCGTTGGCTACTCGTGCTCAACCGTTGTTGAATGATATTGAGAAGCCGTTAGGTTTCACGAACATGTTGGGTAACTTCTCCAAGGATGAGAAAAAGAATCCGTATGCGGTTGATATTATGCCGTATTCGGGTGCTGGCTCCCTGTCGAAGTATTCCGGCGGTTATGTGATGACCGGTTTGAACATGGGTGTGAAGAATGGTGCGTCGTTGAATAACGTGCGCGTCTACTTCACCACCGACCCGAAGTGGCGTACCGTTGACGCGACCAAGATTACTCACGAGCAGGTCGAACAGTGGACTGAGGCGAAGGTTGACCGTAACACTGGTACGGTGACTATCCCCGACGGTTGCGATAAGCCCGTCGCTTGGGCTTTCACATCCGACAAGCTTCCCGCAAACGCCCGCTATAATTTCAGTTTCGCATTCAAACCGTCCGGCAATAAGGCGGCTGACGCTTACGTGAACCGTTGGACTGACAGTGATAATAAGGTGGATGCGGTCACGCAGGTCGTGGAACGTAGAGTGAACGGCGTCGCATGGTTCGACAACAACCATAACGGTGTCCGTGAAAACACCGACCGTCTCATCGCCGGCGTGAACGTCACACTGTTGGACAAGAACGGCAAGACCGTCACCAGCATGAACGGCAAGCCTTGCACCACAGTCACCGACCAGAACGGACATTACGAACTGTCGGACATTCCGGCTGGCTCCGGTTTCAAACTTCGGTTCACCCCGAAGACCGGCACCACTTGGCATGGACAGCACGTCACCATCAAGAACGCGAAGGAAGCGTCCGAAGCGACCGACTCCGACAGTGATGAGGAGGATGATTCCAACGGCAATATGGTTGCGGGCGTAATCCCGTTGAAGGATTTCCCCGCATTGGACAAGATGACCACCGCCATCTACGAAGACCCGAACGAAGACCATGGCATTTACGGCATGGTCATGCCAACCGTTCCGGTCACGTTCAAAGCGGTCAAAGTGCTGAACGGTCGTCCGAACGGCGCTTGGACTGACAAGGACAAGTATGTCGCGGACATCACCCCGTTGAACGATGCGCCGAAGGACGCGGTGCCATCCTCCATCACGTTCACCGACAACAAGACGCAGACAGTCAGAATCAACACCGGCGCGTTCACTCAGGAAGGCACTTACCAGTATGAGGTGAAGGAGCGCAAGGGAGACAATGCTGGAGTCACGTATGATGACCGTGTTTGGATATTGACCGTCACCGTCACCGATGATTTGAACACGTTCGACCGTCATGTCACGGCCAACGTGTCCAATAATGGAGTCCAATCCGACGCCATCCAGTTCACGAACACGTATGCTCCGAAGGATACGCAAGCCCGTATCGTGGCGAGCAAACTGTTCACGAACGCGGACAAGTCTGCCACCAAGATTACCGACTTCCAATTCGACCTGTATGCGAACGACAAGGCGACCGGAACTCCTATCCAAACCGTGAACGCCAGCGCGGACGGCAAAGTGGAGTTCTCTCCGCTCCTGTTCACCAAGGCGAAACTGAACGGCAAAGACAAGGACACCTTCTCTTATTCGGTTCGTGAACGCAACACGGGTGCGGCGGGCGTCAAATATGACGACCATTACGCCGTATGGACTGTGACCGTCACCGACGATAACAGTGGACAGTTGAAAGCCTCGCTCATCAATCCGGCCATCTCCATGAAGAACGGTGAGACCATTGACAACGGCCAGTTCGTCAACTCGTACTCCAGCCAACCCGTGTCCGTCACGCCGAAAGCCAGCAAGGTAATCGACAATCCGAAGCACACGCTCCGCCTGTTGAACGCCAACGAGTTCACATTCGAATTGCAGGACAAGAATGGCAAGACCATCCAATCCAAGACCAACAATGCGGACGGAACCGTAACCTTCGACAAGCTCGCCTACAATACGGTAGGTGAACACGATTACCGTATCGTGGAAAAGACGGGACAGTTCAAAGGCATCACCTACGACCAGACCGTCCACGCCATGCACGTCAACGTCACCGACAACGGTTACGGACAGTTGAAAACCTCCACCTCTTACGACAATACGAACAAGACCCCGGTCTTCCACAACACGTATCAGCCGAAGGACGTGACCGTGAGCCTCACCGCACACAAGACGTTCGACAACAAGAACGCCAGCCATGCGAAACTCACCGACTTCCAATTCCAACTGTTCGACAACGAGCAGGCGGTAGGCAAGCCGTTGCAAACCGTGAACGCCGACCAGAACGGAAACATCAGCTTCCAACCGTTGACGTTCACCGCCCAACAGTTGAACGGTGTCAAATCCCGCACGTTCACCTACACGGTGCGTGAAGTCCGCCAATCGGCGGGCGGTGTCAACTACGATTCCCACATGGGAATGTGGCAAATCACCGTCACCGACGATTTGACCGGCCAACTGCAAGCCCAAACCCGAGTGAACACGGCCTATCCAACCACGTTCACGAACACGTATCAGGCGAAACCGGTCAGCGTGCAATTCCGTGCGCACAAGACACTCAACGACCCCGACCATACAGGCATCCAACTGCAAGCCGGACAATACGAGTTCAAATGCGTCGAGGATAAGACCGGTGGTCAGGTCGGAACGGTGAAAACCAACGACCAGCGGGGCAACATCCTGTTCGACACCATCTCCTACACGAAGACGGGAGTGTATGACTACACCATCAGCGAAGTCCACGGCGATAACGGAGGCGTCACCTATGATGCTATGAAACATCATGTGAAAGTCACCGTCACCGACAATGGCGAAGGCCAACTGTTGTCCGACATGAAATATGATGACGGAACCAACATTCCGGAATTCACCAACACGTACAAGGCCCAACCCGCCACGGACAATCCGACCGCAATGAAGAAGATGACCTCCTCCAAGGGCAACAAGTACACGCTCAAAGACGGAGACTTCAACTTCACACTCCACCAGCAGTCGGCACCCGCCAACGTGCGGAACGAAGACCAGACGAAGCGGAACGACCAGCAGGGCAACATCCGATTCGACCAACTGTCGTTCCCGCTCGTAGGCACCTACGTGTACACCATGACGGAACAGGATACGACCATTCCGGGAGTCACCAAGGATGGGACGGTAGCCACCATCACCTACGTGGTCAAGGATGTTGACCACAAGGGCAAGCTGACCGTCGTGTCCAAGACCGTCACCCCAACCACCGGCGCTAACGGCAAGAACATCACGTTCACCAACCATTACAGTCCGAAGAACGTCGGATACTCCATCAGCGGCGTGAAAAACATCGTCAACACGGATACGGCAACCAGCCGCACTCCGCAAGACGGCGAATTCAAGTTCCAACTGAACGCGGTATCCGCACATGACATGGACGGCAACACCATCAGCGTGAACGACATGCCGATGCCAGCCGGAAGCCAAAACGGAACACAAACCGTGTCCAACAAGGGAACCGGATTCACATTCGGCCAAATGGTCTACACCATGCCCGGCGCATACACGTATCATGTGAAGGAACTCGCCGGAACGGACAAGACCATCGGCTACTCCATTCAGGAATACGATGTTACCGTCACCGTCACCGACCATGACGGCGCTCTCACAGCGACCGCCGACCGTCAGACCGATGACATCCGATTCGACAACACGTACACGCCGACACCCGTCAGCGTGCAACTCGAAGCGGACAAACATCTGACGGGACGCGACCTGAACGACAACGAGTTCACCGCCGAATTGAAGGATTCCGACGGCAACCAGCTCCAAGCCAAACCGTTCACCCGTGCTCCGCGCAACACGCAATCCGACAAGGTAACTGCACGCGAAGGCGATGGAACACTCGAATTCGACAAGCTCACGTTCGACAAGACCGGCGTGTACACGTACACGGTTGACGAACAGGACGGAACCTTGGGTGGTGTCATCTATGATAAGACCATCCACACCGTCACCATCACCGTCACCGAGGACTCGAAGAGCCACAAGCTCGTCGCCAGCGTCGCCTACTCCAACGGCAAGGCCGGTGAGAAGAGCATCATCTTCCAGAACACGTACCAGCCGGAAGACGTGTTGGTCGAACTGTCGGCCAAGAAGAATCTGACCGGACGTGAACTGCAAGCGTCCGAATTCAAGTTCGAGCTTGTGGACGACAAGGGCAATGTCATCGACAGTGAGAAGAACGACAAGCAGGGCAACATCCAGTTCAAGCCGCTCACCTACAGTCGAGACAATGATGGAGTGGATGATTGCGGCGAATACCGGTATGTGATTCGCGAGAAGAACACCGGCGAGAAGAACGTCACCTACGACAAGACGGAACACCACGTGACCGTCACCGTAAGCGACAACCTGCAAGGCAACCTGACCGCCAGAGTCGAATACGACCCGACGAACGATTCGGCTAAGGATTCCAGCACCATGCTCGTCACGCCGACCGATAAGGCCGACAAGACCGACGAGAATGCTGGTGAGGATGAGAACAATCCGACCGCAACCCCCAGCATGGTCACGACCACCGGAACCCGACCCGAGTTCACCAACTCCTACATTCCACCGGCGACACCGGCCATCGTGAAGACGATTCGCCAACTCGCCCAAACCGGTGTGAACACGCCCATCATGGCGGTCATCCTGTTCACACTCATGGGAATGGGATTGATTCTCGCCCACCGTCGCGGAAACACGACCGTGACCGCACGCCACAAGAAGTAGGTTACGGCGGTAAGTGAAAAGGCTGGATAGGGAACCTTACGGCTCCCTGTCCAGCCTTTTCTCGTATTCGGCGGGATGGTTTGAAATATCTCAGTACACTGTAAGTCACTTACCGAAGAGGTCGCTGTGAGTACCAGTCCTAGTTAAAGTGAGTGTAAGCACGTCATCCTCAATGAGATAGATAAGTAGGAAATCCGGCAAGACGTGGCATTCTCTAAAACCGTCCAGTTTGCCTATAAGAGCATGGTCGTGATACCGTTCAGGCAGTGTTCCACCGTTCGCTAAGACGGATATGGTTTCCTCCAGAAGACCGGTATCCAATCCTCTCCGTTTCGCCAACTTGAAATCCCTCTTGAATCTAGAAGTGGTCTTGACTTTGTATTTGGTTTCGCTCATGCGTTCAAATCCTTGAACAGAGCTTCCAAATCACGGTAGCCTTTCACGTTCTCATCTTTTGAAATCCGTTTTGCCTCCAGCATGGCGTCCATTGTTTCTTTGTTTGGTTCGTTTAAGGAGACTGTGAACGGGATTCCTCCTTGACGTAGGGATTGCCGGACGAAGATATTGAATGCCGTGGTCAGGTTCATTCCTAGTTCCCCGAAAAGGGTTTCCGCCTGTTTTTTCAGTTCGGTGTTCATGCGAATGTTTACGTTTGTTGTTGTTCCGCTCATTTTACTCCTTTTGGAAAGATGTTCACATTGTATGTTGTTTGTAAGTGGAATGCAATGTTTTTATGTGCAGTGTTTTGCGCTGTGTGCGATTCGTTATTTTTGGTTGTTCTCGCATGTGGTATACTGGAATTGTTCACACAAGCGAAGACTGCAAACAAAAAGGAGAACCAAAATGCTCAGCCTTGAACTTTGGACTAAGAACAGCCAAGGCGAACGCACCTACCAAGGCACCTACCGTCGTACTTGGAAGACCATGCGTGGGCTTGAAAACTTCCGCCAAAAAGTCATGGATTATAACGGTTACACGCTCGAAGACTTCAAAATCAAAGGCGAAGAATCCCGCAAGGACAACACCAAGGCGGTGGGAACCCTCAAAGTGGGAGACGTGCTCCACTCCGTCTACGGCTACGACATGATTCTCAACAGCTACTACGAAGTGGTCAAGGTCAGCCCCAGTGGCAAGACCGTGCAAATCCGCCCACTCCGCAAGAATTATGATGGAAGCCCCAACGACATCGCCGGATGCACCGTCTACCCCGACGTGACCAGCGAAAACCGGTTCGCGGGCAAACCTGACAGCCATCGCGTCCTCGTAGACAATGACGGCGAACCCTACGTGAAAATCAGCACCTACGAATACGCGCACCCAATGGATATGAAAGAAGCAGTCTACGGGTCAACGGAAGACCACAACGACTAAAACAGAAAAAGCCGGAAGCCAAAGGAAAAAACCTCAAGCTTCCGGCTTTTTTGTTGTTTTGGGGAAAGCTATCTGAAAACCTTGTCTTTTTGGGTGCTACCATACATTTTTTCTGAACCACGATACCGTGGCAACCACGTCAGAACGAACGGAAACACAAACGTTTTTCCCGAAAGCATGGAAACCGTTCCCGACGGCTTTTAACAATGGCGGCAATCATGCCTTTCTATCTCTTTTGTTATGCTGGCGCGTTTTCCTTTTCTATGATGTATACTGGAATTGTTCACACAAACAAAAGGTTTGACGACCCCACCAAAAAACAAGGAGAAAAAATGCACTTCCTAGGCGCAGTCATCGGAGGCAACAACACCAGCGAAGCCGAAGCCATCATCGACCCATACAGCGAATACGAGGAAGTCGAGGAATACGTCCTCTACACGCGGGACGAATTCCTGAAGGACAATCGAGAGAACGACAGGCGTCTAATTGAACGCGAGGGCGAAAACCAGCACGACAGAACGAGCGAAGCCTTCGGGAAAGCGGAACGCCGACTGGCATTGAATGATGAAGAAGCGCTCGAAGCCTATGCCGAATACTGTGGGTACAGTCTGAACGAAGACGGCGATGTGGTATCTACTTTCAACGACGATTCGTTCTACGACTGGTATGAGTTCGGCGGTCGTTGGGAGGAAATGGTAGGCGGGCTTCAGGGAATCACCTGCGGCGAACTCAAAGAACGTTACAGCGACGGTGATTCCGAGGTCAGAGAGCTGTTGGACTGCAATGTGAGCGTTGTCTGCGACAATGACGGTTACGAAGGTGGGGTGTGGTTCCCCGTGTCAAGGGATGCTCTGTTTGAGAGGCTGGGGAATGATTCTTCCGCTCGTGTCTGGTTTGTCGATTTTCATGACTGATTGAGAGGCTTTTTAGGGTGACGGTCTTTTAGGACTGGTCGCCTTTGTTTTTCATCCAATCATGTGGTATACTGGAATTGTTCACACAAAAAGGCCGAACAAGCCAAGCAAAAAAGGAGAACCCCTATGAATATCAGCGACACCATCCAGCCGTTTGATGTCGAACTGGAATTCTGGAGCGATGATGACACCGCTCTGCTGTGTATTCGACATAATAAGCTGACGAAAGAGCACTGGAAGCACGTCTACGACGAGCATAAGGAATCGTCTCCAAAAAGCGAGCCGGATGAACGCTATATCTTCTCTGAGTACCATAAGGACAAGAACGAGGTCGTCTATTGGCTTGACCTCGACAACGACAGCTACTATGTGACCAAATCGTTGGGAGGCGAAAGTCTGGACTCCATGGTTCGTTCCATCGCCTTGGCTGGTCGGTGAGTTTTAGGCTCTGGGTCATGGTCTGCTTGGGTGGACTGTGCCCCTGTTTTTCTGGGTTGACTTTTGTTTAAACATAGCTTATACTGGAATTGTTCACACAAACAGGGGTTGAAAACCCACCACACATAAAGGAGACAAAAATGCTCAGCCTCGAAGTCCAAATCAGCAAACACACCAATCGTTGGGTGGACGTCACCAACGACTTCCTCAACATCACTAGCCGCAATTACCTCAGCGGACGCAAGCACTGGCGAACCATGAAGGGCGTCGAGAACTTCATCGACAAGGCCATCAAGACCTACCCTTGGCTCACTCGTGAGAACTTCCGCATCAACGGCACCGAAGAGGAACGCCGCAAGCCACAGACCTCCACCACCGACGTGGAAGTGCATGTGGGGGACATCTTTGTCAGCTCTTGGGGTTACAGCATGACCCTCGTGGACTTCTATCAAGTAACCAAGGTCAGCAAGACCGGCAAAAGCGTCAACGTCCGCAAGCTCGCCTACAAGGTCGTGGATGGTGCCACCTGCTCCCCGCAGGGTGGGCGTGTGGTTCCCGTCAAGAACTGCTTCGTGGGGGAGGAGTTGAAAAACAAACGCATCAGGGGTGATTATGACGTGAAGCCCCGCCCTATGTTCACCGTGAATGATTGCGCCACTGCCCATCTTGTCGATGGTATCGACCCCAATGGCTACTTCATGTGCAACTGGGATTGATTTCCTAATTGAGGGAACTTGTACAGGAAACGTACAAGTTCCCTTTTTTGTTTTCGTCATTTTCTAGGGTGGGGAACCTTGCTTGTCTTTCCGTTTGACAATCCTGTTTTTGTGGGTTATACTGGAGTTGTTCGCACAAAAAGTTAAATCCAAGGAGAAAAACATGACCATCAACCTGCACGACCTCACTGGACAGGAATCGGGAATAATCCTCGTGGAAACGGATGACGGACGACACATGAACATGGTCGCCAACTGGGGAGCCAATGACGGACTGCCGTATCTTTTCGAACCAATGCTCGAACCATTCTCGTTCCTCTTCCTCCAACAGGAGGACGTTCACGTCGAAACCGAACGCATCCACAGTGGGACGCTCAACGACGAAATCGCCCACGACGGTCTCGAAGACTGGAACCCGTTGGACGACGATTTGGAATCTGACGAACCCTGCGAAGTATACCCGCTGTCGAACGGCTGGATTGTCGTCGCGCCGAAGGAATGGAACTGACGAAATGAAAACACGCGACATCCTCAACACCGTCACTCGCACACTGCCGGACTGGCATGTGTACAACGACCACCAATTCGGACGCATCACCGCATACAACCCTCAAGCGGGATGCGAAGTCGTCGTCGGACTTCCCGACACTGACACCAACACCATTCGCATCGTCCGCACGCGATACGAGCTAGCCGAGGATAACACCGTCCTCAATACGTCCGACATGGGTGAGGAACAGGCATTGGCAGAACTGGCCCGTCTGCTGGCCGCGCCCATGCCGCGCACCGACCGGCTCATGTGGCTGAAAGACCAGTTCGACAAGACCGCTGAATGGTGGCGGAACACGATTGGCGACGAACAGATGGCGAAGGACACCGATGATATGGCCGAACGGTACATGCATGTTTGCGAGTACTTCAACAAATACCCCGAACGCGACCCGGTGTCCGTGTTCAAAGGATGGCTGCTGTGTGAGAAGCTTGGCAGTCCGTATGAGACGCGCCGTCAGACCGCATTGCACATGCTGGCCGACGTGTGGCAACTGGACAAGGACTAAGGGGTTGAGATGGAATATTTTCCGAACAAACGAGCGGTGGAACTGCTCTGTGAAGACGCTAACAATGAACGCGGCTGGCTCAGCGACGGACTATACGAGACGGCAACGGTCGATAAGGACACCGGCATCGTCCATGTGGGCGAACACGGCAGCATCGACCTGTATGCGATTGTCAGTCTGGTCGAAAAAGGCATCAAAGACGAGGGAGGAAAAATCTATGGTAACGGATGATATTAAGCTCATCGACCCAATTCGACGCGGACATCATGGAATCCTACGCAAGGAAGTGGTGAACCATGCTTGACCTTGAACAACTGCTATCCGACCTGCGCGATTTGGAACACGAACTGAATTCGATGGGTGTCGAAGCCGTATTGGACGAGCGAGATGATGGAATTCCGGCATTCCACTTCGGAGAGCTCGGCGGAGGACTCGAATACGATAAGAAAGGGTTCCGTTTCACCATTTGGGCTGGCGAGAAAGATAATGTTTTTGAGACTGTTTTCTACAAAGAGTTCCGCCACGAACTGATACGCCGTCTTGCCAACCAGTACGAGCGGAAAGCCGAGGACGTGCGCGACGGTTGGAAGAAGCTTAGCGGGGATGATACTCCCATGCCGGACAATCTGGTCAAAAGGGCTGATGGATATTCAAGTCAGGCCGAAAAACTTCGTGACGCCATCCAAAACGACGATGTGCCCATGCTGTTGAGTGAGGAGGACTTCAACACGCTTTCCCATCATCGTCCTCTCATGATTGTTCAACCGGAGGAATTGAGCAAGCGTCTGCAAGGAATGGGATTGCTGAAACGCAAATACTGGATGGACGATTTGTATGACGAGCTGACCGACGAAGGACGCGCGGCAGTCGGATATACAAGCAGAGTCAAGAACTTGGCTCTACCTAGCGACTTTAGGAGATAAGGAGAATGAGGATGGCGGGTGAATGGCATTGTTCCAAGTGCGGCAAGATATTGAATGTTCTGGACATACACTGGACTTCCGATGTGGTGGGACATGTTAACTGCGCTTGCGGCGCGAGTTATCTCATAGAAGGCCGCAAAATGACCGACAATGAGACGGTGTATTACATTTCCGACAGCAACACGGACTGAAAAACAAAAGAAGCACAAGATAATGTTGAACGTCGATTTCGAGGATAACGGTAACGACGAATACGGTCTGGTTTTCTCGCGGGACAGTGAATACGACCCGCTCCCATCCTTCCAGTTCAACGACCGTGGGGAAGTGTTCATCGGCTTGCCGGATGATGACGTGTCGGAACAGGTGAGGGATGTTCTGAACAGAAGGTATCCCGTCGATTCGCGCCGACAGTTGGGTGAGGCTGTCTACGACCGTTTGAATTTGAAACGTCAGGTGTTGGAGTCTGTGATTCGTGCCGACGAGAAGAATGGTCGAGACGCTTCGGAGAAGAAACTGGAATTGGAGTTTTTGGAGGACGTGTTCGAGTCTTTGGATGATATCATCTGATTAGGGTCACTCAACTGATTGTGGTATAGTGGGGATGTCCACACATAAAGCATTCGCATAAAAAGGAACCACTACATGAGTCAGTCAGAACCAGAAACCGACCTCATATCATGGTTGGAACAACAATGGGACAAAGCCGTCAAAGATTCCGAAACCCCGGACGGGGAACTGCTGGAAAAATACACTTTCTACGACGGCCTCACCACAGCCTACGAATTCACCATCGCCCGCGTCAAACAGTATGGAGTCCAACCGACCACAGACAGTCGGACAGCCGCACTCATGGAAATCATCGACTATGCGAACAAGAAGAAAAAAGAACTCCGCTACAACCGTATGATACGGAACCTCACCTCCCCAGACGAGTCACCGTCACCCGACGAACAAGGAGGCCACAATTCCTACGGCGACATAATTCACATCTGCGAAAAACTCTTGGAAGAAGACGAATCATGTTGAATCTTAAGGAACTCATTGACGTAGGTTGCGCCCAAACCATGGTTGACTCGGACGGTCAAATATACCCGTGCAGTAAACCCATCGTGGCAATCCGCCACTGGCCGGATTACGGTGAAGGGGACAGTTACAGTGGCGTCTGCCAACAGCACTCCCAACAGGCCGGTATAGAATTTATCCCGTTGAAGAATGTTCCCAATCCACTGCTTCTGCCGTTCTATCTCACCTATGAGGATATTGACGATAGCAGTTCATCCACCCAACCACAGGTGGGTGATTACGGTGTGGCAGTCCGCGAGAACGCTCACGGTCAGGAGGAAATACCCTTCCACATCGAACAGGAGGAGCATACCGGTCTGCCGGTCGCGGTTCTGAACACTCAACTGTACGCAAAACCGGAGGATGATATAGAAGACGGCCAATATGTGAGCCTGTTCCAGTTGTATCTCGACGGTTTCGAGTTGAGCAGGACAGGCCGGAAGTGAACGAAAATGATAGAACCGACGGTATCCTACTCTGGACACGACTGGTTTTGAGCCTAGCTCAACTGGTCGTGGCATTAAGCGTTATCGGACTAATCGTCGCACCACCATTGACAAATGGACTCAATCGGTTGAAAACCGAAATCTGGGGACGGTCAATCACCTTAGAGGCCACCGTCACCGACTGGCAGGGCAATCCCGTTCCCAACGTGACGGTCACGGTCGTCCATGACGATGGCACTCCCTACAAAGATAGTGTCGGCAATCCCGCCAGAAGCGTCACCGACAAGAACGGCAGATACAAGATTAAGGCAAACGTCAAGAGAACCTTCCGATTGGAAGTGGTTCCACCTCAACAAAACCAAAATCAGAAGGAGTAGTAAAACATGGTAGATTTCAACGAGTGGAGTCAAGACCCTTTCGCTCTTTTTGCGGCGTTTCTTACCTTGGTTATAACAGTGACCTTCATTTCCGGAATTATCTTTTTATTTAACGATAAAGAGATTAAGAAAATCGTAGGCGGACTGTTAGAAGTAGGATGCATTATCAGTGTAGTGGCGTTGATTATGACGCTGGGAGCGGAGAAGACCCAGCACCCGACCTTCGAGGAAGCATTGGCTACATCCTACGGGTACGAATCCGTACAATGCAAAGGGGTTGGTAACGTGCGGGACGGAGACACCCCGTGCGTGGCTTACTCCAATCATGGTCGTAAGAGGCAGGTCATCACCGTGGTAGGCGACTCGGAGAAGAACACCGTCAGAGTGTACGATTCTCAAGGGAATCTGGTCAAGCCGGTCTTGACGAAAGCCCCGTCCAAGAAGGACTGAATCAATGGCAGACCCAAAGTACATGCGAAAAATCCAATCCATGTGCCGTTGTCAAGACTACGGACGCATGGTCGAAAACGCCGACATTGACCCCTATCGTCAGAAAAATGAAAGTTAACGGGGTCATTTTCAACAAAAAGTCGATTTTAGCCCCGTTAACAGAAGAAAGGAAAACAAGATGGCGGTGAACGTCACTCAGAAAGACAAAACCCTGCATGACACCATAGACTGGTGCAAGGAACAGATAGCCCGAATCAACGAGATGATTCCCACCGCTTCGGACGAGAATTTTCTTGTAGGGGAACGGTTCGCGTTGCAAGCCGTCATCGCACACTGCGAGGAACAGTTGGGATATTCGGGTTCTATGCCGTTGGAAGTGCCAAATCAGAGCGAGAAAGTAATCCGCTGATGTTGCCTGAAGATACGATTAGCCTGTTTGTTTTCCGGTTTTTGGCGTGATTGCCAGTCTTGCTTTTTTTGGTTATACTGGGGTTGTTCACACAATCTATTAAGACAAGGAGAGCAATGTCCAACATATTCAAAAAACTGAAAAACTGGACTTTTGACGTACTGGGATTCGTTTTCTTTGTCCTGCTTGAAATGTTCCTCTATCTTATCGAAGTCATCGACTTCTTTGCGAAAATTAGAAGACCACTGTCTTCTGATTTCAAGAAAAAGGAGCAACAATGCAAAACCGATATGTAAACGGATGGTACGTCACCTGCTGGTATTGCAAGAACACCGTCGATGCCAATAGGGTCAAGTGTCCCTACTGTGGAGCTTGGCTTTTCCTCACGCCGCAAGACTATGAAGAACTGAGAGAAGAAGGAATTAAACCATGAGCCGATTGAATCTAGTCGCACGAATAGACTCGTCATTCCCCGACAAGACCGCCTACAAGCGGGTATTGGAAAACGGGGAAATCGTCTGGGAGAACAGCAAAGGCCGTGAGAAATGGCGTTGGGTTCCCATGATTGTGGAAGAGCCGTCCGAGAGCGGACGATTCCTCGAAACGGAAACCGCGAGGAATCACCATCAGTACAAGCTGGACTCCCGCAATCCACTCCGACTGTTCGAGTCGATTCTTGCGTATAACAAAGTCAAGGTCACTGACCGCTGACGTTTCACCGTTCCCTCTGCTATACTGGAAACATTCACATCATACAAGAGTGAAGGACAATCGTTGACCAAAAAATACTCATACGCCTACACCAAGTCGCTATACGACCATCAGTATCCCGACGAAAAACTCATCTCCATTCACGAGCGTCCACTGGCTGACCCGACCGGCAAGCTCACCGCAATCATCGACTATGAGAAGCCGTTGAGTCGTCACGACATGGACAAGTACGATTTGGAGGAGTTCCCATTCTGGCTCGCCCAAGAACATTACCTTCCACTGTTCAGCGAGGAATGTCCACTGAAATTGGAAACCCTTGAGGAGATTCGGGACGAAGTCGCACACGCCATCAGCGTGCTCGCTGACTATCATCCGTTGGGGGATGCGCCCCACGGCATCCACGTCGGCGGCATCGTGGACAAGGATGTGAAGAAACTTGACTTGTACCGCGTATACGACACCATTCCATCTTGGGGAATCAACATGGTTGAGGAATTGATTACCGGAACCGACCCGACCGAATTCACTTTCTGGTATACGACGAGCGATATCAAACGCCAAGCGGACAAGCTTCATAATGAAGGCAGTGCCATACTGTTCGCGGACGCGAGTAATAAGTAGAGTCTTGGAGGATTATATGCATACTGACGTACACGAGACCATTTCCGATTGGATGGACAAGCCTATCGAGGAACTGGCCGGTAAAAGGGCTATCGCCATCACCGTAAGCGGAACCACCATCGACGGCGAATTGGAATACCGTATGGAAAAGACCGAGGATGGTCTACGTGTGGAAAGCCTGAATTTCGTGAATCTGCCCCAATATGTGGTGGTTTGCCTCAACGGTGGAGGCAATCATCTGGCGGACACGCTTTTCAAGTCGTTGAACATTCTCGCCTGAACGTCGGCTTTCCTTCCGAAGAAAACTCTGCTATACTGGATAAGTCCACACATAAGCAGTCTTTGGGAGGAAAGCTTGGAAAAACAAAACCCCAAAAAACCGGCAAACCCCATCCAACTACGTTCACTCGGCTGGGTGGACGAAGAACTGGCGATGGTACAAGACCAGTATTCGGCAACACTGTCTGCCATCAACTTCCCCTGCTACACGCAATCCTCCGGCAAAACTAAAGACTATCAAGTCGTGGTTGACGGTAAGGACTACGGCATGGTTCGGGAAATCAACTGCGGAAACCGATTCGAATACCGTGCCCTCATGGCAGACGGTGACTACATCGAACCAGTATCGGACATTTTCCACACTTCGGCAATCGACGCTGTCTGCGAACTGGCTCGACGCCATCATGATAAGGAATTCGCCAGCCAGCTGACCGACTATGTGATAGCGGTCTCTCAAGTGCAGGAACTCGCGTCAGCCCAATTAAGAAAAACACGAAAGACCTGTTATCGGAACACTTCCGAACGACAAACGTCCACCACTCTGGCCGGGGAGAGCAATGATGATTTACGCGGGACAGAAACGCAAGGCCACGGAAGCTCAGATTCGACTAATTCTCAAACTCACCGACCAGTCCGACCTTAATAACGTGAAAAACCTCGAAAACTGCCCTCCCGTAGTCCGCTATAAGGAAGACTTGAATAAGAAATATTTGGACAATCGAACCGCCGCGAAAATTATCGACGGTCTGATTCAATGGAAGGAAATCTATGGTTGAGAAAGCCACGCCCGTCATTGCCGATGGGAAAAACAATCCGTTCGTCAGAATCGGTCAAAGATTCCTCGGCGTCATCCGTTTCGTCAAACAGGTTGTGGCCGAAATTCGCAAGGTAGTCACGCCCACCGTCCGCGAATGGGCGGGCTGGTGCGTCGCTTCCGGAATCTTCGTACTGCTGCTCATGGCGCTTGTCTCAGGAATGGACTTCGGACTGGGCAAGCTGACATTGTGGGTGTTCGGCTGATGGGCGGCGAAGGCATCGTCTACAATCCCGTGGACTGGCGGCACGCCACAACAGCCGAACTTGAAGGGCAACGCGTCATCGCCCGATTCGACAACGGCACCGTCGTGGACGGAACCATCATCATAGCTCCCGGTGGGGCGATAGGCGTCTACATGGGAGTCATGGTGCCCATCATCGAAAAATCCCCGTCCGGCCTATTGGAGGAAGCCGACCATGTGAGCGCATTGCAGGTGTTGGATTGCAGGAAGGAGGGAGTGTTCTATGCCAGATAGGAGACCGTACAGCGTCATCACGAACTTCGGCTGCCATTGGAAATGCCCGTACTGCATCGTCCGCAACACCGGCATCCTCGTCCCCGAAACCGATTGCGCCCTGACCGAACGCACGGTGATGGACTTGGCGGACGGCGGCGGCATGGGGTTCCTCAGCTTCTCGGGCGGCGGCGACCCATTGTGGATGCTCGACGCCCGCCGCGCCGAATGGTATTCGACGCTCACGAGACGATTGCACGCCCTTGGAATCGAAACCGAAATGCACACGAGCATGCCGCCCATGACGGAACGCCTGTACCGTCTGGCATCCGAAACGGAGTTCACGCGCATCGTCTACCACCTGCGGAACGTCAATATGATTCGTCGTCTGTCCAAGCGGAGAAACGAGCTGGTGCGCGTCGTGTTCGTCGTCACACCGGACTTCACCGAAGACCTCATCGACCGCATCGTGGAAGAAGTGAAAGCGAATCCGCAGGTGGACGAATTGAGCTTCCGTCAAATGGTTAAACCCGACTACACCATCGACCACACCTGCGAGACGTACCTGCGGGCCGGACACCGCAAGGACTGGTGGTACATCGAACAAGGCGACTACAACCAGTACATCGTCAATGACCGTATCAGCGGAAGATACGAGGATTTCACGAAAGGACATGGGCTTGGACGCTGACCGTATCGAAAAGGCCGCAATCGCAATCTTTGTCGTCCAGACCAACTGGACTACCCCGAACCCCGACAATCGACAGATAAGGGAATGGTGGGACGCCCAGCCGGACATGGTGAAGGACGCCACCCGCCGTCTCGCTAAAGCCGCCTTGGACTCGCAGGAAGACCGGCCCGCCGACTTCGACTGGGAGAACGCCGACCTGAAGGTTTTGGACAGGCGCACGGTCAAGGCCGTCACCAAGGACGGCACCATCGTGCGAGGACGGACGGTCGCCATCCACGGGTCACTAGACCAGCTCACCGTCGAAGGCATCCTGCAACCGTTGCTCATGCGACTGCCGGGAGAACATTGGCGGCTTGCGAGCGGATGGAAAAGTCTAGTTTTTTACAACAAAACAAAGGAGCAGTAATTATGAAACATATTCTTCTTGGATTCATCGCCGTGTTGAGTCTCATGCTCGTTCCCCTCATTCTCATGCACAAGGGCAAGGGAGGCGGCTTCTCGAATTTCGCTGAATCGTTGACCGGTTCGGCGGGAAGTTCGGGCGTGGCGGAAAAGAACCTGAACCGTTGGACGGTAGTGGCGGCTGTCGTCTGGTTCGTTCTCATCATCGCTTACGGGATTCTCGTAAAGCTCTCCTGAAACGTAGAAAGGTAGTCCGATGGGCAAAGACAAAGCCTACTACAAGCTGCTGCATGAGCATGGAGGACTGGCAAGCGACACCATTCGAGTGTCCAGTGACAGTATCGACGGAACACCGTATCTGACCATCGACTTTTCCGACTGTACCGAACATAAACAGTTCACCGTAGACCGAAACGAGTTGGAAAAATGGATTGGAATGCTCGATGCGGAATGAGATTCTGACACCGAGAGACCTGTTCGACAACGTGGACTATTACCGCAACATGCGAATGAGCTTCGACCGAAACGGTGGGGGCAACGTGTGGCGGTACAAGCATGCTGAAAACAGCATCCACGTCCAGTCGAATATGGTTGCCCAAAAATACAAGAACGGAACCGCCGTCGGCCCGCAATTCCGACTCTCAGGCACCAAAATGGACATCGTCCGACGGTTGGACTTCGAGCTGACGGTACTGAACTTAGAGGATTGAATGGAATCATGGCTGGCATACTCGTCCGACTGGTATTGAGCATAGGTTGTATAGCCGGTGTGCTCATGTCGCACACGATGGCGGTATTGTTCGACCGTTCCGTCACGCTCTTGGAAAAAGCGGTTTTGGAACACTCCTACACTTCGGGGCAGAAACGTTGGCTGGGAGTACGAATCTACGGCTGGCGGTTCCTTTATCATTTGGCCGTCGCCCTGATGGTGGCGTTCATCATCATGGCGACAATCCTTTTCATCATGTTCTGTTGGGCACTCTTCGAAAGAATAGGTGCGATTTGAGTTACGATATTGCGATAATCCGTTCCGACATTCCGGACGATATGGCGTTCATGGTCGCTTGCGATTGGCAAGACCGTGGATTGGAAAATTGGGATATGGTAGGCACTTCCTGCAATCCAACCTACAATTACGCACGCTTCTTCCAAGCGTTCCATGTGCGGCCCACCACCGACCTGCACGGCAGGTCAGCCATCGTGGTCAAGGACATGTTGGACGATGCCCTGAAGGAAATCGGAAAACATTCCATTGACGAGTTGGAGCGGAAATACTTTCTCGACGACAACGGGAAGGTCATCCGTTGGGGGAGTATCCCCAATGCTATCCAATGGTTGCGTGACGTGCGCGACTATTGCGAACAGAATCCCGGCTACAAGTTCATCGGGTGTGGCGTGGAAATGACTGAACACGGTTTGGCTAGTCTTGGCACCGTCAGAACATTCGCTCCGGAATATGCGGAACCATCCGACCGGCAGTGGCGGAAACTGTTGGAGGAGTCGGCTGAACTCGCCGCAGTGGGAATGGATTGGGTTGCCGATGGTACTTCTGACAAGCGGATTTACAGTCGGCTGGTCAAAGAGTATTGCGATGTGGTGGAAGCGTTGGGAACGTTCGCTATCGCCTATGGCATCACCAATGAGGATATCCGCAGGGGCATGGGCGAGTGTGAGAAACGATTCCGTGACGGTCAAGCCGGTGGGAGGAAAACCGTGGAGGAGAATAAAATCATCGACGGATTGGCGGAACTGTCCAACCGACTGGAAAAGGTTCAGAAGTGACAGCGGATTTCTCCGCTTGGCAGGAGGTTGCCGACCAAGCGAGTACGGGCGATTTTATTATCAGTTCTCTCATTGTCGTTAGTGTCATTGCTCTTGTTGTCGGCGCTTTCGCTGTGAACAAGGGTCGGATACTGGTTTCGATTGTTTCCGTTCTCGTGTTCTTCCTCTCGTTCGTCACCGCGACCACGGTGAAAATGCCGAAAGCCCCGTCCCTCAACCAAAGCTTGGAATACGTGTACGGACTGTCCGGTATCGACTGCAAACACAAAGAGTACTCCGATACGGACGAGACCATCCCAACGACCAAAGGGATATTACATTCCACAAGAAGGGGCGAATACACCGTGGACTCGATGAAGGACATCGAGAACGGTGTGGACGCCGAATGCTCCGTCTATACAAAAGACGACAAACATGTCAACGTGGTAATTCACAAAACCAACAACGGCAACTACTGCATCTACAATCAGACGGACGGGAAACCGTTGCCGCTCAAACATAAGAAAGCGCCGACCAAGCTCAGCGAACTGGAAAAATAGTCCGCGCACAAGCCGGTCGGCGCGTGGCTTTTCGAGCACCTTTCCTTTTAGTCGATGAACCAGTCATCCTCGTCATCGTCAGTGGGGGGAGCCGGTTTCGGCTTGCTTTTCCTGACGGGTTTCGGTTGGGAAGGTGTTTGAAAGGCCACGTCCCCATCCTCCGGTTCCACGTCCATTTCGTCCAAGTCGGCTTGCCTACGGTTGGCTTCCTTGGTGGCGGTATCACGGTCTGTTCCGGATACTGACGTTCGGGAACCAATGAACGAGAAGATTTGCAACACAATCAACAGTAGGATGAAAACAATGCCAAGAATCGTAATGATTCCAATGATTCTTCCCACGTTTTCGCTGGTCATCCAATCGAACAATGAGCCAGTCGTCTCCTCCGAAGCAAGCTCCGGATTATCCGTCGCCAACTCCTGCCTGTCCTTTGCGATGTTCAAAGCGTGCATTCCGTAACCCAGCAGGGGAATGAGCGTGGTGGGCAACATTCCAGCCAGCCACATGAGCCAACGGGCTTTGCGATATAAGCTTGTGATTTTGTATAGGAGTCTCATATTTCCAGTATTTCGCACCGGTTGATTCCTTGGCTCGGAAAACCGGAACTATAAGAAACTATGAGCATATAATATATAACCATGCCGGTTGAGCCTTACTCCCGTAACGGTTTTTCTACCATGCGAGGTGCCTGTTAATCCACGGAAAGGTGTCGGAAACCCCATAAAAAGGTGTTTGATAGGCCATGCTGATGGTGTTTGATAGTCCACGTCCGGCATGATTCATAACCGTCATGGTGTTTGAAACGCCACTAAAGGTGCCTGTTAGTCCACGGAACGTTCGACGTTCCGCCTGTGGAAATGTGGATAAGCGTGTGGAATGGTTGAAATTCCAACGAAAAACCAGTGGATAAAGTAAAGCTGGAAAGGCGCGTGCAATCCGTAGCATATACGAGGGTGCGTGAAAGGCCACGTCGAGAAACCGTTCAACCCGTTGGGAGGTGTTTGAAAAGCCATGCGAAAGGTGTCCGAAAAGCCACGCAGACACCCGCCTGTATATGGCTTTTCAAACACCAATCCCCTCCAAGGTGTTTGAAACGCCACGGTCAACTCAATCTGACGTGGCCTTTCGCGCACCTTTCCGTTGAACCGATTGCAACGAATGCAAAGCCACCTCGAACACATCCCCATTAGCACCCACCTCAACCTCACGGACAGCACGAGTAGGAACCGACGTGGGACTCGGATGCAGAATAATGTAATCCTCATACGTGGGGCACTCAACATTCAACCCCGGATACACCTTCTTGACCTTCTCCAACGATTGACGGAACATGCGCCGAAAAGACTTCTTGACCGCAATCTGGTCTCCGAACCGTTCATACAGCCAATCCCAACTCACCGGAAGGTCACGGCGAAGATTCTTCATACTACCAGTCAGCCAAATGTAAATGTCGTAAGGCATGACCGACCTGCCTTTCAACAGGTAAGTGGACACTCTCGTATCGAACGGAGCCGACTCACGACTCAACCGTTCATACACCTCATCGGTCAGACGGAACGTGGCACCGGAATAGCCCACGTTCTTCTCATCATTGATAATGCGCACGGCCTGAACGATAGGCAGATAAGCCGTATCCCTCACATTCAGACCCTTCCCCGTGCCGGACGCGCGAATACTGATACGGCAAGCCAACAACAGTTCCAACTGTTCCTGCACGCTCTTCGCTGTACGCCCGCCATGCGGCAATCCCATCTCCTCACACAACTGGTAGATGCTTGGAATGGTGATGGTCTTCGTCTCCGGGTCAACATTCCTCGTCTTATGGCCTTTCGCCGCACGAATCTGCTTAGCCATCCAAGCCATCAACAGTCTCGGATATTTGCCGAACGGGAACCGGCGTTTCCTATCATCCCCATCACCCGTCACGCCAGCTTCAAGCATGTATTCCAACCGTCCGTTCGACTTGCTGACGAAATCCACATCATCGGACGGTTGGGCTGGTGGAAACAGTGTGGCGGTGAGAATGGAATGCCCATACCATATTTCCATACTGTTCGGCTCGCGGGCTTCTATATCATCCAACAGGTTGACCCGTCGAACATCCAACTCCATGCCCGTCGAACCAAGGTCGAGAACATCCTGCTCAACTTGTATGTCACTCATTCGGCTTCTGCTCCTTGCGGCGAACCGACACCGTGTAGCCCATAGCGTCCAATATTCGGCACATGGTCTGGAAGGACGGGTTCCCGTTCTCGCACAGGCTCCGGTAGAGGGACGGTCTCGCCAACCCCGTCAACTGGGAGAGCGTGGTCATGCCGTACAGTCTGGCGAGGTTTCCGGCGGCGGACTGTATGAGCATGGGGTCTTCCGACTTGAACTGGTCTTCTATGTATGCGACGGTGGCCGCTTCTTGTATCTGCTTGGACTGCATGTAGGGGAGTGTAACCTGTGGGCGACAGTATTGTCCAAGTATCCAATGCTGTTGGTGAAGGTTGGCAATGTCCGACACGCCTTGGAAAACATTGTTTTCGTTCTGTGATTTGACATGTTTCCTAAAACTGCTATACTGGCAGTGTTCACACAAAACGAGGTTCAAAAACATCACGCGTGAACAGACTGTGAGAAGAACGCTTCTCATATCCAGCCCGCTACTGGAACAGTCACCAAGGCAACCGGGGTAAAGACCTTACCCAGTAAGGAACACTCCCTGAATGTTGCCGCATGATTGAAAAATGAATAGAGATAAGGAAACATGATTCGATAGGACTTAAAGCCCATCAAATCATGTTCGATATGAAGACTTGCCCATCATGGTTGAATCTTCAAGAACTATCACACCTATCCTCACCTGTTCACTCAAACACACGAGGAAAAGCATGAAAACGCTTGAGGAAAACCATGACAGGCAAAACCGCTGTCAACCTTCCGGCTGGAAATCCCAGCCAACCATTCTATTGGTTCTGAACCACACCTATGGGAAGCTCGGACGGAAAACCGGAAGGAAGACGGCATTTTGGGGCCGACAGGTTTCGACTTGAAAATCAAGATAATGCAAGCATGCCGGGAGCTGACTTGGACAACCGTTATCAATCCATGTCACCAAACAAACGCCAAGACTAATTCTTCGCGCAACTTCCAGCTCGCCGCCTGAAAAACGGTTTGAAGGAAGAACAGGGTCGCTGATTTGCTGTAAGGCGATTCTGAAAAAGAAAGGACAGCAAAAACTCGGTGAACGGCAACTGTCCATCGTTTCATGACTGAGTTGCAAAACTGTTCCGGGGTGCCTCTTCGACTGGAACTTTCAACATATATAAACGAGATGGCTAAACATGTAGAAAACATCATCAACGTTTTCAAGGACGAGGGTTCAATTCCCTCCGGCTCCACGACGTGACGAGCGTCCGCAAGATGCTCGCCACACGGAAACTGAATATGCGTGCTAAGCGACCGTGCGGTACAGACTCTATAACTCAGGTAAAACTTTGCAAACAAAAAACAGTTTCCGTCAATCCAATCAACTCTAGGAGGTGGATTCTTTCGTTCCTTCACCTCCTAACAAGCCCCTCTAGCTCAATGGTTAGAGCAAGGGTCTTTTAAACCTTGGGTTGTGGGTTCGAGTCCCACGGGGGGCACGACCGCAGTTGGCGCAACTACGGGAAATCGGGAGTGAAATCCTGTGGCCCGTCGTATCGGATGGGCAATTAAAAGCGTCCGCGTGGAATGCGCGTTAAACACCATCATCCCATTAGAGAAAGCCATTACCCCGCAACAATGGCAAGTAGCGAACGGCTGATGTGAATGACTCCAATCCGGAAGACGCGTTGCGGGCGTCCTCGCGGAACGGAGACATACACCCTTGTAGCTCAGTGGAATAGAGCGCCGGTTTCCTAAGCCGGACGTCGTTGGTTCGATTCCAACCTTGGGTACTAGGTTTCACGGAGGTAGCTGTCCGTGAAACCGATGGCATTGCTCGAACAGACATACATGGAACTTGTGGATGTCAAGAGGCTCCCTGCCTTAGTCAGGCGGTTGACGACCGAAGGGGAGGCACGGCCAAACGGGGCGCTTAAACGACCACGTTCTTTGCCGTTGGTGGTAAAAGCCAGTCCACCATGCCGCTGTCATGCCAACTTGGACAATAACTAAGTTGGGTTTGGAATGTTGGCAGAGTGGTTTAATGCAACTGTCCCGAAAGCAGTCGCACTGTGAAGTGCCGGAGGTTCGAATCCTTCACATTCCGCGTTGGGGAAGTAGTACTACCCCCGAGGGCAAGTGCCTACCGCTGGTGTTGGCTTGTCTGGAGATGAAAGCGGCGGACGCTTCCGTTAACGGCGACTCGGTGGATGGTCACGCTTCATGGGTGTGACCATCCACATATGGCATTGGTGCAACCGGTAGCATGGCGGTCTCCAAAACCGTCGATGTTGGTTCAAGTCCAACATGCTGTGCTCAGCCTACCCACAGGTTGTGGGAAAGGTCTTCGGAGTCGTCTTGTGGTGGCTCTAGTTTTAGCTGACCCGCCTAGTCTGCGGGAACAGTCTCCTGAGTCGCCGTGGCGGCTCTTGCTTTGCTTTGGTGGCGGAATTGGTATACGCGGTTGCCTCAAAAAGCAACTGTCCGAAAGGACGTGAGGGTTCGATTCCCTCTCAAAGCACGAACCGTAATTGGTTCTTCCTTAGCTTAGACATGGGTTTCAAAACTCAAATCTTGAAACCTATGTCATTGCCTAAATAGCTCAGTTGGTTAGAGCGGCGTTCTTGTAAAACGCAGGTCGTAGGTTCGATTCCTGCTTTAGGCTCGAATTTTCCTGCTTGCGTAATATAAATTCAATTCACGCGATATTTTGTACCAATACTGACGCATTGGGCACACTGCAAGCAGGAAAATTTTCCCATCACACACTACACAGGCGGGAAAGTATTCCAACGTTTCGGCCTACGGGCGTTGGAATGTTCAAATAGTAGGCCATGGGTCGAAGACAGGATTCTTCACGCAGCCACAGTTTTCCAATCGGCGGTGCCACTTCGATTAGAAAACTGTGGATGTTTGAAGAAGCGGGTTCGACTCCCGCACGACCCCCTCGTGTTTTTCAACCAGAAAAGAAGGAACTCAAAATGACCATGTCTGATGAAACACGGGTCATCTCCTCCCACGCTCTCACCGTGGAAGGAATGACCCAGCCACAGGTACAACCACTCAACCTCCCCACCGGATTCAATGGTTATCGCAAGGACTCCGTTGAACAGTACGTGAACGGGTTGGAAACACAGATTTGGAATCTGCAACGCCAGTTGACGGAAAAAAACATGGTCTTGGACAAGCGTCAATCCGAACTCGGCAAACGGGAGCAGGAAGCTGAATCCCTCCGCCAGCAGATTGAACGGTTGAACGCCGACTTGCAGGACGCCCGTCAAGCGTCGGAAAACCCGATGCAGGAATTAGGCACCAGCCTCGGCAAAGAATTCCAAACGTTGAAAAACACTTACGAGTCGAAGAAACGTGAGGAGCTGGAACAGGCCCGCACGCAAGCCGAACAGATTCTCCAACAGGCCAAGGATGAATCACAGAAGCGGCTCGACTCCGCGACGGAAACCACCAAACAGATGATGACCGCCGCACACGATAAGAAGCAGAAGCTTGAACAGGAATGCGCCAAACTGAAAAAGGAAACCGACGATAAGGTTGCCATCCAGTTGGACGCGGCCAAGAAACAAGCCGAACAGATTATCAGCAAGGCGGAAGCTGACGCAGTCAACCGTTTGGACAAGGCGTCACAGGAAATCGACCTCCGAACCAAGAAGGCTGAACAGCATGCCGCCGAATTGGATGCGAACAGCAAGAAGCTGATGGAAGCCGCTCAGCAGAGAGAGGAAACGGCGCAAAACAACGTCGCCAACTCTTTCGCCCAGTTAAGGCAGTTGGGCGCGGACATTGACAAGCTGATTTCAAAATCCAAATAATTATTCGCGGGCCGTCAAAACGGTCTGCACATTCCCCATTAGTGTAATGGCAGCACACGGGTCTTTGGAACCTTTAGAGGTGGTTCGAGTCCATCATGGGGAGCTAAGTTTCGACCGGCTGTTTTTGGCGTGTCGAAACTTCGGAGTCGTGCCTGAGTGGCCGATAGGGGCACCCTGCTAAGGTGTTAACCGTTTCATACGGTTCGAGGGTTCGAATCCCTCCGACTCCGCTGGGGAATGGGTTGCGGTTGCGAGCCTTCCGTTCCGAAAAGTTTGGAACGGTCGTAATAAAACCATCTCGTGTATGTAGTGCTTTCCCGTAAACAATCACAATTCTATTCCTCTTACTGCGGGAGTGGTGAAAAGGTCATCACACCTGCCTTCCAAGCAAGTATTGCGAGTTCGAATCTCGTCTCCCGCACAAAGTCCCACACTTTTTATCCCCTAAAGCTCGTGGGACAATCCATGGCATGACTCTCACATGCGCGATGGACGACAATCCTGAAATCCATGAAGGACTGTCAGCAAGCCGTATGCCTTGCACCCTCTTGACTCACGCATACATGCCAGTGTTCACGACATGAACTCACTGATGGGAAACAACCAAGCCATTTCAAACGCCAAACAAAAAGCGGAGTCTACGGGTGTTTTTCTCTCCACCCTTCTCCTGCTCCGCGTCTTTGTGTGAACAGCTCCTCGCCGGTGGGAGTGGCGAAACACCGGCTTATACTTTATTGGAATACTGCCGTATTACTTTTTCCTTTCACTCACACCCCCACGTCTTCAGATACCACAGGGATTGGAAGACTGCCGTATTACTACTTCCTTTTACTTTCTGATGTTGGAAGCCATTTCATTTTGATTGGAAGACTGCCGTATTTATACTTCCTTCTACTAAATTCCTACCGAGCCAAGTACACCCACGATTGGAAGACTGCCGTATTTATACTTCCTTTTACTTACGGCGAACCGCTATCCATCGTCAACGGATTGGAAGACTGCCGTATTTATACTTCCTTTTACTCCGTTCTTGCGTGCCATGATTCCTCCTTGATTGGAAGACTGCCGTATTATTACTTCCTTTTACTAGCAAGTGTTGAACAGCAAGATGATTCAGATTGGAAGACTGCCGTATTTATACTTCCTTCTACTCCATGGCAGTTCGAGCCACCTCTGTGCAGATTGGAAGACTGCCGTATCATTACTTCCTTCTACTAGCTGGTGTTCGTGTTCTGCTTGCGAGTGATTGGAAGACTGCCGTATTTACTTCCTTCTACTAAGGCCATCTACTTGCGGTTCCACGCGTGATTGGAAGACTGCCGTATTATTACTTCCTTCTACTGGTTTCCTTGTCATAAGGGTTTGAACCGGATTGGAAGACTGCCGTATTATTACTTCCTTCTACTGTCACCGTCCGAACAGTTGCCCGTTCATGATTGGAAGACTGCCGTATTATTACTTCCTTCTACTTGGACGTGGCTCGCAGGGTGTGGAAATGGATTGGAAGACTGCCGTATTATTACTTCCTTCTACTGTCCCGCTCCGGTGCCCAGACCGTATTTGATTGGAAGACTGCCGTATTATTACTTCCTTCTACTACAGGAAGTTGAAAACCGCTTCATATCAACGTTTTTTGCTATTCGTCGTCGTCGAAAAGAGTCAACAGACCCGGTTTTTCGTCCGTCTTTTGCTGGTTTTTGTCGATAAATTTTAACGAATTAGCCCATTGGATGTCCGTTACGCAAAGCACTCTCACGTTTCCGTGAGGGGGTATGCCCGCCTTGATGTAGTTAAGGGCAGACCTGCCGCCTGATTGGGTGGGAGTGTATCTCGCGTAGACCGAGTACTGTACACGGACGAACCCTAAATCAGCCAACAAGTTGGTGAATCTGTTCGCGGCTCCAGCGTCCTCTCTCGTTGTAATGGGTAGGTCGTACATGACCAGCGTCCACATGCCGTTATCCTTATCTCTTTTCATTTCTTATCCCTTTTTCCGAAAACGGGGACGGTTAGTTTGTCCAGCCAGCCTTCGCAGTATTGCGCGTATTGTCCGCAGAATTCGTCCACCAATGAGGGGATGGTTAGTCCTTTTGGATTGAATTGGCCGTTGATGACGAACACTATCTGCTGTTTCATCCCCGGGGTCAACGGTTCGTCCGGCAGTTGGCTTACCCCATAGTCGATTGCCGGTCGGAACGGTTCTATCAAATCGTCGGCCAGACAGAAATAGTTGCTTGCGGCACGATGATGGACTCCGATGGTAGGCGATAATCCTGCCGAACAGATGGACTTGATGAGGAATCCGCGCAGTATCGTATAAGCGTAGTCGAGCTGCGCGTTTCTACCTTCACCCAGTCCCGGGAATCGACGGAAGTGTTCTTCAGGGAACATGCGATGCCAGTATTCGCGTGCCGCCTGTCCCTCAATATTGTTCGGGTCGCCGGAACGCACCTGTGCCGCTAGGCTTCGAAGGAGCTGTCCGCCGTCCAGTCCGAGTATGTCCAGTACGTGCGCTTGTCCGAGAATTTTCGCTTGTATTATCCGTTTCCATGCTGTTTTTCTCGCGGGAATGCTCATTTCCTGTTGGGCGGTTTGTCGTGCGGCGGAACGGGTGTTTGGTTTGTTCCATGGTTGCAATGCGGCTATTGGGATTTCGTTCCACTGGCATATGAGAACTTCCACGTCGAAGACAGCCAACTGCTGCAATAGTGCCGTTGAGACGGTTGTTTGCATCCCGAGCAGCAGTACTGCCGTATCGGCCAACGGTATCCGCGTCTCCGTATCGTGGTGTTTCACGACGAGTTGTCCGCGCTTGTAGGTCAGTCTGCCGGTCATTGCGGTGCAGTCTATAACCCGCCACCCTTTTGTCATATCAACCTCCAATAAAAAGGGTCTGCCAAATACCATAATCGGTTTTTGGCAGACCCTTTAAAGGGAATAGTTGGTCACTCGTCCAAAATATGACCAAGCTTATTTATCGCTGGGCAGAACAGATGAGGCACAAGCATCGACCTAACAGATTTAGGAATCTCCACTCCAGACTCCTCCAACTTACTCAAACCCTCGCTCGCAATAAAAGAGGGGACAAGACGTAACGTCGTAGGACTCTTAAACCCAGCCACGATGAATCGTCTTTCAGCCCCGGAATCCGTATGGAACATGTGAGCGTACTCAGGGCACATATCCTCCATGAGTTCCGAAGTCAACTTGATTTCATCATTAAGGGTGAGTCGTGCCACGCAAGTCGCGTTACCAAGTGCGATAGCCTCCCTGACCTTACTGTCCGCGTAACGGATGGATACGTCAGCCGGACGCAACGGAGTACGGAACAGGTCGGTATTCTTCTTGCGTTTCATCAAATCGCATTGGAACACGCGCACCATACCATAGAAGGTCTTCCTCTTGCCGCTCTTCAACACTTGCTCGCAACGGTAGATACGGGCATGATGGATGGTTCCGCCAATGTCGGCGGCACCACCGTTGACGTACAGTTGCGCGTTGTTGCCGGGTAGGAAGCCGATTTCGTCCTTCGCGTGGCATACTTCGCCCAAGGCTGTGATGACACGGTTCGGATTGGCTGGCAGACCGGTCTGAGGATTATAGTCCGGCAGTCGGGTCAATGCCTTCCATACCTGCGGTGTGATGGCGTGGTCGATGAGCGTGGGGGAGAGTGCGTCTCCCAGTCGCACGTATTGCAACGGTTTCACCGTCGCATCATGCGCGGTGCTGTTGCCCAAGCGGAGTCGGTGGCTCCGGACGACCGGAATGGTATCCTCGTCCAAACCCTTGTTCAACAGGTTGAGCAGACTTTTCATCTGTTCAATCCATTGCTGGTACCGGACGTAGCCGGGGGTGTTCTTGTTTGGATACTGTTTCCAATCCGCTTGCCCGAACGGGGTTCCGCACAGGCGTTGCGATTCGCGTAGATAGTGGCGTTCGGCAAGGCGGAGGGCGACACTCTGGTTCATCATGGCGATGACCGAAGCGTCAACCGCGTGATGGCGGCGGTCGAGTCGGGTCTTCCACTGTGCGCCGATGAAATGGATTTGCCCGTCGATGCCGGAAGCTCGACGTGCCTCATAGGTGATGGAGCCGGGGAACGTGAACACTTTCACCTGCTTGTTCGCATATCGTCCGTCGAGTCGGCGGTGGAGTTCGTCGGCCATCCAACCCACGGATTCGATGGAACGATTGTCCAACGGCTCGTCCTGTTCGGTCTGCTTGAGTCGGCTGATGATGCTTTTCTTCACCTGACCGACCTGCTTGCGGTTCATGGACGGCGGGAACATCAACTGGTTCACTCGTGCGATGACATCATTCATGGTGACGCCATGCGCTTTCGCATAGTCGGAATGCACCCATACGGCGAACGGAACGTTCGACTTGCTGGCATTGCATTCGGGGCAGACCGCAGCCATGTTGGTGCGTTTGCTGTCCGAGCCGACGCCACGACGGGGTACGATATGGTCGAGTTCGGACTTGTCGAAACTGAATCGTGGGCTGGTCGCACCACAGTACAGGCATGTGTTGTTCTGCGATTGGACGATTTCCCAACGGCGGATATCGTAGTCGTGGACTTTGAAGCTTCCGCCGTTGGACAGTTGCTTCCTCATATCCTCACAGATTGCGGCACGCGTCTGATTGTCCTTGTCTCGACGTTGACGGCGCTCATAGTCGAGCGTACGTCCGAACGCGACGGAAGAGAACGATTCCTTCGTGGTTTCGATGGCGATGCTTTCAACACTCGGTCAACGGCGGGATTGCCGGTCGGCTCCTGAACGGGTGGAACCGGAGGCTTCCAGTCGGCTGGCACGTCGAACTCGTGGCGAATCGCATAATGCAAATCGTCTTCCGTTTCCAACATGCGTTTGGACAGTCGGTCGAGGGTCTTTTCGGAGTAGGCGGCACGTCCGACTGGAAGACTGATGGAGTCCAATGGGGTGAGCAGGTCTTCGTCCAACCCGTCGATGAATTCGATGGGGGAGGCGTATTCAATGAGGTCGCGCACCTTGTCCAAGTCAACCGTGTTGGACAGGAGTCGAATCATCGCGGCCTGTTCATCCTCGGTGGCGGCGTTCCACCATGCGTCCATCATCTTGCGGAGTTTGGTGTTTTTGATGCCGTGGAGTCGGATTACGGTGTCCAATACCGGCGGCTTGTTGCCGATTCTTTCCTCCCCGTCATGGGTGAGGGTGCCGACGCCTTTGAGTTCGTTGCGTTCGATGTCAAGCACGGCGCACACGTCCAACCATTCCAAGTCTTCCTTGGCGGTGGTCAACAGTTCGTACACGTTCTGCTTCTCACTGACGGTCAACGGTCGGGATGCTTCGCCTTTACGTCGGATACGCAGGTTGGTGATGACGTTGAGGATACGATACTTCTGGAAGGCGAGGCTGGCTTTCAACGCTCTCTTCTGGGTCGAGTCGAGCGGGTCCGTTCCGACATGCTTCTCTGCGGAACCCTTGGGGGACGCGCAGTGGAACACGGTACGCAGGATGGGTTTCCAAACATCCTCGGGAACCTGCTGGACGGTGAAGATGCGTCGGAGTTCACGCGCATTGTCGGACTGCATGAGACGGTTCGGCAGAACGCCCTCACCGTATTTGGTGCTGGTACGAAGTCGAACTAGTTTGCCGTTACGTTCGGAAAGCGTCAATGCGACGAGCTGCGCCGGAGTCATATCATCGTCCAGTTTCACTCCAAGACGGGTCTCCACACGCTGTTTCAAATCCTTGTACTGGTCGGACGGCTCCACGTCCTCGAACAGGGTTTCGACCCGACTGTAGGAGTTACGCCAACCGCGATGGCGTGCGATATGTCGGACTGCCATGACAATCATCCGGTCACGCCTGTCCTTGTCGGATACGTAGGTGGTAGCCAAAGCGGAACGGGTGTTCCAGTCTTCATAAAGGTCTTGCTCGCAGTCCGGGACTTCATCTACCGGATAACCCAGTTGGTAGAGCTGACGGTCGAGCTGGCTGAGACGATGGCGGCGGCGTTTGCGCATGTTGCGGGTTCGCCGTGCGATTCCGGCCACGGCCTTGCGGGTGGTGCCGGACTTGTTTTGGGTCGGGTCTACTCCGCCATCGTGAATGTAGCTGAGGGTTTTGAGCAATGCTGTCGGGTTGCCGTTGGCGTCGAGTTGGATTGCGGAGAATCCTAGGCTGTTGAGTCCTACGTCGGCTCCCACGCGGTAGCGGATATTGGTTTTTGCGGTCAAGGTCTGTTGTTCTCTTTCCGCACTGCATGAAAAAAGCGGCGATTGGGACTTGCGTCCTATCGCCGCTCTACGGTCAATTCCAGTCTGTCACCGGACTTGATTGAAACTTGCCGTGGTTCCCACTATAACACACAGTGTTTTTATGGCAACACCGGCGTGTCGTTTCCGTTTTTCGAACAGCGCTTGGTTTTTTATTTGTGGACGTGTCCAATATATATCATTGATGGGACTTGTTTGGCGTGCTGTCTTAATCCTCTTATTTATGTGGTATACTGGAATCGTTCACACAATCAAGCTGAAGTAAAAAGAAGGAACGTAAAAATGTGGAAGATAATCCACCTCAACAGCGGCCATACGCTCGTAACGGAAGACAACATAGACCTGACGAAACCCGTCATCACAGCCAACGTGCTCGACCACGAAACCAGCATTGCACTCCACGCCATCAGCGGTGAACTATTGGAAAACGTGTTCTACCCAATGACCTACCATCCGCCGATTCGCCGCACCGAATACAGGGTGGCGAACCCTGAACGGATACAGGCGTTCCTTTCCGCCACCAACCGCGTGAGCATCCCCTTGGGTTCCGTCGATTACGTCGAGGATTACGTTCCGACCGCCGTCGAGGATGAGGAGGAAGACGGTTATGGGGGAGCCTACCGCAATGCCATCCACGGCGAAGGCTGTTAAGAAAAGGGGATTATAGAATGTCCACAGTGACTCCGGTAGACCCGATAGAAAAACTGTTCGTCAACACTCGCGGCCAAATCTCCGACCAATTCCGGTTGCGCAAGCTGAAAATGAGACTTGGCACGGTCGGGGATATCACCGCGATGACCGCCGAACAGTTCACTGGACTTTTTGGCTCGGATTATATGCGAGTCGTTGGGAACCGTTTGAGGAAAAACGGTTTGGATTTCCGCCCGGTGGAGGATTCCGCTTTATATCGTGAGGGGGTGGATGACCCCGATTTCCGTATCCGCCTGTATTCGATTGGTGTCGGCTCATTGGCGAAACTGTCTAAAATATCCTTGGCTCAATTCCTGCATTATCTGGCCCGACTGCGGGAATCCCGCCGTCTCCAATATTCCAGTGGGGTCACGGTTCCCCAGTTTGGAGCGTTGAATATCGCCCATTTGGAGCGGGTCATGTTCGAGAACGGGTTCCGTTTTCGGGATGGTTCGTTGAATACGGCTGATTTGACCATGTTGGGCAATAATCGTGATGGAAGTCCGACGGGGAAGAATATGGTGAACGCCCATGATGTTGTTTCGGGGCATCCTGTGTTCTCGGGTGCTCGTAGGAAGAGTCTGCTGGTGGCTCGTCGTAAGCGTTTGTTGGAGGAGTTGGCTGGGATTGAGGTGGAGTTGGCTTCGTTGGGTTGATTCGCCCCAATATTTGTGTTATATTGAAATTGTTCACACAAAAAACAGAAAACCAAAAGGAGTAAAAAATGGACAAGCAGACCACTCTCGAAGAGTTCGAAAAAGGAATGACCGAAAACCTTTCCTACCTTCAAAGGAACACCAAGGAAGGCAAGTACGTTTGGACGAAAAGCCATGTCTGCAATCCCGAACGTTCCTTCTCTCGCTCTTGGAAGATGACCTTATGCATGTGGGGCGAAGAAGGATACGTCAAGGAGGCTACTTTCTCTCTCACTTACGACCTCTCACTGCAATACGCTGGAGACAATGGAAGCGCGGCTGGAATCCCCACGGAGACTGCCCGAATCCCCATGTATCGGGATGGTGTGCCTATCACCACTTTCAAGGATGTTGACAAGTCCGCCAAGATACTTCTCGACAAGGTCGAACAGGTCTTGGAATTGGCGGAGAAGTTCGAGCGTGGATTCTGGGAGTTGAATCAGACGAGCAAGTCGTTGACTTCTTTGTCTTTGGAGGAGAACATCTTCTGAATCCGATGTCCCCACAATGGGGCTTTGCCTTGGTAGCCCAATCGGATAGGGCGTCCACCCTCTAAGCGGATGGTTGTGGGTTCGAGTCCCATCCAAGGCGCTTTTCCTCTCGTTCGGGGTTTCCTTGCGCGAGCTGGAAACCCTTCTAACAAGGGGGTATAATATAAAAGACTCCACCCCACACGTGGAAAAGAAACCAAGCAAAGGAGATATCTTGGCAAACGTCAAGAAGACGCTCATCGCCACTACCGTGGCTGTTGCGACACTCGCCGCACCGGCCACCGCGTTCGCGGATGACGTCAACAATATCCAGCCGGACGTGAACGGCGCTATCGAACAGGCGCAGACCGCAGTATCCCAGACTCAGGACACCGTGGCACAGGCCACACAGGCAACCCCCCAGACCACCACCACGCCGGACAATACCACTACGGCCACCACGACCCCCGCACAGTCAGACCCCGTGGCCGACGGACAGGCCAAGGTGGACGAGGCCCAAGCCAACGACAATCAGGCACAGACGAATCTGAATCAGGCACAGACCAACGTTGACAGCGCACAGACCACCGTCAATCAGACCCAGACTCAGGTGAACAACGCCCAGACCACTCTGGACGCCGCCAACCAGCAGGTTCAGAACGCGCAGACCACCGTCAATCATGCCCAGACGAATCTGAATCAGGCACAGCAGAACGCCAGCGAATCCGCCAATCCGGAAAACCAGCAGAAGGCTCAACAGGCGCTCTCCGACGCCAGCCAGCAGCTCGACCAGACCACCAAGCAGTTGGAATCCGCCAGCCAGCAGGTTAAGAAGGCCCAGCAGGAAGCCCAGAAGAAGGCCGATAGTCTGACCGCCGCCAAGAACAACGAAGCCGCCGCCAAATCCGACAAGGACAAGGCCGACAAGAACGCTTCGGACGCCAAGGCCAAGTCCGACGAATCCCAGAAGACCATCAGCCAGCTCAAGGCCGAACTCGAAGCCGCGTTGGCCGCGAAGAACGACGCCGACACCGCGAAGACCACGGCCGACAAGAACGCGGCGGACGTGAAGAACGGCATCAGCGAGAAGCAGAAGGACGCGGACACGAAGAACACGGCCGCCAACACCGCGCAGGCCGACGCGGACTCCAAGAAAGCCGCCGCCGACAACGCGGACAAGCAGCTCGCATCCGGTTCCATCGGCTTCTACCAGTGGAAGCTTGCCTCCAGCTATAAGAACGAGGAAACCCAGTTCGCCCTCGACCAGCTCGTCAAGTATCAGAACGAGGATTGGGTGAAGATTGGTGAGGAAAACTCCGCAACCAGCTTGCAGAACATGCTCGACGCTCTCGACATGATTGACAAGGGCAATGAGATTCGCCGTAACCTCGGACTGCCGGAGTGGACGGTCAACGATGCAGATACCGCCGACGCGCAGCTTGCCGCCGACTACAATACGTATTCCCCGAATATGGGACACGTGTTCACCGGAACCGCCCAGAACCTCGCTTGGGGTTACGATAACCCCTACGATGGCTGGTATACGGAAGAGAAGGCCGTGTTCGACCGGTATGCGGAGAAGAATCCGGAACTGCGCAACATGACCGCCGTGGAAATCTACATGAAGTATCCGGACATCTACGAGCAGACCGGACACTATCTGAACATCATCGACCCGGATTGCGACACCACCGGTTTCGCAATCACAGGTTCGCTGACCGCCGCGCAGAACTTCAGCCAGAAATACCTGTACTCTAGCGGCGTTTCCGTGGACGAGTACCGTCAGCAGATTCTCTCCTACAAGAACGCATTGGACTCCGCCGCCGACGTGTATCAGAAGGCTCTTAACAAGGCGAACGAGGCCAAGAAGGCCGCGCAACAGGCCCAGCAGGAGCTTGCCGAACTACAGGAACGCGCGCAGTCCGCACAGCAGACCGCCGATGAAGCGGCCAAGACCGCCAAGGCTAAAGACGAAGCCTACCAGAAGGCTCTCGACGCATACAATGCCGCAGTCAAGGCCGGTCAGACCGCCGACAGCACCTACGCTCAGGCGAAGGACGAGGCCACCGCGAAGCAGACCGCCTACGAGAAGAAGCAGGCCGCGACCAAAAATGCCCAGAACGAGTTCGATGAGGCGAACCAGCAGGTGAAGACCGCCCAGTCGAACGTGGACAAGGCTCAGGCCGCAGTGACCGAAGCCAAGAAGCAGGTCGAGGAAGCTCAAGCCAAGCTGGACGGCTACACCGACGCGAACGCGAAGCTGGCCGAAGCCCAGAAGAAGCTGACGGAAGCGGAGAAGACGTTGTCCAAGGCGCAGGACGAGCAGAAGACCGCCCAAGCCAACTTGGACAAGGCCAAGGCCGCTAAGGCCGACGCCGACAAGACGCTGGCCGACGCGAACGCGAAGCTGGACAAGGCCAAGGCCGACAAGAAGCAGACCGAGGCCGCTCTGACGGACGCGAAGAACGCTCTTGAAGGCATCGCCACCAAGCCGGGCGAGGGTGATATCATCGACCCCGGTTTCTCGGTCGATGACGATTCCTCCACACCCTCCACTCCGGACAAGCCGGATACGCCGTCCACTCCGGATGATTCGGACAAGCCGAACGGTTCGGCATCCACTGGAACTTCCAAGGGGGACACTGGCAAGACCGATACCGGCAAGGATAATGGCTCCTCGCAGACGGTCGCTACCATTTCCGCGAAGAAGAACGAGTCCAAGGCCAAGACCGCTGACGAGAAGGCTTATAAGACCACCACATATAAGGTGGACGCCGACAACAAGACCGTCACGGCCACTGGTGAGGATAATCTTGCCACCACCGGCGTGGATGTGGCGGGTATCGCCGCAGTGTCCATCGTCGCTCTGATGATGGGCGTCGGCTTCGTCGGAGTGGAGCGTTCTGTCCGCCGCAACGACTGATGTCTGTTTGAGACTGGAAGCCCTGACCTTCCTGATATAAGGAGGGTTGGGGCTTTTTGCTTTTTGCATTTCAGACCACATACGTCACAATGGAATTGTTCACACAAAGTCTTTCATGCCGCCATGGCTTGCGCTGAGTGACGTTTGGCGAGATTGGCTAAACATTCAATCTATGCTATACTGGCATTGTTCACATAAAGATAGTTCAAGCAAACAAGGAGACAGACATGAGCAACATCACAGCAGACGAATACAGTCTCTTGGAATTCATTTCATCCCGCGACAAACAGGAAGACAACAGTCGAATCCTCTTGGAACAAACCAAGAAAATCCTCAAATCCCTCGTCCGGAAAGGCTTCGGAAGAATCGAACACTACTCCGCCATCGGAGACTGGTTCAACCCCGACATGGACACTATCAGCGAGTTCGTTGAAACACATGTCGGACAGTACAAGCTCGAACGCAAGTATCTCCAATACGACATGTTCAACATCCTTGAGGAAATCTCCCGCAAAGGATACGGCTGGAACTACGTCTCCCAGCCCACAGCCAAAGCCAGCATGGAACGGCTCCGCCACTACGGGTGCGTCACCTACGTCAAGCGCGGTGACAGGTATATCGCAACTGGAACTCCGGAGGGCATCGCCTTCGCCAAAAACATGATGGCTACGGCCACCAGAACATGTGCCGAATGCGGTCGAAAATACCCCTACTATTCCGGCATGAAAGCCTACGACATCTGCTCCAAGGAATGCTACTACAAGCGTTTCGGCACTCCCGAAGAACGACGTGCAAAAAGATTGCAGAAGAAGGACTGACAATCATGGTCGAGAAGAAAAACAATCCGCCTCAGAGCAATATGGTTATCGACGACAGGTTGGATTGCGGATACTGTTCCGCTCCTATCGTCCGGCTGCACGGTGAAACAATCGGACAACAGCAGTCGTATCCTTGCCCGAACTGCGGGTGCATGAACTATGTGACGCCTAAAATCATATATTCGGCGTCCACGTTCGGCTCGCAAGTCAAAGATGCGTTATTGGATTTGGTGGAACGACATGGCGGTTCCCACTGGGATTGCAACGGGGACGTGGAAAACATTTCCATGCCGTAGCGTGGAGTCCACGCCGAATTAAGAACCTATATCGACGACTGTTACGGCATTCTCGACGGACTACACGTAAACGTTGGCTCCACTAGTATTCCGGTATTGGACTTGAAAGATTTGACACCCGAACAGGCGGCTACGCGGATTCTTCTGCGCGTCTTCCGCGAATGTCGAAAACAGAGGGAGGAATCCGTTTGAAAGATGGTGAGATTCGTCCACTGCCGCAGAACGAGTTCTATCAGAGTCCGTTCGACGGGCGTTGGGTCGATTTGGATGAGGAGGAAGTATTTCGACTAATCGACATGCAACGGCAGAGTGGAACTAGGTGTGGTAAAACTAAACCAAAGACGTGTTATACTAGAAGTGTCCACACGAAAGAAACCTAAAGGAGCAATCCATAATGAAACTGCACGTAGACGTGGGAGTCCTCGAAAGCCCCATAGTGTCAGCGTCAAAATATGTGGCGTATACACAGACCCCCAACAAGGACGAAGAACGCCGCAAGATGGTTCAAACCATAACGGATAGGGACTTTCCCCAAACTGGACTAACGACCATATAACCTCGGCTCGGATTCTCGAAGTAAAAGAAGTCACCCCAATCAAAGAGCTTTTAGGGAAGTGTCGTAATTGAGCTACCACCTAGCCTCATGTCCATTCTGCGGTAAGCCGGTTCGACTCGTCTATGACAATACCGGAAACGGAACATGCTACGGCATCAGCCACAAGCCGGACGAATGTTCCATTCTACCAACCGTCTGGGGAGCATCCGACATAAAAGCGGACACCATAGTGCGTTGTTGGAATCAACGATACGGTGTGGCGAATCTACTCAGAGAAAAAGGCGAAGACGAACTAGCCGACGAAATGGCCTTCCTAGGTTAAAGCCTTAAAAACATATTCCACAAAAAGAAACCAAATCAAAAAGAACAAGAAAGCAAAAAATGAAAACCAACACCAAGACCATGAGAACCATCATGCTTATCTCACTGGCTATCGCAATGGTTCTTATTCCCGCCAACACGGCTACCGCCAACGAGTTCATGCAGAATCGAAAAGAATATGAGACGGCATTGAACCATACAGTCACTCTGACCGCACGTTTGAAACAGGATACGGAAAATGTTCAAAACAAGACCATTGCCACTCGTGACGATGATGACGCTACCCGTATTGCCCGTGAGGCATTGCAATCCCAATTAACGGAAGCGACTAAAATCCACATGCCGCAAAAAGAGAAGGCTACTGTCTTCACAGTTTCATCCCTGACCAACAAGACGGTCGAGTCCAATAATCGCATTCACTCTCTTATCCGTTCCATCGACCGGACGGCCAAATCCGTGGACACCGCCATCGCCTCCCACAAGCTTAATGATATGAGGAAGAAGCTTGCCGATATGGTTGATAAGGGTAAGAGAATTTTGGAATCATCCAACGGCAACGTGGATGATGAAAACAATCGCGATAAACTGTCTGACCTGTTGGAGAAGACCAAGGATTTGATGGAATCCACGGACGTGAAAACCATGAGCGTGGACGTGTCCGAATTGGACAAGCTGATTAACAAGGTGTCCGACGATATGAACGCACGTCAGTCCCGTATCGAACAGGAACGTCAGCAGAGCGTGGCGTCCGCGTCCTATTCTCAGCCGTCCAACATCACAAGCGGAAACTATACGCCTACCCGTTCCAACTATGGTTCCTACACTCCAACCCAGTCCACTCCGCGCGGCTACTACAGTTCCATGTCCTGCGATTTGACTTCTGCCGCAGACCACTGCCAAGGCGCGGTTGACGGCGGCGGCATCGTGGACTTGAACTATGGCAACGGACACGTGTATGCGCAACACAACAATACGGGTGGCGCGTGGATTAACAATCTGCAAGCGGGTCAGACGTTCACTATGAACGGCTCCACCTATCGGGTTAACGGACAGAGCGTTCAGGGTGCCCAGTATGCTCCCGGCTCCGGCGATTGGATGCAGACTTGCAATGGGAATGGCAATCATCTTGTCGGTATCACGAAGATAAGCTGAACGAGTAAACGATTGGCAGATAGGATAAAACGATTCGACCCGCCGCAGTGGTTGGTTCACATAGCCTCTGCGGCCATACCCTTGCTTATTGGATTGGGTTATGTCCTATACCGGATTGATTGGAAAAGCCTACACATTCGAGAGCGCATTCACTCTCTGAAAATACTGTTACTAAAAGCGCTCTACGGTTTTGCCGAATGGTTCCTCCGTCTCCCATGGTCGGGAATCGGTCAAATAGTAGAATACTTGTTCCTCGCCATCATTGTCGGCATAGTATTGACTACAGCCTTCGTATTGGTAGGCGGTGCCGTCGGCATGTTGAAGACTTGGCGTCTTTCAATTGTGGAAACGATTCGTGCGGCATTAACCATTACGATTGGTTTAGGTGTCAACGTGATTATCGTTATCGAACTGGTTTCCGACAATATTGGCTACGGATTCGATACAGAACTTTTCCTGAGTACGCTCCTTGTTGAAATGCTGTTCGTGGGAGCAATGGTCGAAGGTTGGTCGCCCTATCCGAAGAGCTGGTGTTGCCGTCTAATCGCACCCCGCCAAGTAAAATTACGGCAACAGCTTGAGAATTCATTGGCTTTGTTCGAGGAAGACCATTATTGCCTACCGAAAAAACCTTTCGGCGGAGGCTCGAACGACGAATACATGTTGCGTATCGCGTCCAAGGAAAGCCTACGCAACCTTTGGATTCAGAACAATCTACCCGCATTGAGAGAGTATGCGGAATATCATCCAACGTTCAGGAAAGAACTGGAAGAATGGGTGCAAAACAGCAAGTAAGGCATAATCCGCCGCAGTTGGCCGCTATCATCATCGCATGGTCAAGGTTTTGCGGGATTTTGCTTCCTTCTCACGACGTGATATAGTGGAATCGTTCACACAAACAAGCTAGGAGCGAAAATGAGCGACAAGCAGGAAACCATCGAAATCCTCGTCATCAAGCAGGACGAGAAACCCATTCGCAAAACCATCCCCAACACCCTCGAAGCGAAACAGCATGAGGTAGACGGCTACATCGAACCATTCGGACTCAAAAACGGGGCGACCATCTACTGCAACGAAGAAGGCAAACTCGGCAGGTGGACACTCAACCGCGCAATCCGCGCCTACGACCTCGAAGACGGGGCTGATTCGCAAATCGTGGAAATGATGGCGGGCACGTTCTTCATCTCAGGGTTCGACCCTGAAAGCGGAGAGGACGCCAGTCTTACGGAAGAACAGTTCGACCACTGGGACAAGCGGTTCCACTCGCCGGAAATCCTCGTGCAGAACGCCAATAATGAGCTGTTGGCCGTTCCTGTTCCCATCAAGTAGTTCGTAATTCTAGGGGATAGGGGACAATCCTATCCCCTTAACTTTTTCAAGGAAAAGACAATGACCAAATACTTTACTTCTGACACTCACTTCGCCCACCCGTTTGTGGCCGCGTTACGGGGATATGCGAAGCCCGGGTTCACTTCGGACAGTACCATCAAGCAACAGGCCAACGAAGCCCACATGCAGGTCAAGGACTGCGTCAACTGGTACCAGCATGACATTGACGTGACCGACCACATCAACGAAATCGTAGGGCCGAATGATGAACTCTACATTCTCGGGGACCTATGCAGCGGAGGCGCGTGGAGTCTTCAACAGGCCATCATGCATGTCAAAAGCTTGCGCTGTCCTCGCAATAACCGTCATCTGATTCTCGGCAACCATGACGACGTGCTGTACGGGAAGAGCAAGGGCTTCAAGGAGCTGACCGAAGCGTTCGGTGAAATCGGGCGTATCGGCATGACGGACATCACGGACGGCGAAACCGTCATGCCCGTGTTTCTCTGCCACTTCCAATGGCGTGGGGACTTCGACCTTCCCGCTTTGGATGGGGTGGCGGTTAATTGGGCAAAGCCGGAGCTTAGACAGTATGCCATTCCGCAAGTGGGGGAGGATATGCGGTTGTTGCACGGTCACACCCATGCGAACACTCCCCATGAGTTCGAGAATCGTAACGAAATCAACGTGGGATTGGATGCTTGGGGCATGAGTCCGGTATCCGAGGTTGAACTGGTCCGCATGTTCCGGGAGGGATGAGCCTGAGTGTTTTCGAGACGCCCGTTTTTTTCGTCGTATGGATTGGCGGGCGTTTTTGTGTGCGTTACGTTTTGCTTTTTGTCCAAACATTAGCTATACTGGAACTGTTCACACAAACACGTCTTGGATTAAAGAAAAAAATGAACAGCTACCAGAAACAATACGCAGACGCTTTACGTATGGCGATTAAACGCAAGACGAAAAAGGATGCCGACGAATGGCTCGACCAGCAGAAGGTGTCCGACGGAAAGACGCGAATCGCTATGAAAAAAGCGTACATCGAAGGCTGTCTCTCCAATCTGACAGACGAATCCATAGTCTCCCTCTACGAGATTATGGATAGCATCTACATGTCAGACCGGACGGAATACCGTGGGGAAGAATCCACCGAGGAAATACTGGAAAAACTGTACGACGTTCAGGTTAAATAACTCAGACAGACAGAACGAAAGAAAAGAATACAATGACCACTCTGACCATTCTTAGAGGATTGCCCGGCTCGGGAAAGAGCACTTGGGCGCGGAAGCATGTCGATTCGAATACGGTAATCGTCAGCTTGGACGGTTTGCGTGAAATGATGGCGGGAGGCCGTCAGGCATGGCATGAAACCATGAATCCACAGTTGAACAGGATTCTCGTCCGTCAGGCGCATGCCATCATCAGCGACCTGCTCGCCAAAGGTGTGAATGTCATCAGCGACTCGCAGCATGTCAACCCGCGTTTCTGCGTGGACGAGGTGCAGATTGCCGTCCGCCACAAGGCGCATGTTGAGACTTTCACATTCAACACGCCGTTGGACGTTCTGCTGGAACGCAACCAGACCCGTCCGGAAAACGACCGTGTGCCGGAGGAATATCTGCGCACCCAGTATGAGACTTGGCATGAAAACCTTGACCATGAAAGCCGTTGGGTCAACATCCATGTAAGGAAGGTTGACGGAACCTACCATATGAATCCGTCCGGAGACCTCGCACTGGTAGACGTGGGATTGCTGTGGAACGACAAGACCCGTGTTCCCGACAATGCCGAGTTTGGTTATACCGCCGTACCGGCAAAGGGGCGTGATTTGACCGGTGTCATCCAGTTGGATATGCCGCCGCTCAAAGACGGTAGGAAGTGGACTCTCGACCGTTACTCGAAGTGGTTGGAACAGGGCGCACATAAGACCAATGACGGGTTTGCCGACTTCTCCACGGATGGGAGGAACCTGCTCGAACTCATGCGAGATTCCGATAACGTAAACGTCCGCCCGGTCAAGGGCGAGAACGACGTATACGCTTGCAATTTCAGCCGTGACGCGTTCAGGAACCAGCGTTGGGATGAATATTCCAGCAAGGCACGCGGCCTGTTCCTCGACGGGAACGGCAATGTCGTGGCACGCGGCTTCGAGAAGTTCTTCAACCTCGGGGAGAACGAGCAGACCACCCACGAGAACATCGACAAGCGTCTCAAGTTCCCAGTGCGCGTGGAACGCAAGGAGAACGGGTTCCTCGGCTTGGTGTCCGCACGCGGAGGCGGTTCGTGGTGTTTCTGGTCGAAGAGCGGACAGACCGACTACTCGTATCTCATCCAACGGCTCTTCAAGGAGACGTTGGACATCGGTCAGGAACAGGCGTTGTGGAACATCGCCCATGATGCCGACGTGACGTTGGCATTCGAGGTCATCGACCAAGAGTCCGACCGTCACATCATCAAGTATGATACGTCACGGCTCGTGTTCCTGCACGCCATCAAAAACACGGTGGACTTCCATATCGACCATGACGCCGACAAGCTGATTGACATGGATGGGTTCTTCGACCGACCGGAAGTATTGGCTGTCTTCCACTCCGACAAGGAGCGGGAGGAACTGTGGAGCATGTTGGACGAGGAACGTCATGATTCCACACGTGAGGGCGTTGTGGTGTATGACGCCGACGGGTACATGTTCAAATTGAAGTCGGACTATTATCTTGAGGTCAAGAGTCTTCGCAACCTGTTGGAACGTGCCATCCTGCACGATAGGCCGATTCCCGCCGACGACCATTCAGAACGTGCGGAACTGGCACGTTGGGTGCTGTTCCATGCGAACATGAATCGTCTTGTCTACACGCGGAAGGCGTTCAATGAGCGTGGAGTGGACATGGAGTATGTCGGTGACTTGCTGAGTCGGGGATGTATGCTGTAGCCCCCCCCGCCGATTCGGAGGACTTAACAAGATTGTTTAATGGGGTTCTTGAGCAGGAAGCCCCGCCTCTCATAAGGCGGGGGAGAATGTCACTGGGCTGATGAAAGGACAAAATCTATGACACCGAAAGAAGCTAAAAACTATGTTGCCGGAACATTGGAACGCGACCAGCCATATGAGAGACTGTTACGACAAGTCGTACTGGAAGGCGAGCTGACTCACGACCGTACCGGAGTGGGAACGTTGTCCACGTTCGGCACGCGTATGGAATTCAACCTGCAAGACGGTTTCCCACTCGTAACCACGAAAAAAGTGTTCCTGCGTGGCATCATCGCGGAACTGTTGTGGTTCATCGCCGGAGACAACAAGGTCAGCACTCTACAAAAGCAGAACGTCCGCATCTGGGATGAATGGGTGTTGCCGGACGGAACCATTGGCAAAGGGTATCCCATCCAATGGCGTTCATGGCCTAAAACCGACGGCACCACGGTAGACCAATTGTCAAACGCGCTCGACCTTATCCGGCATAACCCGTCCAGCCGTCGAATCATCGTATCCGCATGGAACGCGGGAGAATTGGACGAAATGGCATTACCGCCATGCCACGCCCTGTTCCAATTCCACGTGCGCGGAGACGGTTTTCTGGATTGCCAACTGTATCAGCGTTCCGCCGACATGTTCCTTGGAGTGCCGTTCAACATCGCCTCCTACTCGCTGTTGACCATGATGATGGCCCAACAGGCCGGATTGGAGCCGGGACGGTTCATCTGGGTCGGCGGCGACACGCACGTGTATCTGAACCATCTGGAACAGGTGTGCGAACAATTGTCGCGCGAGCCACGCCCGTGGCCGCATATGGAAATCGACAAGGCGGACAGCCTGTTCGACTACAAGCCGGACATGTTCCATCTCATCGACTACGACCCGTGGCCGTCAATCAAAGCTCCCGTAGCCGTCTGATGCGCGTCTCCGGCGTCTTCGACGCCGTGGATGGGATTTTCAGCTGATTTTGCCGAGGGTTCCCCGCCTCTATCGGGCGGGGGAGAATGCCGCACCACTGCATTCGGGTCTTTCGGTTTCCTGTCCCAAAATTCCGCAAAACGGTTTTTTAACTGACGTTTCAAGGTATTTTAGGAAAGGAAACATCTAAGGAATCCGATTGGAGTAAGTGGTATGAGAATGCTTCATAGAGCGGGGGCAACGCTGTCCGCCTTTATCGCCGCAACGCTAATCCTAGCGGGGGGGGGGTATCTCCTCGGCCAATGCCGAAGAAGTCCCCGCCACACAATCTACCGATAATGGGGTTTCCCAGCAAAGCTGGAATCCGCCAAGCGACGCGACCATACATGATTCGCTTACAGGCGATGATGCGAAAATCACCGACGTATCCACAGTCTCGAAGACCACGGGAACAGCACCATTCGACAAAGACGACAATCCCGGAGACGATTCAAGAGTTGATAACAGCATCGTCCGCTCCTACGATTCCCTGAACTACACCATCTCCTACACCATGGCGTCAAAGAACAGTAAAGATTACTACAAGGACGCCAGAATCAAATTCAAATTCTCCATGCCGTTCGATACAGGCGTGGCTGAGTTCTCCACCAAGGAAATGCTTTGGATGGACACAGCCGCAGGATACGGATACAAGGTAGGATATGAGGATGTCAAAGGTGCTAAATACCAGACGTTGACATGCTGGCGTCACGTCAATGGGACAAAGGATAATCCGACCGTCGTTCCGGGCATGGCTACCGTCAATCTGCCCATCAACGTGTATGGCGCACCTAATGGAACCAAGATTCAGCCGACCGTCCAAGCCAGTATGGAACACAATACTGATAGCGAGGCAGTCACCAAACAGTTGGAAACCGTCACCGTCAGCGCCGCGCCACGATGGAACATCGAATTGGCGAGCTTGAAACGAATCCAATCCGGCACATACGATTTCGGGGAGTCTGAGGACGGTGACGCCATAAACAAGACGGCGGGCAAAGTGACCGGAGTCCTCTCCCATCTGACCATCAACGTGGCGAACACCTCCACCGACCATGCAAAAGGCGTCAAAGGCTTGGAGGCCACTAATGAGCCGGTCACGTTCGACGTTAAAATCTCAAACCAGTGGAGAAGGCAAGGCGCTTCCACGCCTATAGCCAACCAGCCGAATTCTTTGCAGCCATTGGCTTGGAGCATCGCCAACGGCAGCCTCAGCTGGTTGGCAATATTCCACAAATACCCGTCGGACAGAAGCAATACGAAAGAAGCCGAAACTTTCAACTCCCACAAGAAAAACGACTATGCCAGCGAATGGAAAATGACGCAGGAAACCAAAAACGGCTACATCATCCTGCATCTCACCGTATCGCATCTAGACCAATATTACGACCCCTACAACAAAGACCAGCAGAACGGCATCCTCAATTGGGCGTCCGCAGGCATCGACCTCGTGAATCCCACTAAAATCAACAATAAGAATCTGGCCGACCAGTACGGAAGTGACCTGAACCTTCAACAGGATGTTTGGGATATGAACCTTCAAGCATCCAGTGTCAGTGGCATTAAAGCCAAATCGGCGCCGTCGGACTCTTCCAATCAGTCGATAATCTCAGATGATGAGACTGGGGTGAGTATTCCGCTTTACGTGTCCGGAATGGACTCCGAATATAATCAAGGTATAGAGTATGGGTGCGCCGGATGGGAATGGCAGGACAGTCATACAAAGGACTCCTCCTGTATAGTGTTCCGGCAAGAAGGTTCCAGTGTTCACGATGGTTCCGACGTTGCCGTGCGCGGCCAAAAAGTCATGCTGGCCTCCCACATAAGTTACTCTCAGAACAAAACCAATCTGCCCGTCATCAGAACCCGACTCATGAAAATCGATTCAACAGTGCTTGACCCCTATGAGAACGCTTCCACATGGAATCGGTCTGCTATCGGTGACGGAAAGAACATCTTCTCCGAAAGTACCTTGGCTTATGGTGTCAAAAAAGACGGGAAAGCATGGTCTTCCGACACTGAACAGGCAAAAGCTGGAATCAGCGACCTGAACTATTACAATTCCATCAGCGAGGCAAAGAAACACGGCGAAATCGTAGCCATTCTCGCCACGTCATACAATGCCGCACCATATAACTCGACTTGGATGGAAGGCAACGAAGGTATTGGACGTGATTTTTTCGGACTGGACGTCCAAGTCAAAACCGGACGTGAAATCATCAACAAGACCGCCCAATATACTGTGCAAAGCCTCATGTGGACACGTAAAGACTTGGCCGCAAAAGCCGGTCTCGACGCCGACAACGCATCCAATAAGGATTGGGCCAATTGGATTAGCAAAAACAAACTTGACCCGGCAGAACTCGTCAAACAAGTCGCTCCGACCGGACGAGTGGACAGTACCCCATACCAGAAGGCAAAATGGGATGACGTCCAAGGATATGTGGGCGGAGACACAGCCGACAGGCATTACGGTGACAGCCTCCACATCGTGGCGGAAATCGCCCAAGTCTCCAAAAGCACAGACCAAAGCGACGGGAACAAAGGCTCCAAACAAACCTACGACATCGACAACGGACAACGCTACGTGGACTGGAAACTGGATTTAAACATGGCATCCAACCCGTATGGGCGGAATACCGTCGATACCAAAACGGATATGACTGTCACCGACACACTCCCGTCAAAACTCCATTATCTTCCATCGACCGCATATTTGGGCGGAGACTACAAGGAGAACACTCCAAGTCAGGGAAACGTAGACAATGGCACGAGAATCGAACCGAACGCCATACTCAACGCAGACGGAACCACCACTCTTGTCTGGCATTTGGACAATATCGACACGTCCAAACAGTATACAATCCACTATTCGACCAGCATCGGTGACGCAACCGACCCGGACAATGATGTGGTTAACGCGGAACAGTTGACGAACAAGGTTTCCGTTTCCACTTATCGTTCTCCGGTCAGACCGAAAATGGATTTGACACATTCCGAGTACACCATCAAAATCAGTCGTTTGGAACTGACCACTTTGGCTATCAAGGCTGACCCGTTGGTGAATGAGGTCAACTCGGCATTGCATTGGAAGAGTATCAAAACCAACAATCTCGAAACGCCATTGTCCAATCCGATAGCCACGGCCATCATGCCGAACACCGCCAATAAGCTCAGCTCCTATCAAGGCGATTGGGTCTTGACAGGATTGAAGGTTAGTGTCCGCAACGGCGCACAGCTTGGTGACGGCCATCTGGTCTATTCCACCGATAGCAAGTATCTGACCACAGACCCAAGCGCCATCAAGACCGCAGACGTCAAGGGTTGGAAGACTCTACCGTTCAACACTGCTACAGGCATAGCGTCTATCTCGCAAAACCTGCGCCCTACTGCTTGGGCATGGGTAGGCGATAAGCCTTTGTCCGGTGGTGCGAGCGTCATCTTCGACATAACCGTGCAACCGTCAGACAACCGCCCGGCCAACCTGTATGAGGTTCGTTGGGGAGACGGTTTCAACAAGACCGATGCGGACGCTACGGTAGTGCAACGAGTGGTATCAGGTATCGCATGGTATGACAAGAATGGTAACGGTATCCGCGAGGATTCCGACGCTCTTGCCTCCAATGTGACCGTTACTTTGACTGATTCCAACGGAAAAACCGTCATGGGATATGATGGTAAAGCTTTGACTACCGTGACAGGCAAAGACGGAACCTACCGTCTTGTCGGCGTTCCCGCTGGCACTGGATATCAGGTTAGATTCTCTCCAGACAGGAGGGATTCTTGGTTGAAATTGAAGACCACAGTCAAGAATGCGAAAGGTTCGGTAAAAGCTACCAACAGTTCCGCAGACCCGATTTCAGACTCCGCTGGAATGAAGAGCGCTTACATCAAGTTGAGTGATTTCCCATCTCCTTCTCAGATGGCAAGCCCGGTATATGAGGACGTGTATGAGAATTGCGGCATCATCCGCGTTGTGATGCCGTACTTGGAAACTCCCATAGCATCCATGCCGTTTACGGGAGGCCGATTGTTGTTGGTTCTTGCCGCCATCTCCAGTCTGTCGCTTGTTGTCGGCCTCGTCTTGTTGAGGCCGCAAAAGACGGGTAGGAAGCATTAATCCTTCCCGATGGGAAGAGGGTTATCGGATTGCTTTCGACATCTAAAGCCGGAGGCAATCCGTTTTTCGCACATCGACCGGCTTGGAGGAAGCTAATCCGAGGCTGGATTTCTCGGCATGTCTACAACCACGGCGCACCCGTCCGACTGCATGAACCCGTACACGCGGTCTTCCGTCCACAGGTGGAGCTGTTCGGAATGGAATGCCACGTTCGGGTCATCGAACCGGCATTTCCACTGTTCCACTGTTCCTGTCACTTGGACGATGTCTTTCGGCTTGTTGCCGTTGCCTCGCAGTGCCGCTTTCATGTCACCGGCAAGAGTGCATTCCGTACCGTAGCGGATTGTTTTCACCACATCCTCGTTGCGTGGGTTCGGTTCCGGCTCGTCTTCGGCGGGAATGTATGCGACGTAGAGGAGAAAATTACCGTCATCATCCTGACGGATTTCAGTCGAGAAAACGCCCTCCGGATATTCGTCCGAATCGACCAGTGAGCGGACGCGGAACGAGGAGTATTGATGATTGCCGTCCTGCGTGTCGATACGACGCATGATGTTACGGATTGTCCGTTGGCTGTCAGATTTGGCGACAAGCACGTATTTGCGGGGATTGCGTTGGCAGGTTTCCGATTGTGGCCAATATTTCACCGCATATTTTGGTCTTCGGATTTCCCTATGCCCGGGCAGGTGTTCTAAATCGTATATGGACTGGGTTTCCGCTTCGACCATGTTGTTTCCCCTTTTTTTGGGATGGATGCTTCGAGTTTGCAACCGGATTTGTTTGAGGTTGTTACCTTCATGGTAAGGGGTTTAGTTGAGGTTGCGACAAGTTTTGCGGAAAGTCGGTCGAACGGATTTTAGGCCGCAATCCCCTTCCGTAAGGGAGGGGTCTAGGCTGTCACCTGTCTTGTTTTTCTCCAGTATTCGGTCAGTTGGTTTTGCAATCCTTCGCCGTCGTGGTTGCGTCGGTAGGCGTCCGTATGTTCACGCCATGATGCCATCGCAGTCAAGATGTCGTCGGATACGCCGTTGTTCGGTTTGTCGCATTTTCCGCAGCCGACGGACCATAGGCCGGACGTATGGTCCCATGCGCATTCGGGCGGCCTGCCGCAGTGTGGACAGTCGGGCGTGTCCTTGACGGCGGCCACGGTCTTGCGCCAGTGCCTGTCGAAGTCGTCCGCCATCTCCTGCGCTCTGTCGCATGGGCGTAGCCCCTGTAGCAATGGTTCGAGATTGCATGGACTGGCATGGTGTACGGCGAAGCCCCAGCGTCGGTCATCGCCGGTCTCGATGATGCGGACAAACACCGGCCCGCCGCAGAACGGGCAATCGGGTTCCGCCTGAAACGTCGTGGAACGGCCGATTTTTTCGAGGATGTCCGCGTTCTTCTTGTTCTTGGTCTCCGTCAGCCATTCGCAGAGCGCTGAGTGCAGGTCCACGTCCCAACAGGATGCGCACCGGCATGTGGCGGTGGGGAACGTCTGGCGTCCGATGCTTTTGCTTGACACGTGCGGGCACTCCCCGCAGTTTGGGCATTCGAACGCCAGTATCCGTTCGTTCGCCTCCCCCTCCCTGCGGATGACGCCGTCGTGATAGTCGGCGCATTGTTCGACGGTCGAAAACCATGCCCGCCCGTTCGGCAGGTCGTAGTAGTACCAGTGGAGGTCGCAACCGTTCTCGCATGCCAGTCGCACCGCATGCCAGCCCAATAGCGGCGTGTGACGTACTGACAGTGTCAGCCGACCCCGGCAGTCCGGGCATGGGGTTTTGAGTTCGATGTGTTGAGTCAATTGGACGCCTCCTTGGCGGCGTTTGCCCAGTCGCAGGACAGTCCGCCTTTCCTATAGTCGGACATTACCGCGCATGTGACGTGCCGTCCGTCGTGCAGCGTGAGTTCGCATTCACCGATGCCGTTGTCAATGGCGGAGTTACTGGTGCCGTAGTCGGCGCAGCCGGTGACGGTCTTCTCCGACTGGGATGCCGGTGTGTGTCCGTTTTCCTGTTCCGATTCGTCGGCCACTTCGTCGCATCCGGCGCACATCAGGCACATGGGTACCAGCAGTAATGCCAATAGTCTTCTCAATCTCGCTCCTTGTTTCGCGCGTAGGGGTCGTCTATGACGCCAAGCTCCAGCAACAGGTCGTAGGCGGTCATATCGGTCTGAAGCCTGTGTCCGCCGTAGCAGGGCGGTAGGTTACATGTCTGGCTGTCGTCCGCGTCGCTCCACTCAAACACGATTTCGTCACAGTCCAATTCCACGTCGATGTCCGCATTGTCGGCCATGAGGCCGCAATCCTGACAGCGGCACATGCCCTGTATTTTCCTCATGTACTTCGGGTCGGCCATTATCCTATTCCTTTCTTTCCGACTGTTCGAGCCGTCCGCCACACATGGGGCAGAACATGGGGATGGTCTCATACTCGTCCCGCATGAGCCGCCCAGCCCCGTCAGTCATGAGCGTGCGCACGCGGAACACGGTCAAGCAGCATGGGCATTCGACCGCATCCACCGGATTGCATTCGGAGACGAGCGGCATCGGATTGGCTTCCGGGTTCATTTCGTCGTCACCTTCATCGGCTTGCCGTTGTGGTCGTAAAGCCATACCCTGTCGCCGGATGCGACCAGCAGGCTCAGGTCGTGGGCCTTTCCTTTCGCGTCCACGTATTCGCACTCGTACCTGCCCTGACCGGGCATGTACTTGGAGTCGAGGATGGTCGGGCAAGACAACGCCTCCAATCCGGCCTGTCGCGCCACCTGTTCGGTGAACGTGGTGTCCTTCGGGAGAACGAGAAGACCGGGATTCAACGTCAGGAGCAGTCCGAAGCCGCACACAAGGGCCAGACACATGACGAATTTGGTGTCCTCCAGCAATGGCTGGGCGTCCCGTGGGATACGATGCGTCGCGCGAAGCGCCAAGCGTCTGCCCGCCCGCCAGACGACGCCCAACACGGCGAAAACCAGCACCGTGGACAATGCCGCCATATATATGGCGTCCCCGAAACTGTTGTGGGAACCGTTCGCCCACTCGGTCAGGTCAATCATTTCATTTCCTTTCCTTGATTGTCGTAGAGTCCCACTTTGTTGTCCGCCGTCACGATGAGCGTCACGTCCTTCAGGGCCGAATCGTCCCTGCCGTCCGAGACGGTGCATCGGTAGGTGCCCGCATCGGGCAGAGCGTCCTTCGTGGACATGACTGCTGGCGAACATGAGAGATTGCGCACGCCGAACTCCTTCTCGACCTGAGTGGTGAAGACGGCTGGCTCAGGGGAATCCTCCATCCAAATCGGGTAGAAGTTCACAACCCATATGCCAGCTAGGGTTACGATGACGGCTAAACCGCAGAAAAAGGTCAGAACGGTGCCGTTGCTTTCCAATAAGAGGGAAAGAGCAAGGACGACGAGAGCCGCCGTGCCACCCACGACGAAAACGAGATAATTGACATCCGACCTGCTGTAGTCGTTCCACGCATTGGCCCAAGCAGAGAAGTCCTTCACCATCTAGTCCTTTCCTACTGGTTTCAACGCCTTGCCGTCTGCCTTGTACAGGCCGACCTTGTCTCCCTTGATGTGGACGGTCAGTTCGGTGCGTTGATCGTCGGTGTAGGCGACGCACTTCCAGTCGCCGTCGTCAAGGCTCGACTTGGGCAGGCTTGGGCTGTCGGTAAGCCCGTGGCTCGTGTTTTTGCAATCGCCTATTTCGTCCAGCCCCCACGTTCTCTCGATTTGCGTGGAGAGCGCGGGTGGTTTAGATACGTGGGCGTCGTTGTGGGATGGCAGGAAGGGTGATGCGAGCAGCAATGGGACGCCCAGAAGGCCCGCCAGAAACATCGCCGCGCTCGTCATGACCAGTTTGTCCGACTCCGAGGTCAAGCGAATGAAGGCTCCGATAATACCGCCTATCGCCATTATCAAGCCGATGTTGAAGCACATGGCGGCGGGAGTGCCGGGGGTGGGGTCGCCGGGATTGGATTCGGCGTATGCGTCCCACATGGCCGCCCATTTAGAGAAGTCAAGCATGGGTTCACTTCCGTTCCGCCAATAGGCGGCAGTAGGTGGCCGCCCATCCGAACGCGTCCATCCATCCCTCCCGGTACTGGTTCGGAATGTCGTCTCCGATAGACCGGTCGGCCTTGCGGAGCTTGGTTTCGAACGTGTCAGCCAAGTGTTCCAATAGAACGGTCTCATTCTGCTTGTTCATTTTTTCCACCTTCATCGGGTTTTCCGTGTTCCGCCGTATCGTCCATGAGCATGTCCTGACAGTGCTGGATTGCCCGCGTGTAGGCGTCGAACCCGCCGTATCCGTCGCTCAGGCCGTCTTTGGCGCGTTCCCATTCCCTGTCGGCCTCGTCTCCGAGCCATTCAATGACCTCGCCCAATGTTTCGCTTCGCACGCTCACTTGGCGTCCTCGTTTCGCCGCTGTTGTCTGACTGTCTTGCGTTCCACCCATTCGCCTAGTTCCTCGTCCGTGATGCCGTTTTCTTTTTCGAGCCGCATCACCCAGCGTCGCACGTCCTCCGCCGCGTCGGCAAGCCCATCCAGACGCTCCTTTTCGGTGTTGTAGCGCAGGATTTTGCTGACCGCTTTGATGAGCGCTGCGCCCGCTCCGACCGGAGACGGGTGGCGAGTGCGATTGTCACATCCTTTGATGTCGTACATGTGTTCGAGCAGCCATAGGCAGATGAGCACGTCCGCCATCTCCTCGACCATGTGGGAGCGTGTCCCGTCCGTCAGCCCGTCGCGCTTCCGGTCATCGTATGCTTCGATAAGCTCGGCGCACTCCTCCATGCAGACGACGCTCTGCTTGGTCACGCCGTAATATTCAATGCTTTTAGACCACACTGCGTCAAAATATTCAGGACGTTTATAGACTTCCTCAATGGTCGGATGCTCACTCATTTTGTCATCTTTTCCTTTCGATTCTTCGGGTTCGACGAAGCCGTTGCGCCAGCACGGTCGCCGCATGTGCTTCTGTCTGATGCCGTTGACGCGGCGAACATACGGGTCGGTTACGATTTGTCCGCCTTTTCAATCCACCAAATCGCATCTTCGAGCTTCCAGTACATGTCCGCATGATGGTCGTGCAGGAACCGCAGGTCGTCAGCGTGCTGTTCGACCCATTCCGGGTGCGGGCGGGTGTCGTTCGTGCTTTGAACGGTCGGATAGGCGATTTTACATACGCACAGCCAGTAGGGAGGTTGCAGTCCGTCCTTGGGTTTCCAGTCGGACGGTTCCGAATACCGTTCCTCTAACGTCAGGTAATTGGACACCCATGCGGGCGATAGTCGAGGCCACACCTGCTCAAACAACAGCACGCCCAGTGCGATGCCCAGTAGCAGTCCGACACCATTACCTGTCGAAGGCTGGTCCGCAAGCTTGCATGCAGCCCACAGGCCGACGACCGGTAGCAGGAGGCTCACGGTCAGGTAGGGGACGCACTTCCGTGATTCACGCGAATCCTTCGCATGGTCGAACATGGTGAGCGCCACGAGAAGAAATACGGACATCCCCACGCCGAAGAGCAGCCCACACCACAGCGTGCGTATCACATCCTTCAGGAACGCTATCACGGCTGGCGTCAGCAGTATTCGCCAACCGCCCGTCAAGACAATGAGCAACACGAGGGCTGGCAATGCGGACAAGAATATCAGCAATCTCTTGCGGAAACCGCTCAACGTTCCTGCCCCGCAATCCGCTCGAAACCCAATCTGGACGCAAGCCGTTTCTTTTCCTCATCCGATAGGAATTCGACGGCCGACCGCCGTCGGTTGGCGAGCCAACTCAGGCAATGCCAGCAGTCGATACGTTCCGAATCCGCGTCGCGGAGCCATTCAGCCAACCCGTCGTATGGCTCGAACGTTTCCGGCACGTCGGACAGCCATTGGCGAATGATGGTCTTCCAATCCCAACCGTCCGTCCAATGGTGATGCCAAGGGCGAGTGACGGTAATGGTCGTATCGTCCGCCTTCCGAACGGTCATACGGCATTCGTAGTCGTCACCGCCAATGGCCGTGACGCGCAGCCAATCGTTCATCACAGCGGCCTCCCCGTTTCCACCTGTTCCAGCATGTCGAAGCATTCGTCACGCTCCGTCCGGGTGGCGGAACGCAATAGGTCCGCCAGTCCGGTCGGCTCGTCCTCATAGACGTTCTGCCGTATAAGGCTGATGGCCTCCCAATCCTCGAAGATTTCCGGCGACGGGTCGGCCCTGCCGTTCAGCCAGTCCACGACCCGCATGCCGGTCTCGTCCAATCGACCGTAGTCCACATGTTCGGGCAGCTGTTCCAGCACGTCCAGCCACCCGTATTGGAATAATCGGCCATCGCATTCGTCGGAATCGACCAGCAGATAGTCGGATGTGAGCGGCAGCGGCACGCTGGCCGTACCGTCATCGTCTTGAAGCACGTCCACGATGAGACGCATGTTCGGTCTGTCCGCTGTCCAACCGGATACGCGCACGAACGCCCGCTTCGGCTTACGGTCGCGCGCGGCCATGAGACGGCATACGTGCGACAGGCGCATCCAATCCAAGCCTGACAGGTTCAACCCGTCCAAGCCGTGCAGCGTATGTTCGGTGGGACGCGCGTCGTGTGCGCCGTCGTACTGGTATTCGATATCCACGCCGTTGACGTTCAAAATGTTTCCTCCGTTCCATTGAGCGTGGCTTCAAGCATGAGCCGCGCCCATTCGCGCCACTTCTCCTTGCTTGTCTGCTTCACCTTGTCCCACGCCTTCAGGTTGCCGTAGGAGGAGGTGGAGTGTGCGGAGAGGAAGTAGCCGGTTTCGGCGGCACGTTCCACCTGCCCGTTCGAAGGCTCGTGTTCGGGAGGGAGGATGCCGTACTCTCGGATAATCTGTCTGGCAGTGCAGTCCGTGCGTTGAATCCTTCTCAATAGTTCGAGCGGACTGCCCGCCCCCTCCACCAGTCGGAAAGCGACTGGCGTGAACCTTGGGTTCTCGTCTTCCGCCAGCGGCTCGTTGTCGAACCGTTCCATGAGACGGTACGCGTCCTCCACTTGCTCGAAACCTCCGTAACGGAGAATTCGAGCGGCCTCGCTTTCCGGCCAGCGCAGCGCATACAGCAGCATGGTCGAATCCATCCATTTCAATCCACGTTCGCGGGCAATCCGTTCCATGCTACAGATGATGTCCTTAACGGTCTTGTACGTCACCTGAAACCTCCCCAGTCACGGATGCGACGTCCTGCATCACGTAGGCGATGTTCGACTCAGGAACGAACATGTAGTGTCCATCGAACGTACTAAGTATTTTGCAATCGGACTGCGGAAAACCATTGGTGGTGGTGACCACGGTGCCGTCCTTCAACACCCACCGGTACAGCTTGGCGTCGTCGGGAATGGGATACGCCTTCGGATAGGTCGTCAGGAGGGTTTTCTCAAACCTGTCTCCAGCCGGGTTGATGTACACCGGGAAAGCGTTGTTGAGAACCGTCCGCCTGAACAAACGCTCATGGTACCTTCCATCCCTGTCGTATTTGATGACCAGCACACGGCTGGCTGTCCATTTTTCAGTATTCATTTTTTCTCCTTCATTGGTTTGTGAACTATCCCAGTATAGCAGATAATATTGCCATCGTTTTTGGTTTGCGGCTGGTTTCGTTCAGTTCAACGCGGCTTCGAGCATGAGCCGAGTGTAGGAGAGATAATCCACGCCGACCTGACGTCCACGGTTAAGGCTGACGGTCTGGGCTAGGTTGACGCCGGTTCTTGACGCCGCCTCGACCTGCTTCCGAGTGGGTTGATGTTCGGGCAGTTCGATGCCATGGGCGCGGAGCAGGAGTTCGACATGACTATCACGTTGCACTTGGCGTAACACTTCCACCGCGTCGTGGGCATCGTGCAATATGTGACGGCTGGGAGAGGACAATACCGGGTCTTCTCCCATTTTCAACGGACGGTTCGGAATATCGGACATGAGGAGCCGGATTTCCGAGGATTCCAACCCGTGTCCCCGAAGTATCGAGCCTACGAGTCCATCGTTCCGGTAAAGCGCATACAGCAGGTGGGCTTCTCCGGCCTGACTTTGATGGCGCGACTCGGCGGCGGATAGTGCGGTGTCGGCCAGTGAATCCATCAAAGCCTGTATCTGTTCCTTCAAGGTGGTGGACGTGTCCATAGTTTATTTCCTTCTTTGCCTGAAAACTCTTTATGTGTGAACACATCCACTATAGCATAGTTTGAGTCTAGTAGTCCAGAAAAGCCTCCAATTCGACCTCGATGGTCAACCGGTTCAACGATTCGACCGCATGAGTCAGTGGCCGTTCTCGAAGGTAAAGTCCCAGTTTGATGACGCGAAGGTAGTATGCCTCGAAGGCTTTCCGACTGTCGAACCAGCCTTCTCCCACATAGTTGGCCGTTTCCGGCATCCCGTCAGGAACGTTGACGCCAAGCTGGGCCAATACCTCGCGGAACGCGCCCGTATGGTCGGTGAAGGTGTCGTCCAAATCGACGGCGATGAGTTTTCCCGTGTTCCGGCTAGTCGAATCACTGTAACCCTCCTCGACTTTCTTTCGTGCGATTTCCAGAAGCTCCTTGGCAATTTCAAATATCCGTCGCGTGTGCCGACCGTTTCAGCCCGCTTCCAGAAGAAATCCTCATCGGGAGCCGCGCCGTAGGTCTTCTCCCATCGCGGGATTTCGTCAGCCCACATGAGATGTTTCGCCACGGCCTCCACCTCCTCCCCGCAAGCGGGGTGGAGACGCCCGTTCATCGTTTTTGGTTTGCGGAGGCCTCGTCCTTTAGGGCGGGGAGGAAGCAAACCGTCCTCGTTTCACAGATTGATATAATATAATGTGAAACATGGTCAGAAGGCATGCGTGCAAGCGGGCGTACAGGTTCCGCTTCTACCCGACGCCTGAGCAGGAACAACTGCTCAGGCGCACGGTCGGCTGCTGCCGAAAGGTCTACAATCTCGCGTTGGAAGCCCGCTCCGTCGCATGGACGGCGGAGCGCAGGAGCATCACCTACGTCCAGACCAGCGCCATGCTCACCCAATGGAAGAAAACGGCTGAATACTCGTACATGAACGAAGTGTCCTGCGTGCCGCTGCAACAGGCGTTGAGACACTTGCAGACGGCGTTCTCCAACTTCTTCAAGCAGACCGGCGACTATCCGAGGTTCAAGGCCAAATCCCACGGCGGAAGCGCCGAATACACTCGAAGCGCGTTCAAATGGGACGCCAAACGCAACGAACTCACGCTCGCCAAGATGCGCGAACCATTGCCGATACGATGGTCCAGAACACTGCCCCGCAAGACGGAACCGAGCACCGTGACCGTAAGCTTGGACGCAGCCGGACGATGGCACGTCAGCATCCTCGGGGAGGAGACCATCCGCCCCCTCCCCACCCGAAAGAACGCCGTCGGAATCGACTTGGGCGTGGACAGCTACGCCGTCACCAGCGACGGCGAGACCATAGCGAACCCACGCCACTACAAGAAACTCGCCCAACGGCTCGAACGGGAACAGCAGGAGCTGTCCCGCAAGACCAAAGGCAGCAACAATCGTCGGAAAGCCGCCCTCAAGGTGTCCCGCACCTACGCCAGAATCACGGACATGCGCCGTGACTTCCTCCACAAGTTGAGCACGAGGATAATCCGCGAGAACCAAACGGTGGTACTCGAAGACCTCAACGTGAAGGACATGGCCAGAAGATGCGCGCCGAAACCCGACCCGGACAATCCGAACCATTGGCTCCCCAACGGCCAGTCCGCGAAAAACGGGCTGAACGGAAGCATCATGGACGCCGGATGGTCGGAGTTCCGTCGAATGCTCGAATACAAGGCCGAATGGTACGGGCGACAGCTCATAACCATCGACAGGTATTATCCGAGCACGCAAATCTGCTCCCACTGTGGGGCGAAGACCGGGCCGAAGGGCATGTCCGGTCTCAAGGTCAGGGCATGGACGTGCCCGGACTGCGGAACAACCCATGACAGGGATTTGAACGCAGCCGAAAACATCCTCGCCGCAGGGCTTGCGGTTAGCGTCTGCAAGGACGGCAGAACCGGAACCAAGGTCTCGCATTAGCGTCCCCTCCTTTCTTGTCTTGTCGTATCGAACAGAAACCCGAACCGTAAGATTCGGGAATCCCCCGCATTCATGCGGGGGAGGATGTCAAGGTGAATGCGCGGCCCTCCAACCAACCCGACTCACTATCTGAACATCCACCAAGCGAACACATCAGAACCGCCACAACCAGCACGAACGCCGGACGGAAACCCTTTTTAAGACAATTCCTCAACACAAAAATCCTCTCAATCTGACTACCGGGACACCACGTGAGCTTCACCCTTATATGGGTCAAGCGTCAAATACTGGTCGAGACAAATGGACGGGAACCCGTCACCATCCGACAGAAACGGACGATGACGCCAATCATACGAACTCCAACCCGCCTTCACGCGGGCATTCAACCCATCCAACATCACCGAACGGAAACCCGGCCTACCATCCCGCTCCAACCAGCAGATATCATACTCACGCCCACACAGGCGCTCGCTGACCACGCGCGGAGTGGTGGTACCATCCGAACGGAGTTGCAGATACCTCAAATGCGAATCTAACGGAGTCCAATCCGCCAATCCGAAACGGTGACGGCCACGCTTATCCGTATACGCGCACAATCCGGCGTCCACACGCAACGTGTCACCCAACCGAATCGTCATCAGCCGGTCGGCGGAACCATTATGAGGCTCGATACGGTCGGGACGGATAACAGTGTTCTTCACAAACGTGGCAAGCCAAATATGCGAGTCGATAAGCGTCTGAGAACCATCCGAATTCACCACATGCGGAAACATCAGACACAGGCGGGACACATACCCGTTCGATACGCTCGTCTCCTCACAGTCAGCCACCACGCCTTCCACCGTGTAACGGTACGCGCCGTCCACAGTCTTATGCTCCAAATCCAACAGGTTACGACGCTCGCTTCTGTCGGTTCGTTCCACGTAGCTTTCGAAGAAACGACGGTAGTCCAAGCGGAGTTCGTCGGCCTCCTCCTTGGTCTGGATACGGTAACGCAATCCGATAAGGGAACGCCATCCGGTGTTGCGCCCCGCGCTCTGACGGCGAAGAACCTTCCTCCCATCAGGCGCGGTGGTCATTCCGATAAGCATGTCGGAACGTTCATCCGCCTCCTCGATGAGCGCGTCCTTTAAAGCGTCCATGGTCTCAGGGGAGGGAATGAACGGATTCTCCCTCCCGTACACAGCCGTCTTGTCGAACTTGGACATTTCAGTTCAAGTCCCTCCAACCGATCACATACGCGTACTGGATGCGCGGGTTCCCTTCAATATTGGCGGACTTGCAAGCGTCAAGCACGTTTTTCAGATACTCCAACCCATCAGCCCCGTCCGACATTTGACCGAGCAACGGCAGGACACCACCGTCCACATCACACACCAGACGATAACGGATTCGGGAACCGGAATCCACACAACCATTGTCATGTCCGCGTATCTGCTTGAGGATGACGCGGATTGCCTCGACGGAAGGAATAGCATCTGACAACGGACGGCTGGAATCCCACACGGTCAACGCACTGATTTCATCCAACCGTTCACTCAACTTGTCCAATTCCCGCAACGCCTCACCGACGGCAATCTTCACCGACTGTTCCCGTGCGATATTGGAGTCATGCGCTCGCAGTGATTCATGGAACCGTTTTTTCGACTCGTCGTCCATGTTGGATTTGTCGATAAGCTCCTCGATTGGCGTGGGGCCTAAGTTTCGAAGCGCGTCCAGCAGATACTCTTCATCCGGATTCTCTTCAGCTTTGTTCTGGCCGCTCATTTGACAGCCTTCCCGGACGGCTTTACGGTCGGCTTGACCGAAGTCTTGACGGTCTTGCCAATCTTCTCAAGATAAGCTTCCAAAGCCTTGACAGCCGCCTGTTTCGCCAACACCATGGCGACATCCTTATCGGACGCCGTGGCATGCCAACGCATGTAGTTTTCCGGCTTGTCGCCGTCGGACAACAGATAGGTGGCACTGACCTTCGGCTTGCTTTCCTGCAAGTTCGTCTGGGTTTCCGAAGCAGTGACCTTCACGCACTTGTTGGGAGTGTTTTTGCCGGTCTTGACCTTATCCCAGTCGATAAGCGCTTCGGCCCGCCATGCGCTGTTCTTCGCGCTGACCAGAGTGACGGTCGCGCCGACATGCCACTGGTCTTCACCGTCATGCTTGTTGTGTTCTTTGACGATGGCTTCGGCCACGTTGCGGGCACTGCACTCGTATTTGATTTCGCCCTTGCTGGTGACGACGTGGGTTGCGTACTTGTCCTGTTCGTAGATTTCGATACCCAATGCTGATGGTTCCTTCTGGTTGTGATTGGTGTAAACGGGTGTCGTGTTTGACTCGACCCGTTTTTATGTGGACACTGCCAGTATAACAAGAGTAGAAGGTTTAGGCAACATAGGAGGAGGGGTCTGATTACCAAGACAAGAACGGGAAAGAATAGGTTTCGGGGAGTCCACCGTTATTCCTTTCCGAGAATCCGGTTGGCGAGTTCGGGCACTTCCTCCCATGAGTTGAAGCTTGCTCCCTTGTCGTATTGTTCCAACCGTTCGCACTGCTCCACGTTGTAGCCGTGGCGTTTCGCCAAGACGGGGAGTCCTTCTCGTATGAGCGTGTCCAACATTATGGGATTGTCTTCAACGTACAAGTCGGCTTTGAGCAGGTTCTTCTGCTTGAGATGACAGTATGGGATGTCTCGACGTGACGGCGTATATGAGTATCCGATGCTGGTAATGGGGTCTTTCTCATACCAGTCTTTTTCAGCCATTCGCCTGATGTCCGAGGCGAATACGGCGTCACCTTCCGTATGTCGCAGGTCGTCCAGATTACGACGTGGACATAAGTTATGATTCTGGCTTGTGTCGAAATTCATGGCTATCATCCACCGGCGTGTATCATCACGGTCGTCGTCACGGGAGGTGACGAATAGGAGACGATTGTCTTCCGACATGCCGATTAGCTTCAACAACGCTTCCATAGCATGTGGATACATGTGTTCACGTAAATAGAGTCCCGCGTTCACCGACCAATGATGCCATTCACGGAATTCCGCATGGGTTTCGAACCAGCCTTCACAGGCGAAACTGTAGTCGGTTGGTTCGGGAGCGTTGAACGGTTTCTTCTGTAATTGGCTGATGCAATCCTTGAACGCTGTCGTATAGTCTACGAGAGTGTTGTCCAAGTCGATGGCGATAAGCTTATAGGTTTTCCCTTTTTCGGGCGGATATTGTTCCTCGTCCAATCCAAGCATGTGTAAAAGGTCGAGGAACGCTTTGCATTGCGGCAGTGGTTTGCCGTCTAGTTCGGCATGAACGATTGGGTCGTCATTGGATGGAAGTGGACAGGTATCCGACCAGAACAATCGATGTACTTCGTTGGGCGTGTTGAACTCCCATTTGATGTGCTTGCCGTCACAGTTGACGGATTCGAAATTGAGCATGTTTTTGGCCTTTCAAAATATGTGAACATGCCCACTATAGCATAATCTGGCTGTCAGGCCCAAGGGTTCTCCACACCCAACAACAGATTCAAGGGCATTACAGCCTCCCACAGCATAGGTTTGCAACCCCAACCGTATCCGTCACGCCAGATGTACGTGTGCAGTTCACCGAACATCGGAAGTTCGTCCTTGGAACCTTGCCCGCCGGAATAGTAGGGGCTTCGTTCGCTTAACGGCTCGCATTCCTCGACGGCGGGGGCAAGCAGGTCGATGTCGCCGTTATCCAGCAATCGTTCTACTTTCTCTCTAGTGTCGTAATGGTCGAAAAGCATACGTCCCGCGGATTGGATATTCCCGTCGTAAGGGCTGAATATCCAACGGTACAAGTCTTCGCCGTTTCGCATGGCGATGACGCATGGTGCGCCCATATCGTCTTCCTTCCTCCAAAACTTTTTATGTGAACAATCTCAGTATAACATCGGTGATTTTGTTTCAGAAATCACCACCGAAATCCAATTCACCGTTCGCATAGCATTCGATATCGTTCAGCTCATCCTGCATGTCCACCAGTTGCGTCAACTGTCCAACAGCCGAACGGCAACGATTACAGGAGTCGCGAATATACCCGCGAACACGCGGATACTGTCGGAAATGCAATCGAGGATTCACAGTCAGTTCGTCATCGTCCAACACGTCCAACAAGTCGCTATACACATCCAACAGGTGAAAGAGCGTCTGAGTCATGGAATCGGTCATATCCTCATCCTTGTTCACGTATTCGCCAATCTCGTGAACAGTACCCTCCACCATGGTCGCACACTGGTCGAGCATATACGCGTCACGTTTGAATCTACGGAACGGAAGCATTCAGCCGTCTTTCCTTTCTCGATTTCTTTCCAACCGGTATTCGGCAATCCACAATGCCGACACCACAATCCACAATACGCATGACAGTCCGTCAAGGAAACCCCATTTGCCTATGAACAGGCAGATTTCCAACAAGGCGACCAACAGTGAGCATACTATCGTCCCCAAGCGAATCCATCGGGGAGCATACCCTTTGCCGGGATGTTTGCGGGCGCGTCTTCTGTTCCCCGTCCAGACTATCGTTCCAACGATGAACAGGAAGAACGCAACCACGTACAGAGCCGTCAACGCGTCGAAGACACCCTGCTCGCTCATTCCGACGGGTCTTCCAAGTCGGAACCGTCCAAACCGTCGGGCTTATCATCCCAGCGGATAAGAAACAGCCAGATTAACGCGGTGACAATCCAAATGAGTCCGCACATGCCGGAGCTTACGCTACCGAATCGGAAGCACCGAAGGAACTCCACGACGGCTGTCATAATGGAGAATCCCACACATCCAACTCGGACACATCTTGCGACCTTACGTCCCAACAGGTGGGGATGTTGGACGGAGAGGAAGAACAGGAACGACAACAGCAGTGTCACCGAGGAGAACGCCACCACCATAAACGTCAAGACATGAAGCATCACCGGTCATCTCCCGAAACGCCGTCGTTGAAACGTTCCTTGGCCTTACGGAATGTTCCCTTCGTGCTCTTATGCCACAAAGAGTCATCCCAGCTTTCCACCGGCATGGAAAGATATGCTTTGTCGTCTTCGATAAACATGTCCACGTATGGCGTATACGTGTATGAGCTGACGATGCCCGGCAGAGGGTCGGGACGCCATTCGAATTGGCGGAGCATCCTCCATACTTCAACATTGTTCTTGCATGGCTTATACAAGCCGTTCATGGGCATGAGCCAGTAGCCTTTCAAATCGCCTTTGCCTTGGACGGTCAGGGTCTCCTTGGACATGACGGCTTCAACTCCTTCGACGGTTCGCTTGCCATCCGCGTCCTCCTTCCACGCCAGACGGACATGGTGGATGTTTTCGAACCATTCCTCCAGTTCGCGTTGACGCGCGTATTCGCGGCAGTCCTTGCGCAGTCGGTTCACCACGGTCGGATTGTCGCTGGTCAGATATGTTTGCCGCATGACGGCTACCTCCTAGTTTTGCGGAAAATATGTTTCAGGGAATGGGTCAGAACGTGACGTTCGGCAATCCCACCGATTGCAGGAACGGGAACCAACTGTCGAAATGCGGGCTGACAGACCACCAGAACAGCAGAACCAAACCACCCCAGAACAACAGCATGTTCAACAGGCGCAACGGCAGGACGCCCTGTTGCAGACGCCAAGACAATACGAGCACGTTCCAAGACACCGGCTTGCGTTCCCGCTCCCCACGCCACAACAGCCAGCACAGTCCGTTCATGACCATCCACGCGACAAGCAGAATCACGGCGAACATCATGCTCGCGGGAGCGTAGGCGCTGACGGTTCGGACGGTCTTCTGCCACTTGTATCCGGCCTTCTGGACGACGTTCCCGTTGGCGGTGCTCAACTCGGCGGGAATACCGTCGGAAACGTTCGCCCAATAGGAGAATTGCGCTCGGACGATATACCTGTGTTTGATGCTCTGGTCGGCCCATACGCTCATAGGATGGCAGGTCGTCAACGTCAATTCGCGGGAGTCCGGGTTCGCGCCGTCATTGTTCAACACGCTCACGTCGGTCGGAGTAGTGACCCAACCTTCGGTCATCTTGTACACGTACCAGTGTTCGGCAGTTTGGATGACGATGGCGTCACCCGTCTGCAAACGGTCGATGTAACCCAAGTCGCCACCGGTGCGATGACCGGCATAGGCGCTGTTGCCTACGGCTCCGGGCATGACGGTCTGCTCGTAGTGTCCGATGCCCTGATTGTCCAACACGATTTGGTCGGTGCCCTGTTGGATTGCACGCTTCCAACCGGATTCGATTTTCGGAATGTACATCCATCCGATTACCTGCGCGTGAGTCGGGGTGCCATCCACCGGCACTTCGCCCGACTGTGGTTTGGCTATGCGGGTCGTATGCAAGTCGATGTTCTGGTTCAGGCTGACCCTTTTCGAGTTTGCGACCTGAGTGTGGATGGAGTCCAAGTCGTGTCCGAAGAACATCCAGCCGATTTGGGCGATGAGGATGATGACGATGGTGAATATGATTCCGATGGAGCATTGGAGGACATGTTCACCGGTGGGAACCGTGTTGGCTGGCCTGCTTCCGTGTCGGACGTGACTTCCTTTGCGATGCTTTCCCACATGTTTCGAAGTATCGTCGGTTTTGGTTTTGGTGCCTTCGATGATTTCGTTCCAGTCGGGCAGACTGTTTTGATGGCCGGTTTCCATACGTGTGTTTCCTTTTCGTCAGTTGGACTCTAATTGTGGACATATCCAGTTTAGCTGGTTTTACTCTTTGGGGAGTCCAGCATGCGAGACCGGTTTGGTTTCGTTTTTAACGGGCGGGTCTTCTTATGTGAACCGTTCCAATATATCACACGAGGTATCCTCTTATTGGAAGAACAAGCGTTTACGGCAAAGACCGGTAAAAAATCATAGAAAAAACATTTTATCTATTTTTGTGGTTTTGCTGATTTTTCGTTTTTGTAAGCAATTAGAAAAATTCGACACCACAATACTTATGTATCTATTGTTACTTATGTATCTATTGCCGGTGCCCTGAGCCTTACTCCCATAAGGACTTAGAGCACCTACGCGCCCGCAAATGTCTAAAAAATGCCCGCAAATGTCAAAAAACCGTCCTCAAATGTCAACCGGAAAAATCCAGAAAATAAGAAAAATCGACTCTCAAAATCAAAAAATAGACAAAAATCCATAGCAAGGAAAATGCAGACAACCTGCTAAAATCTAAAAAAGAACCCCGTTCTACGGCAATGGAACGGGGCGAAAGCAACCACTAGTGAAAGGACATGGTTACGTGAACAAGGATATCACCAACCCCGGCAATAAGGCAATCTCCTATGCCGCCACACTCTCATCCGTCGTATCCCTGCTCCCCGTCAGAAAACCAGACACGCCATGCATCCACCGGACAAACGGCATAGTGTCCATAACAACCACGCCAAGGAACGGACAGTGGGCTTACGGCAAGATTCCCAGAATGTTCCTTCTCTACGTGCAAACCCTCATCAGGGAGAACTCTCCAATGGTCGATGCCGCCAACAAGACCGTCCACTTGGATGACACCTTCAGCGCGTTCTGCGAGCATTCAGGCATACCGGTTAACGGCAGGAGGGAACAGGTGACTCAAATGCTAGAGAATCTGGGAGGCATGGTAATCCAAGTGACGAACTGGTTCGAGAACGAGAACGGGAAGACCGTACATGATGCCATCAACATCCTCGTGGCCGAACATACGCACATCTGCTTCGACAGGAACTCAAAAGAATACCTGCAAGGCTCATATATTCGGTTCTCCGAACCCATGTGGAACATCCTCAACGAGAATCCGGTACCCCTCAGCAGAGAAATAGCGTTCAATCTGGGCAACTCCGCAAGAGCCTTGGACATATACCAGTGGCTTGCACGGCGAACCTACTACATTGGTAAGCCGGTAACGATTCCTTGGGACAACCTGCAAATGCAGTTCGATTCGGCTGAAACGCCGCCCAATAAGTTTCGAGAGCGTTTCAAGAAGGCGCTTCATCTGGTTCAGGACAATTGGCCAGAACTACGCGTGGAGGTGTTTCCGGACGGTTTGAAAGTGTATCCGTGTCGGAAGTCGTTGGAGTCGAAGCAACGCGCCACCAAAGGAATTCCGATGCCGAAGTCCCCGGCCCAGCCGACCAAGACCGATGTTAAACCGAACGGCAACCCGTTCTGAGCGGCAACCAGTTAAACGAAGACCCCGCACAGTGGCGGGGCCTTCGAATGTCCACACATAAAAAGCCAGACCAAAAGGAGAAAAAGACCAAAAGCCTTTTTGAACTTAGTCGTCAAATTATGAGGCGCCCAACCCACCGGCTGAACGCAACATCAAGTATACGGGATACGGCTGTTTGGTCAAACCTGTATGCGTGTCGAAACCGTTGGAATCATTGGGGTTTCACGCTATCAACCTTCGATTTTCGGACTTGTCGTGGACTGATGTTCTTACTCTTTGAACAGGCATTTTGCGTATTCGTGGACGATAGGCAATACCATATCCTGCAATTCCGTATCGCTTACAGGCTGGGGGAGCCGGGTGTGTTCGGCGGCTTCCTCGAACCGGGACTTGGCGTTCAGAAGCTTCAAATCGTACTGTTCGGGGTCGAAGTCACCATGCCGGATAGCCAATAGTTCCTCTTGGTCGATACCGACACGACTCACCTGAACCTCACCGGACTCCAACAGGACGGCTCCCATACGGTAGACGCGCAACGCGTGGGCCATGGCCTTATATGCTTTACTCGTGTCGCCTTCATGTTCACGCCGTTCGGCCAGCATGGTCTGCTGGTAGGCGTATCCGGAGAATGTTGACTTGCATTTCGTGTTGACGGCGAGCTTCTGGGCGAGTTGTAACAGGCGGAAACCGTAGTCGTCGCAGTGCAAAATGCAGTCGATTGGCAGGTTGACGAGTTCCACCATGTTAGGGTTCGCGTCACGGAGCATCCTCGCCACTTTGAGATAGGAGCGGACGACCATGTCTGAATCCGGCATATGCCTTTCCCCGTAATCGTGGAGGAGGAGGATTTGCCGCATGGTCGGCATGGTCGCCGCACGAACGTCCACGTCGGAATGCTCGTCCGCGATACCGTAGGCGTGGGAGCCGCCTACCCAGATGAGGGCGCACTTGTCTTCGGGATGTTCCGTTTCCGGGAGTTCTTTCAGTGTGGAGAGGTATTCGAGTTGTGCTTGGGTTAGTTTAAGTATGACGCGTCCTTTTCCACTTGTTTTCGTGTGAACACGGCCAGTATAGCATACAAACTATTCCAATTCCTCCAAGCGAGTATGAACCGTTTCCAAAATGGAAACCAAATCCGCGACCAGACCACTGTCCCCAGCTTCGGCAATCTGTTTGACGTGCCTCAAATCGTCCTCGTCAAGGAACTGTTTGAGCAACCGGAGCTGTTCGTCCTCTTCTAGACGCCGATACTTACGAGAGTCGAACGGCGTATCCACACCCAACTCCCATCCACGCCAACCGGCAATCTGGGAATTACGTTTCCAAACGCAGTGCAAGCCGCGAAGATAAGGATTATCACACAGTTCACCCGCCTTGGACACTCCCCGGTCGAAGTACGCGGTACGCCCTTGAAGTAGAGGAACACGGGCGTATCGGGGTCGAACCTGTCGAGCACTCCGCCAAGTCTCTCGTCGCATTTCCTGTAGGCCATTGTTGTCTCCTCTTCTATGTAGGAACTGTGAACACGTTCAGTATAACACGAGTAAAAATACAAAAACCCTACGCTAAAAGAGACAGCGAAGCATGCTATACAATCAAAAGATATGGCAACAACAAAACAACTACTCATGCGCGTACTCCAAACCAAGTCTCCCGAACTATTCGACGGAAGCGAAGACGAACCGGTCAAAGTAACCGACTATGATTACATGCCTTTTAGCCAAGCCGTTTGTGAAACCTGCGGTGATGACCCGGAAATGATGACCATTATATATGAGACCAAAGGTGGGAAACAATACGGGCAATCATACGACTATTTCGGCTTGCCTAACCTGCTGGAAACTTTGGACAAATGGGACGAAGAACATAGTTGATATATATGAGTAGTCCCACCATCCGAAAGCGAATGGCGGGACTACTTGTGTTACGGCTGTTCTAGAAGAATCGTTTTAGAAGTCCGTTGATTAGGTTTTTGACCCAGTTCTTCTTAGTTGTGGTGGTGTGGTGTTTGTTCGTTGTATGCGAATTGTTCTTACTGTTGGTGGAACCGTTGTATTGACCGTTCTGACTGTTGCCACCGGTCGTATTATTGTTGGCGGTGCCTGTATTGTTCCCCTCTGATATCCCACTGGTTAACCGTTGTTTCACCTGACTGGTAGAAATAATGGTTTCAGTCGGACAGGAAGCCAACACTTGCGTCAGCTTATCATGCTCCTTCTGGTCTACCATCAGCCCATACTTGGCTTTGATGCCGATTTGCAGACTCGCATAATCGCATTGGAATGCTTGATTGGATGGCTCCCATTCGGCTATGGTGCCATCCTTCTTCACATTGTTGGCTTCCGCTTGGGACGCGAGCAGAACGTCCGGGTCATTATAGTACGTGTCACGTTGTTGGAAGCCGAGCTTGTCCAAGCCGGAACGATAGGCTTCCGCATATGCTACGACATGGTCTATCTGGATACCACCGTCACGATTGGACGCGCTTCCACCTTCGGTCTTGTTCGACTGGCCGCGTTGGAAGTGGATGGTCTTGCCCGTGTAAGGTTCCAGCAGGATTCCCGACTTCACGTTGCCGCGACTGTTGAAGGTCACGTTGTTCATGTCGCGTTCCAACACGAGGTCGCGCGTAGTGTAGTTGCCGGATTTTTCGTCAACCTTGTTCCACTGGTGGCTTTTGCGGTCGGACGACGCATTGGATTTCGTGCCGACGGTCAGCGTGCTCAACACTTGCGTGGCTGACTGTCCAACCGGAATGCTTCCCATCGCGGGCGCGGCCGATATGGAGGGGGAGACGGCCAGTGTGGACAATACGAGTATGCAGGGGAGAACTGTGCGGGCGCATTGCTGGATGATTTCGACCCGTCCGTTCAACGCGTGGTCTCTTTCTCCCCGTCAGACAGGAGAACGTGTTCCGCTGCCTCATCCAAACGTTTGGATACGACGCACAAGCTCATGACAATCATGCCTAGAAGACATCCGACAAAAAGTCCGAGAATAAACGTTGCCATAGTTTTTCCTTTCTTAAGGTTCAGCCTCGCGCGTTGTAGTCGGCGCACAGGTCGTTCATGGCGTGCAGAAGCTTGTATGTGTAGATGAACGGCCCGACGATGATGAGGGAGCCGAGAATGTTCCACAGCCAGTAGGTTGCGGCAGTGACCGTTACCGGTAGTCCACGAGCGGCCTGTTCGGTGCCGATACGGGAGCTGAGCTTGTGGAACCAGACAAGCCAGCCGATGCCAAGGGTCAGCCAGCCGAGCAGGAAGAACATGAGGCAATAATGCATGGTGCGTTTGCCGTCACGTCGCGTGGCGATGAGGTTCAGGGTTTCACCGACTTCGCTCATCTGCCAGATGTCGTAGATGCCTAATGTGATGAGGCCGAGGAGCACGTATTTGAGTAGGCCGCGTTTGGTTCGGAGATTGCTCTGCCGGACTGGGGGCTGCTGTGGCGGCAGTGGCGGCTGGCTGATATTCACGTTGACTTGCGGCTGTTGCGGCATGGTCATTGGATTATCTCCTTGCTTGTAGGGGGTAGGGAAAGGATTGGAATGAAATTTTCCTTCATCCCAATCCTTTAGCCTCGTTTTGGGTGGAAACCGACTGTCAGCTTCCAACATTCACCATAAAGTACAGCAAGGTTGTTATTACTGGATAGCAGGTTTTTTATTAAAAAAATTGGGTGGGCTGTCAGGCTCAATATGTTACGGCGCTTCCAATCATTGCGGCGAACACTATGAGCAGAATCCATAGAACCACGGTGGAGATGACTGATGCTAACGCTCCCATTCCTGCCTGTTTCGCGCTGACTGGCTTCTCCGACTTCCAGACGAGGAAGAGGATGAGGCCGACGATAGGGAAGAAGAATCCCAATACCGCCCATCCGAACGACCCCGTGTCGGCGGGCTGCGGATTCACATACGGTTGTTGACCATACTGGTATTGCACATACTGCGGTTGCTGATATTGGGGTTGACCGTATTGAGGGGTCTGCGCATACTGCTGATTAGCGGCATACGGGTTGGTTTGCGGTTGCGTATACTGCGGTTGCTGGTAAGTCTGTTGTTGTGTTTGACCGTATTGGGGTTGCTGATACTGTTGTCGGTTTTGGCTGGTGTCCGGGTATTGTTGCGGATTGTAGTTTGGGTCGGTCATTTGGGGAGCCTTTCAATTTTGGAGGGTTGTTACTTCTACATTAAGGTATTTTCTGTAGGAATTGGATGAAAACACGTGAGCAAAAAGTCGAACACGATTACAAATACAAAGGTGGATGATTCCCCGACTAAAACGTTGGCTGGCATCCGGCGGATTACGGAAGAATGCGTCGAAGATACCAGCCAACAAAAGAATCACACCACTCGTCTGATTGCGTAGCTTCCATACATGACCATGCTGACCGGTGCGACTCCAGTGCCTTGGCTTGGACTCATGGCGTTCATGACCATGCCGTTACCAATGTAGATGGCGGCGTGCGAACCGTTGGCGAGAATATCACCCGGTTGGGCTTCCACCAATGATGCCACAGGCGAACCGACGCTCATTTGACTGCCTGACTGGTGGGGGAGACTGACACCGAATTGCGCGAACACGTATTGGACGAATCCGGAACAATCCCAGCCTGATGGCTGGTTGCCACCATACACGTATGGGTATCCGCTGAACTGCATCGCATATTCTGCCACGGCCTGTCCGGTTTTGGATGCTGGTGGAGTGATGACGGTTCGTTCCGCACTCCTACTGGCTTCCTCCTGTTGGATAGCTTGCGCTTGCGCTTGTCGTTCCGCCTGCTCTTGAGCCTGTTTGCGGGTCTCCTCTTCCTGTTGGGCTTTCAGTTCGGCGTCTTTCTCGGCTTGGGATTTAGTTTGCGGGACAATTAGGTTTTCGATACCACCCCAATCGCTGTCCGACTGCACGTCGGTGCTGACGCTTTCGCGGGTCAGGTCTCGGCGCGTGGTCGTGGTAGCGGGGAACGAACGCACGGAGTATACGGCGTTGTTTGATGGAGGGTATGCCATCGCAGTGGCGGGCAATGCCATCAGACAGTTCGCGCACAGTGAAAGCACGAGCATGAGGGAGTGAATGCTGTTTCTATTGCTCAACCTCAAAGTCCCATGCTCCTTAGTTCAGAGGCCAATCGTTGGGCTTCGGAACGGCTTAAATGCCATTCGCTCCAGAATTCGTCGCCACGGCGGACGAGATAGGTGGGGTCGGCGGGACTGCCCAATTGGGTTACGGTGATGTCGGTTCCCATATTCGGCTCCTTTCTTTTAATTTCTACCGGTATTCCACGAGTCGCAAGGGCACGTAGTTGCGGTAGCTGACTTGGGTTTCGTCCTTCGGGTCGGATAGTCGGCTGATGAGTTCCGCGCATTCCGCGTCCGTATACGTGCCGTCCTTGCTCGCCCCGCCACCCAGATAGGTGCATGCGCCGCGAATGTTACGCTTCCGGTCGATGATGGTGTACATCAATTGTCCTTTCTTGTGGAACGGCCACTGGTGGGTACATATGATGAAACGGCTATCCCAACTGCGGGCGCGAACATCCCACCACATTTTCGCTTCGCTTTCGGGAATGCTGAATCGGACTTGTTTCGCATCCTCGGGCAGTACTTTGATGGTGAGTGGAATTTCAGACAGATAGTGTATTCCGGTGATTTCCGACAAGGCGAACAGAAGTTTCTGCGTGCTCGGCTCGACCTCAAATAGAACGTATTTGTAGTCTTCCGGAATGTCTTCAATCTCATCCCGGAACTGTTGCCATGCCTTGATGGTGTCCTTCGGCCAATCCGGCCAATAATCCTCTCCACTTTCATCGTGGACGAATTTCCTATCAAGTTCCATATTGGCAACAGCTTCGTAGGCTTCCTCATCGAACATGGGCGGCATGTGACGAACGTCCGTCTCAGCCTTCCCGTCATGCACGCTTACCGTGCAGATTACCGGATGGTCGGAGGACACGGTTCCGTCCCGTTCAAACCACCTCGCGTTGCCGGGTTCCTTTGACTTGCTCGTCTCCGTGATGGGGTCACTACCTTCGGTACCGTAGGACGCGTAATACCTGTCCTTGCCGGTGAAGATGGTTACGGTGCCACCTTCAATGCCGACTATCGTCCAATCGATTTTCTCAACGCACAGTTCGCTTATTTCCTGCGCTGTTTTCTTATCCAACATGGTTTACATCTTTCCCTTCTGGCGGCTTTCTGTGCCGCAAATCATTTCTTCGATGGGCTTTTGCTGTTCTTTCCGTCTTCTTGGAATGGGTCGAAGATTCCATCCCCGCCGGTGTCGAGCCGGTAGGGTGTGCCACCTCTGGCTTTCACGAACTCATGGCCTGTTATCGCGCCTTGGGGAGTCATTGTGACGACAACGGAACCGTCTGACTGTGGTTTGCCTATTTCCATTTTCATTTTGGATGGAATGTTGTCCTTCCGGTCAGTAGTGGATGAATTGCAGTTGGGACGCCTGTTCCGCAGTGAAAGTGCGACTGAACGGTTTGCCATTGTATGCGCTACCGCATTCGGACGTGGTGATGGAACCATCCGCGACAACGTTTTCGACAATCCCCACATGACCATACGTGGGGTCTGAATCGTATTGTCCACGTTGGAAGCAAATCACATCACCGACACGGGGAGTGTTGTCAACCCAATATCCGAGTTTACGGGCCGTGTTCGCCCAGTCGGCACCATTACCCATGTGGGAGCCAGCGGGCAATCCCAACTGGTGGCGGCGCACGTAAGCCCACCAAGTGCATTGCGAAAACTCGTAGGCGTTACCCGTGTCTCCGGTCGCATGATTCGGATTGAAACCGTCAGGAGTCTGCCCCTCGTCACGACCGTTAATCAACGATTTAACCACCGGATTATCCGCACTGATAGCAGTCAGTTCGCCGGTCACACCATCGGAGTCAGACATGCTCCAACTTCCATCATTGCTCGTGGCCTTATAATCCTTCAACTCTTCACGGGACGCGCTACGGGACGCCGCACTGGTTTCAGTCAACGTGCTTCGAGTAGTAGCGGTACTCGTATCAAACGGCTTAGCCTCAGCGTAAGCGCTGGGAGTTGGCTTCAACACAAGCATAGACGTACCGGCGGCGGCGAACATTCCAGCCAACAAACAAACCGCGATACGCCGTTGGAACAGCCTACGCCGACGTTGCATGACTCTAGTTGGAGCCGCTTTATGTGCAGGTGAACCCAATTTAACACTCCGCTTCTTCCTGCGCGGAGAAGAACTGCGGTCCACCAATGCACTTGTCAAACTGGTAGGTGTCCGGAGCGCCCATCATACGGCGAAGCAGAGGAGCATGCTTGGTCACAATCTTGTTCTTAAACAAGCCGCCGACAGCCTCCCAAGTCACGTTGATGGTTCTGCCGGACTCATTCTCCAAAGTGGCTTTCTGAACCTGTTCCTCGCGTCCGGGCGCGGTATGCTCACCGGCTGGAAGATAGTAGAAGCTTATATGCTGGCCTTTATATATTTCCACCGGATATATCGTGTTTCCCACGAATACTTTTATCGACGCCACTTGTTTTTCCTTTGATGTTGGGAGTTGCTGTTCCAATTCAATGGTACTGGCTTATCCAAGTGGCTGAATAGGAAAACGCGCCATTCGTAGGCATTTTTCGGTTGGGGGACGGAATTTGGATTGTAATGTTGCACGCGCATTTAGTATCCTCTTATCTGCTTGGATTTTTTATGGACGGGGACTGCCCATATTTCTTTTCTGACATAATCGCTGCTATCGGCGTCAACTAAAGAACCATACATAAAATGTTTCCAATCTTTGATTAAAACTTATGTAAAACATACTCACCCTCAGAACGCCAAACGCAATTATCCGGTTCGTAGCCTTTACGATATGAAATTCTCGTTAACTTTTTATCCTTCGAATACCCATTGGCTAAAGACCATTCCTTAAAAGACGCCCATACAGACCAGTCTTTGCAAACGGGAATAAGTTCCCGTTCCTCATATGATTCAATCCGACGCTGGTGAATCATATCGTCCCAAACCCTATACAACCGATAATATGGAGAGCTTTTAATACTATCCCCGTGTTTTGTCCTAGCTTTGGATATGAGCTGTTTTCTCATGCACCCACAGCTTTTGACACTACCATTCCTTAGATTGGAAACCAGAACATTTTTCTCCCTGCCACACACGCAACGACAAAGATAGACGACATGACCGTACCTGTCTTTCCCATTGGGTCGAAGTACGGTTAAATACCCGATTTTCATTCCGTCGGAAATCTTTGTGATTTTTTTCTTTTCCACGTTGTCGTCCTTTTCTTCTAATAGTTGAGGTGGGTTCTCCAATATATTTGGGGAGAACATTCCTTTTGCTTCTTCTAAAGAAATTCCCTTTATTCTCGCCCAATCATACAATGAAATACGTTTGTCACCATATACGACTCGTATGCTTTTCCTTTTATTATTAGACTGCGTCTTGGCATCCGTCCACCTGCAATTATCCGGTTCATAGTTCCCGTCAACATCTATTCTGTCGAGGGATAATCCAGCGTTCGCTTTCCACCCATTGTCAATAGCCCATTTTTTGAAGATTTCCCATTCCTTCCATTCATCGCAGACCTGAACACCTCTTTTCCCGTAATGAGAATAAGAAACGTTACGGGGATTGCTACAACGGTCAAGCATCAGTTTCCACGAGTGAAAAAGCTTAACATACGGAGAATTTTCAGAAGCGTCACCATGTTTAAGTCGGGTTTCCCGAGTCCTTTGAACTTCAAAACACCCGCAACTTCTAGTGTTCCCCGTAGTTAGGGCATTTCTAACTACTGAGACTGTTTTCCCGCAAGAGCACCGGCATAAGTAGACGGAGTGATGGTTCTTGTTGACGCCTTGAAAACTTAATACGGTCAAACGTCCGAATTGTTTTCCGCACAACTCATCTGCTCTCCGGCGTCTCCCCTTAGAAGTGGACGAAAGCTCGTTACGTTTTTCTCGTGGCCGTTCCCCGTAAGGTTTTCCTTTTTTAGAAAGACACCCACAGCTTTTTGTATTGCCTTTTTTCAGATTACCTAAAGATACGACGACGCTATTGCCGCAATCGCAAGAGCATAACCAATAGGAACCTTTTTTAGTATTGGGAACATACTTTTCCGCCGTGAGTTTTCCGAAACGTTGACCGGCAATATCCATTGGTTTGCGACCGGGTTTGCCCATTATTTTATCTCCTATGATTAAGGCAAAAAGAACGCGGGGTCTATGCTTAAAACGCATGACCCCGCGCTTTTAAATACTAGAATTCCGGCTCGTCGTTCTGCGACGCCGGTGCCAGATTGCCCATCGGAGCGCCCCACGGGTCGTTGGATGCGGCTGGCTGGAAATTGTCGGCACCGTAATTGTTTGGATTTTGGAACACTGGCGGATTGTTTGGATTTTGGAACATCTGACCATTGTTCTGCTGGGTGTTGGCACGGTTGCCGCCGTCGTATCCGCCGTTGCGTTTCGGATTCGGCATGACCTGCGCGGTCGCGTGACGGAGTTCGACACCGATGTTGGTGACTGTGAATTCCACCATCGAACGCTTCTGTCCGGTCTGCTGGTCAGTCCAACTGTTCTGCTTCACGTCGGCCAACGCCACCACGTCCATGCCTTTACGGAGTGTGTTCATGATGTTGTTGCCGAGCGTTGCATCCCATACTTTGCATCGTGCGAATAGCGTGGAACCGTCCTTCCATTCGCCGGTCTGTTTGTCCTGATAGCGAGTGCCTTCCGCAATGGAGAATTCGACCAGATTGGGGTTGCGCTGGTTGCGTTGCGGGTCGTCGGTAAGTCGGCCTTCGAGGGTCGTGGTTGGGATTGGCATGTGTTAAACCTTCCATTGAATTTGTGAACTATCCCAGTATAGCAGATATTGGTTGGGATGGAACAAGAATTCCCTTTCCAGTTGAAACGAATCTATTCTCTTTCCCCCAGCTCCTTTAACAGTTCTTCCGTTTCTCTGAGATAATCCCGAATGTCTTTTGCCGTGGTCAGTCTTGAAAACAACTCGTCGTGAGAGGCCAATCTGACGGCAATCACCGTGATAGAGGAACCGGCCACACGGTATACAAGCAATACATCCTTGCATACGTGAAGTTCCCTGAAACCACTCCATTGACCAACCAAGGCATGGTCTTTGTATCTCGTATTCAAGAATTTTCTATCATTTTCCAACAGGGCTTGAAATACGTTCCTTAGAGAGGATAGGTCAGCGTGTTTCTTCTTGAGATTTTTGTAATCCCTTTTGAACGAGCCGGTGACATAGACTTTCTTCTTGCCATCACTCATCGCTATCCAAGAACTCCATCAGCTCATCAACAGAGGACGAAGAAAAGACATACTCCCCTTCCAAAGCTTCACGTCGAGCCTCTGCGTTGATAATTTCGTTCAGCATGTTCTCCAACTGTGCCACATGTTGGTTGTTTTCCTGATTTCGTCTGTAGTCGTTCGGAGAGATAACAAAGAAGGCCGGATGATTGTTCTTCAATACTGTCACCGGCTTGTTATCCTTAACTTTGGCAAACGCGGCGGCGGATTTGCCGTTATTGAAATCACTAATTGGAACCATGGTATCCAATGGTGCCGTGACAGCCATAACCAAACCTTTCTCTAGTAAATCTACTGGATGATTATATAGTCTTTCTTGATAAAAAGGAAGCTCCTCAATCTAAAAGACCGAGGAGCTTCCTTCTTTAGACTAGGCGTTAGTCGTCTCGACTACGTAGCCGGGCGAGCAGTATTCCAATACCGCCGAGTCCGGCGATGATGGCCGCGATGACCATTCCGTAGATTGGAGCGCCGGTGCTGGCTAGAGGATTCTGGGAGTCAGAATTCTGTTCGCCATTACCAACCGTCCCATTGGTGGATGCGTCGGCAATCTCCTTGTCCTTGTCGGAGGAGACGCCGTTGGCCTTCTTCCACACGCAGGTCAATGTCAGGTCTTTGACCACGGGCTTGCTTATGTCGTAAACGTTGCCGTCCTTGTCAATGAAACCGTCGAACACGTATCCGTCACGGGTTGGATTGGATGGAAGTGTCAGCTTCTCACCATCCTTGACCTCATAACGTTCGGTCTTGCCGTCATACAAGGTCACTGTCACGGTATGCTTCTTGGCGGTCGGGGGCAGGGTATTGGCTTCCCACATTGCGGTCAAAGTCATATCCTTGGATACCGCAGTGTTGAAATCGTAGTCCTTGCCATCCAACTGCCATCCGACGAACTTGTAACCGTTCAAGGTCGGGTCTGCGGGCTTCTTGACCTTTCCTCCCTGTTGGATGGTTTGCAAGTCAATCTTCGAACCGTTGCCGGTATCGAATTTGACGGTGTAGAAGACCGGTTTTGGAGTTTCGTTCTTCTGCCATGTGGCGGTCAGAATGATATCCGTGGTGATTGGGATGTTCCAGTCGTAGTCCTTGCCGTTCAACTGCCATCCGGTGAAAGTGTATCCGGTACGCTTCGGGTCGGTCGGACGTGCGGCCTTATCACCTTCCTTGACTTTTTGAGATGGGATGTTGGAAGCGCCGCCCGTATTGAACGCGACCGTGAATAGGGTCGGGGCTTTCTCAGTCCACGATGCGGTGAGGGTGATGTCGCCGGTGATTGGAGTGTCCCAATCATAGGCTTGTCCGTTCAGCAACCAGCCTTGGAAGTCGTATCCTTCACGGGTTGGGTTTGCGGGTTGGATGGCTTTCTCCCCCTCATCGACGGTCTGCTGGCCGATTTCAGACCCTCCGGTCGTGTCGAATGTGACCGTGTGGCGTTTCGGCTGGGGCTTCTGGTTTTCAACCCATGTGGCCTTCAAGGTGATGTCGGCTGTGACGGGAAGGTTGAAATCGTATGGTTCGCCGTTCAGCGTCCACCCTGAGAACGTGTATCCGTTCTTGGTTGGCGTATCCGGTACCGTGACGGTCTCGCCATCATTCACGGTCTGCTGTGCGACCATGCTTCCACCATCGGTGTAGAAGCTGACCGTATGGGTGACGGGCTTCGGCTCCTCATGCTTCTTCCACGATGCGGTCAGAGTCATGTCGCCGGTGATTGGAGTGTTCCAATCATAATCCTTGCCGTCCAACAGCCATCCTTGGAAGTCGTAACCGTCCATGCTCGGGTCTGCCGGACGGATGACGGTCTTGCCTTCAATGATGGTCTGCGGGTCAACCTTGCTTCCCTCACCGGTGTCGAAACGCACGGTGTACGTGTTCGGCTGTGGTATCGGTTTGCGATGGTAGATTGCGGTCAGCGTGATGTCACCGGTGACTGGCTTGTTGAAATCATACTGGTCGTTGTCAAGATACCATCCGTCGAACACATAATCGTTTTTCACCGGGTTTGCCGGGCGGCGGACGGTCAACCCGTCCTGAACCGTCTGCGGGTCGATGCTCGTGCCTCCGTTCGAGTTGAACGTGACGGTGTGCATGACCGGCTTCGGGTCTTCATGCTTCTTCCACTTGGCGCTCACCAGAGTGTCAGAGGTAATCGGCTGTTCGAAATCGAATTCGGAACCGTCGATACCAACCCATCCTTGGAAGTCGTAGCCGTCTCGCACCGGATTTTCCGGCGGGGTGACGGTGTTCCCCTCGGACACTGTGCGAGCATCGGACGGACTGCCGTTCTGATAGTCGAACGTGACCGTGTAGGTCTTCGGCTGGGGTTGCTCATTCTTCTGCCAGTGTGCGGTCAGAATGAGGTTGCCTGTGACCGGAGTATCCCAATCGTATGCGGCGTCTCCCGCATACCAGCCGAGGAATGTGTAGCCTTCACGGGTCGGGTCGTCAGGTTTGACGGCGGTCTTGCCTTGTTCGACCGTCTGGGACGCCACCTCACTTCCGTCCGCTGAATCGAACGCCACCGTGTAGGATTCGACTTTCGTCTTCTCCCACTTGGCTTTCAATGTCACATCCTTGGTGACGGGCGTGGTGAAATCGTACAGGGAGTCTCCGGAATACCATCCGTCGAACGTGTAGCCTTTCTTGGAGGGAACCGTTGGAACGGTGGCCGAGGAACCATCCGCCACCGTCTGGGTGAAATCGTCTTCCGCACCGGTGAAAGTCACCGTATGCGTCTGCACCTGCGCGGTCTTCCAAGACGCGGTCAATGTCATGTCGGCGGTGACAGGAGTGTCGAACGAGTACTCTTTGCCATCCAACAGCCATCCGTCAAAATCGTAACCGTCCAAAGTCGGGTCAACCGGCTTGACGACCTTATCGCCATATGCGATGGTCTGCATAGGATACCAGTCGTCACTGGCTCCGGCGTCGAAATACACTTCGTAAGTGTTTACCGTCCACTTGGCGGTGATTACCGCATCATCATAGACGGGTTGTGTGAAATCGTATGGGACTCCATCCTTGTACCAGCCTTTGAAACGGTAGCCGGTCTTGGACGGATAGTCGTCGGGTTGTGTGATAGTTCCCCCATCCTCGACGGTTTGGGATTCGACGGTGGTTCCTCCATCAGTGTCGAAGACTACCGTATGACCGTTCTTCGCATGGAACTTATAGGAGACGGACACTTCCCCGTCACTGCTGGTCAGCGTGTAGGACAGTCCATTGTTCTTGGTGAGGTTCCACCCGTTAGGAATATGGCCGATGGTCACGTTCTTGGTTCCCATCGGTACGGTGAATTCACCACCGGAGACCGGGTCGAAGCCGTTGAGGTAGTCTCCGTTAGGGAGTTTTGCGGTGACGTTCTTCAATTCGGAAGCGGAATACTTGTGCTTCGCATGTTTGAACGTGTAGACGACTTTGATTTTCCCGTCGGGACTGGTCACCGTGTAGGTCATGTCATTGTCGGACGATTCGGTATCCCAACCGTCGGGCACGCCGGTAATCCACACGGTAGCATGCTCGCCAATGGTGTAGGTGCCGGACTCCATCGGCTTGAAGTCCTGAACCACGCCGTCGTCGGTAGAGGCTGACACTTTGGCAAGCTCGTCCACCGAATAGGTTTTCACATGCTTGTTGAAACGGTAGGATACCGAAAGGTCTCCACTGGTCAACGTGTACACCTTGTATCCGTCACCGTCGGTTGTGGTCTGAGTCCACCCGGACGGCACGTTGACGATGGCGATTCCTTGACCGTCTTCGTATTCGTAGATACCGGACTGTTTCGGATTGAATCCGGAAACATAGTTGCCGCCGACGATGGCTTTCACATTCGATAATTCGTCCAGACTTGCCTGATGTTTGGCGATGTTGAACACGTAGGTGACAGAGACGGAATTGTTCGGACTGGATACCACGTAGGTGATGGTGTTGCCGTCAACACTGCGTTGAGTGTTCCAATCGTCGGGCACGTTGGCGATTTCGACGTTCTTGGTGGTTTCAGGGAAGCTCCAAGCGCCTCCCCTGTAGTCAAATCCGTCCACCAGTTCCCCGTCAGCGAATGCTCGGACGTATTGGAGCTGGTCGATGTAATAGTAGCCTTCGTAATCCGAGGTTGGATGGAAGATGTAGGTGAACGTGTCCCCGCAGGGGCCGGTCAGCGTGTATACGCGGTTTAGTTTTCCGGTGGAAGGATTGTTGTAGTCAACTTTCCAACCGTCGGGCACGCCTTCCAAACGCACGTCGGTGTTCATTGGAATAGCGAGGGTGTCGGTGTTGGCGAGCGTGTAGTCGAATCCTTTCACCGCACTGCCATCAACAGTCAGATACGCTTTCAGATTCCTCAACGAGTTGATGCTGTCATGTGGCCGGGTATCGTCGTACAAGAACGTATATTGAACACTTGGCGTGTCCGAATCCTCCGGATGGGCCGTATACGTGTAATGGTCATCCTCGGAATCACCATCCAACACCCAGCCGGATGGCGCGTTCTCATAGCCTTTCATATCCCCGGCGGTCACATCGTGGATAGTGAATCCTTGGGTAATGTCACCGTCCACAGCCTGACCGTTCAGAGTGATTGTCATGCCATGAAGCTCCTCGACGGTATGAACCGCGCCGTCAGCCCCATCGAACCAGTAACGGTATGTGGTGGAACCGTTGGACAGGATATACATGATGGAGTTCTTGTTGGTGATTTCGTTGAACGCGCTACGCCATTGCACAGTCCAATCGTCGGGAACTCCGGACAGTCTGACCGTTCTACCGGTCGCATCGTATACTTCTCCGCTTCCTGACGGGTCGAAACTCGCCAACCGAGTTCCATCTAGATAGGCTTTCACACCCTCCGGATAGTCGCTTACGGTACTATTGTCGGACGCGGCATAAGCCTCCGATACGGGTGTCAGCACGACACTCGCGGACCCCAATAGCGGCATGAGCGTCATCGAACCCGCCACAAGCAGGGCGATAGGTTTACGCATGTTCCTCTTTCCGTGTTTTTCTTTCTATGTTAAAGACCTTCAAAGAAAAGTTTGGGGAGGCGGGGAGTCATGCTCTCCCGCCTCCCCAAACTAGGCGGTGTAGGGAAGGAACCCTATCGGCCCCTCCCCTACTGTTTCAGTCCGTCACTTTGTGGAGCCGGACAGATGAGCGCCGTTCGAGAGGGAAGCGATGCGACGCTTTCCTTCGGAAACGACCGCCAATCCCAGTCCAAGCACTGCAAGCATTCCGATGAGCGGAATGATGAAGCCGCTTGCGATACCGGTCTTGGCGAGTTCGCCCACGATTACGGTCTCGCCCGGAACACGGGCATCACCGTAGTGGACGAGCCGCTTGGTGGACTTCTCCACCAGCTTCTCACGCCAGTAGTAGGTTCCGGCGTCGGACGGGGTGACTTCCGGCGAATCGACCGTGGTCGCGTTCTGCGGGACGTTCACGGCGTCGGTGGTGGCGACCTTCTTGTCGCCCTTCACATCGTTGCCGTTCTGCTTCCACAGCTCGAACACCAGCTCGTAGTCGTCGTTAGGAATCTTGCCTTCGATGAGGGCGGTATCCTTGACCGGCTTGGTGGCGGTGCCGTTGGTCTGGGCCTTGGTCGTGACCTTCACCACGTCGGTGGTTTCACCCGGCGTGCGCGGCTTCTCGGTGTGAACCGGAGTGTCACACGGATGGTCTTCGTCGGTGTTGCCGGTCGGCGGGACGCACGGCGGAATGTCGGTGTCCTCGACCGGATTGTAGATGCTTTCACGCCAGTAGTAGGTTCCGGTCTCCTTGACCTCGTAGGTCGGGGAGTCGGCTTCCTTCTGACCGGCCTTGAGCATCACCTTGTCGCTGGTGAACACCTTCTCGTCCTTGCTGGAGTCGTCGCCATCAGACTGCTTCCACAGGGTGAAGATGATGTAGGAGCCGTCAACGACGTCGCCTTCAATCTTCGCCTTGTCTTGAAGCTTGGTGCCGGATTCTTCCAGACGGTGGGTGGTGGTGGTCACGTTGACCACGTTGACGGTCTCGTTGCTTACGCGAGGCTTTCCGGTGATGGTCGGGGTCTTCTCGACTTCCACCTTCTTGTCATGGTCGGCCGAAGTGGTGTGCTTGGTCGGCACGTATACGTGCTCACGCCAGTAGTACACGCCAACCTTGTCAACGGTCACATCCTCCAAGTCCGCGAACGCCTGACCTTCGGAGAGCGTAGTGCGCTTCGTGGTCAGAACCTCCTCATCCTTGCTGGAATCATCGCCGTCCACCTGACGGTAGAGGGTGGCGTCCGTCTGAGAGCCTTCCGGCACGCGTCCTTGAAGGAGCACGGTGTCGTGGAACTTCTCTCCGACGTGTCCCAGCGGCTTGGTCTTGGTGGTCGCGTCGATAATCTGGACGGTCTCATCGGCCACATGGGCGCGGTCGGTGAAGAAGTCCTCGGACTCCAGATGGCTGGTGTCCTTATCGTTCTGCGGCTTGTTCGGCTGTCCGTCACCGGCGAGGTTCTTCGTCGGACTGGTCAGGCTGAACACCCAGTAGTATTCGCCAACCTTGGTTGGAGTGTACTCGGGGCTTTCCACTGTCACCTTGCCGTTCTTCAACGCTTCGGCGGCTTCCTCGGCGGTGATGAGGTGAGCGCCATCAGCCGGGGTCTGATAGCTTGCGACGAGCATGCTGTCGGAGGCTTCGCCGTTATCGGATTGAGGTTCGGCATCGGAGTCAGTATCGTCGGAGCCTTCGCTCTCGCCCTGCTGTTGCTCGGTCTTGTCAATCAGATAATCGTCGTCGTCGGCGGTGTTGGTCTTGTACAGGTTCCAAGAGACCAGAGTGCCTTCTGCCGGATGGCCGGTGATGGTCACGGTGTCCTTGGTGGGCTTGTTGACCTGCTGTGCCACCTGAGCTTCGGAGGAAGCCTTTACGATGCGGAACGATTCACGCGGGTCACGCTGGGTTCCCAGCTTGACGACCTTGTGGTTCGTGCTCGGGTCGCTGATTTCGATGACCCAGTAGTAGTCGCCCACCTCGTTCATCTTGTGTTCGGGGCCGTAGGCTTCGGTCTGTCCGCTGGTCAGATGCACGTAGTCGCCGGTGAAAATCTTCTTATCGGCCTTCACGTCGCCGTCTCCCTGCTTGTACAGGAACCAGCGTGCGTCCAATCCTTCGGTCAAATCGTCGCGGATGTCACCGGACTGCTTCCACTTCACGTTGGTCAGGTCGGCATGGTCTTTGACCACGGTGCCCACGTAACGTTCGGTGGCGATATCGGTCTGCGCTTCGATGGAGCGGAAGGACTCGTTCTTAATCTTGTCCTTGCCGGTGTGCAACGGGGTGTTCTGGTCGTCCTTCGGCAGGTTCAGAACCTCAACCCAGTAGTAGTCGATTGCGTCCGGAACCTTGAGGCTCGGGCTGGTCAACTGCTGGTCGGTGCTGGACTTGTCGAAGCCCAGTTCCTTGAGGGTGGCGGACTTGGTGGAGGCAACCTTCTTGCCGGTTGCGTAATCATGCATCTCGAAGGTGAGCGTCGCGTTCTCAGGCAGATGGCCTTCGAGTCGTGCGACATCCTGAACGGTACCGTTCTTGGAAGCCCACTTATAGGTGCTGGTGGTTACACGGACTGCGTGGAAGGACTCATCCTTGATGCGCTTGTCGGAGACTGCCGGGTTGATGTTGTCAGGCTGGAAGGCGGTGCCGTCCGGCTTGGTGAACACCCACTGCCAGTAGTAGTCGGCGGGTTCGGTCAGATGCACGGAAGCGGAGTCGAGGGTCTTCTGGGCTTCGGTCAGGGCAACCGGGTCAAGGGTCTTGACGACGGTATCCTTGTCCGCAGTCTGGTTCTCGGCTTGCTTGTACAGCTTGAACGCGACCTTGTAGTCCTTGAGCATGTAGCCGGTGATGGTGAGCTTATCGTTCACATCGTTGCCGTTGGTGACATCGACGTAATGCTCGCCTTCGCTGGTGTGGATGTTCGGGGTTCCGGTCACGTTCGTGGTCAGCTTCACGACCTCGAACTTCTCGGACGCGATGTTCTTGCCGTCGAACAGGAGCCAACGGTCGGCGTAACCGTCGCCATTGCCCTTCTGCTTGGCGGTCGCGTTCTGCCAGTAGTCACCGGCTTGGGAGTCATCGGCGTCGGTGGTGGCCTTGGCGGCGGTCATCCACTCCTTGGTGATGACACCGAACGCGGAGTTCATGCTGGTGTCTCCACCAGTTCCGACACCGTTGCCATCCTTGTGAGGCATTTCCGGAGTGTAAATCTTCACACGCCAGATGTAGGAGCCGACACCCGGATTCTTCACGCTCTTGGAGCGGAAGGTGACACCATTGAGGTGGGCGCCGATGGCCTTGGACGGAATGTTTACGCGACCGGTGGTGGCGACCTTTTCGGAGGCGATGCCATTATGGTCGGAATCATCCTGCTTGGTGGCCGCGTCCTTGCGAACGTTGCCATCCTTGCTTGTGCGCCACAATTCGGCTTCGTACTGGGAGCCAGCCGGAATGTTGCCCTTCAACGTGATTTCGTCGGACACGTTCATGCTGTCGAGCCACAACGGTTCGGTGCTCTTGGTGTCCATGTGAATCACGTCGAACTCTTCGGATTCGTCGTCGCCGCCGTACCAGACAACATCACGATTGTTGTCGGCAGGGTCGGTTCCAGCGCCCGGAGTGGTGGACGGGATGGTAATCTTCACACGGTAGTAGTACTTGCTTGCAGACCAGTCGGACGGAATCGGGAACGTGGAGGATTTGACGTTCTGGTAGTTGTCCAGACCATCGGTACCCACATACGGATGGTTCTTGTCCGGGTCTTCGCTCTTGGCGAGTTCACGAACCTTCGGGAGGTCTTCGGCATTGTACTGCTTGACCATCTTGCCAGCGTTCGCGCCGTCCTTGGCCCAGATTTCAAACTGGACTTTGGCACCGTTCGGTGTTTGGGCGGTCTTGCCGGTGGTGTAGGTGTCTCCGTCGATGGATTCGCCGTCGAACTGCTCATACGAGGTCTGGTGGAGCACGTCGTAGATTTGCGTGGTCTTGTCCTCGTAATTGCCGTTCGCGTCGCTCAGCCACTTCTTGGACACGGTGGTGGAGAACTTCTGCACCGGGGTGCGTTCGTAGCTCTTGTAACCGGTCTTGTGGTCGGAACCCTTTTCACCGTAGATATGCTGGTCGAGTACGCCGCCCTGCGGGGTCTTCAACGTGGCCTTCCAGTAAATCATGCCAGCCTTGGTGGTTTTGAAGCTCGGGTCAGTGACCTTGAAAGTCAGCTTGCCCGGACGGTTGCCTTCCTGACCGGCCTTGATTGCGGTGAACTTGTTGGTGTCGATGGTGACGGTCTTCTCTGCAATCTTGAACAAGCCTTGGTCGCCGTCATCCTCTTCGGCCTGACGGTACATTTCCACGGTGACGGTGGAGCCTTGCGGAATACGTCCGATGACGCCGTGCGGGTTGCTGTTGCTCTCGCCTTCGTGAACCTGACCGTCGGCGGATTCGGCCTCGCTGGTCTCATCGTAAACGGTGATTTCATCGTACAGCTGTTCGCCGGTCGCACCCATCTTCTGCGCGTTGGACGTGACGATACCACCCGGATTCACCTGAACGGTTTCGGTCGGCAGACCCAAATCGTGGGAAGCCAACTGCTTGCCTTGCGGAGACCACAGGGTAGCGACCCAGTACACGGAACCGGAGTTATCGGTGTGGGTGGTAGGGCTGGTGACGGTGAACTTCTTGGACGCGGAGGCTTCCGCGTCGGAGTCCTTGATGTTCACGCGCACGTTGTCCAACAGCTTAGGAGCATTGGCATCCGGGTCGCCGGATACCGCGTCGTAAGCGGTGAACGTGACGTAGGAACCCTTGAGCACCTTGCCGGAGATGGTCGCCTTATCAGCGAACTCCTCACTCGGCTTGACCTTGCCCTTGGTCACTTGGGTGGTGATGGTCGGAGGACGAACCGTGACGGTTTCTTCCGGAAGCCCAAGGTCGTGGGTGGCAAGCTGGCGTCCCTGCTTGTCGTACAGGGTTGCCTTCCAATACACGTTTCCACCGTTCATGGTGTTGACGGTCTTGGACTTGACGGTCACGGTCTTGTCCTGAGCGGAGTCCTTCGCCTGAGCCGCAGTGATGTTGACCTTCTGGTCTTTCAGCAGAAGGCTGGCGTTCGTGTCCGGCTTCTCACCGACCGCATCGTAGGCGCGGAACACCACGAAGTCACCCGCGTGGACGACACCCTTGATGTCGGCGGTGTCGTAGAAGTTCTCTCCGACACCGACGCTCGTGGAGGACACGTGCGTGGTGATGGTCGGATACTTGACCTGAACGGTCTCACCGCCAACACCCAAATCATGGGTGGCGAGCACAGTGCCGTCGGCACGGTGCAGGGTCGCCTTCCAATACACGTTTCCACCTTCGGTGGCGTGGGTCTTCGGGCTGGTGACGTTGATGGCCTGTCCGTTCTGGCTTGCGGAAACATCCTTGGCCGGAATGTTCACTCGCTCGGAGTCGAGCAGTTTCGCACCTTGGGCGTTCGGAGCGTCGTCAACCGGAGCATAGGCGTCGAAGGTGACATAGTCACCGGACTCGACCTCGCCGTTGATGGTGGCGGTATCAGTGAACTCCTCGTTGATGGAGACCTGTTCCTTGCTGACCTTGGTGGTGATGGACGGGTTCTTGATAAGAACGCTTTCGCCGGTGGCACCCAGCTCGTGGGTGGCGAGTTCCATTCCGCCCTTGTTGTAGAGCGTCGCCTTCCAGTAGACGATACCGGCCTTGGTGGCGGTCACGTTCGGGGAATCAACGGTGAAGCTCTTACCGGCACCGGAAGAGGCAATCTTGTCGGCTGGAATGTCCACACGCTTGTTGTCAAGCAGTTTCGCGGCATTCGTATCCGGCTTGCCGGAAACCGCGTCATAGGCGGTGAATGTCAGATACGCGCCAGCATCAATCTTGTTGTTGATGACGGCGGTGTCGTGGAACGGACGACCGACATAGGTCTGCTGTGCGCTGGTCTTGGTGGTGAGGGACGGGCCTACCACTTCGATGGTCTCGTTCTCCAAGCCGATGGCGTGACCCGCGAGAGCCTTTCCTTCGGCATTGTAGAGTTTCGCAACCCAGTAGACCTTACCAATCTTGTTGGTGCTGATTTCCGGGGACTTCACCTCGAACTGGGTGGTGTCGGAATGGTCGGCTTGGTCGTTGATGACGTTCACGCGAGTGTTGTCCAACAGCTTGTTGGTGGACACGTCCGGCTCGCCGGACACGGCGTCATACGCGGTGAAGGTGACATAGGAGCCACGCGGAACCAGACCGGAGATGGTCGCGGTATCGTAGAACTTCTCACCTTGGGTGACGGTGGTCTTGTTCACGTTGGTGGTCAACGTGACGGGTTGCGCGTCCTGAGTGACGAAGGAACGTTCCCACGGATTGTTGTACGCGCTCTTGAATCCTTCCGCACGGTCGGAGCCGGGGAAGTCGTAGATGAACACGTAGTAGCCGCAATGAGCCTTATCCGTGACCTTGATGTTCACATCAGTGGCAACGGTCTTGGCGTCGCTACCATCGCTCGGATAGAGAACGATTTTACCGCCGCCGACCTTGTACTTGCCGTTCATGGCCGGAACCTCCCATTCGCCAACCAGCTTGTGGTTGGCATCCTGAGTAGGCTCCTCTTCGGTGGTCGGAACGTACTTCTCATCCTCATCCTTGTTGCCGGTGCCGGAACCGGCCCACCAGACACGAATCTTGGCCTTCGCATCAGCGCCGAAACCATAGTTCGTATCACCGGTGAACTTACCGTAATCGGACGGCAGACGGCTGATGTTGATTTCATCAAGGATGTCCTTGTTCATGCCGGACTCCTGCTCCAACACGGTGGAGTCGTGGTTCGGCGGCAGAACACTCACGGACGTTTCCTGAGTCTTACCAAACTCATCGATGTAATCGCCTTTGATGTAATCCTGCTGGGACTGGTCTGCCTTGACTTCAACCCAAACCCATGTTCCGAACAGTCCGGCATCCTCATCGGACACCTGATAATCGTCCAAACCGTTCACGGTGTCGTAGTCGATGGCACCGGTAGCGGCCTTCGCCTTGACGGTGTTGGTCTGACTGCTCTTGGTGAAGCTGGTGGTCGCGGCGGCAACCTGACGGATGCCATCGGTCTCACGCAGACGCTTCAAATAGTCGGTCGGATTCTCACCATTGTTCTTCTTGATGGTTTGAAGAATATGCTTGGAGTCACCGACGAAATAGTAGCCTTTGAATTTGACGGGCACGTTGTCCGCCCACTCGTCGTCGGAGGAAGCGACACCGGAGGTCACACGGTCTTCGACCGGGGAGCCACGGGTCAACTGTTTCTTACTGACGCTGGTACTGACGGTCGGCTGAAAATCACGCGACACAGAGAATTGGATATCACTCGTCTGATTCTCAGGGTTGGCAAGTCTCGTCAAATCCTGACCGGGAGAACTCAAGACAGAGACCGTTGGAACATTATAGGAAATATGGTAAGTTACCTTGCCATTGCCGGTTGCCGTCCATGGGATATGTTGTTCTTGCCCATTAGTGGTACTGGTAATGGTGTTAGTGCCGGTCTGGTCAAATTTTGCGGGACCGTTTAATGTCGCTGTGTATTGAACGCCAGCGATGTTCTGTCCATTGCTATTTTTAATCCCGGGGTTAACGGTGCCGGTGCGCTTGCCGGAAGTGTAAGCGTAGGACGCATTGATGTTAGAAGGAAGAGTGTTATATGCATCATTCCAAAGATTCGCCGCATTGGAAGCGACGGCATTGATATCCGCACCTTCCAAACCAGCCGCTACCAGCTGACGGAAATGGCTACTGCCTTGGTCAAGATGCTCATGAATCGCATAAGCAACCGAAGCCTGAGTAAAATCGTTGAAATCACCCTTATGCTTTTCGATTAGCCATGCGCCAACTTTGTGGTTCACGTCTGTAGCCTTATACCAAGTACCGGTATTAGTAACAGGTTCACCGGCCTCAACACAATACACCGGATTACCGTTCTCATAACGTTGCGGACCAAGAGAATTACCGTGAGTACCAACCCACCAACTCCCAGAACGCGTCGCATTGAACCAGTAGCCGGGGCCGTCAGTCGTGGCGGCAAGCGCACTACCGGTCGTTATCGCTCCAGAAGCCAAGGTAGCCGTCGCCGCAACCAGTGCGACAGCGGCCTTCCCCACCCGTTTAAGAATGGAGTCCTTGACTTTCCGGGAAGTTTTACTCAATGGATTATCCATAGATGAACTCCTCTAGAGGTTTGTATTGTCGTTTTCACATATATCAGGTTTTTTACAATCAACCTTCGGAAAAACGGAATTTTCTTATAGAAAGAGGATATGTTTTTTTCGTTTACTTATCCGCTACCGGTACCATTTAATCCAAGAACACGAAACGAGGCGATGATGTCGAGAACATTCAAGGACAGACCATATGCGCTTATCGAGGACGAGGCCCGTTCACGCGGTTTCAGTCACACTTATGATTGCGGACGGTTTCACTGGGAGTATGTCGAAGTCGCAAAATATGCGTATTCACAGAAGAGGAATCCGCATATTCCGGCACGTCGGTGGGAGGATTGGCGGTGGATTGAGGACGATTGGTATACGGATTACGGGAATGAAACCCGAATCCGTGACTCACTGAGCGTCGCCGTTAACACTTACAACAGCGGCATGATGGATGAGGATTGGGATGAACCAAACGTATATCAGCGGCGTAGACGCTGGTATTGCTAGGAATGGAAGACTGTCATATTGCTACTGTTTTGGAATGTATAGCATATCTTTTGTTGCGACATGCCGATTCTCGTGTTATAGTGGATTTGTCCACATTAAAGAGTAGTGTTCGCCTACCCCACATGGGAGAATCGAACATAAGAACCAAGGAGCAAAACAAAAATGGAAAAGAACCAAAACCTTGAGGAGACGCAGGAAACCACCATCCTCAACCCAAACGAAAACGACGAGGGGAACGGCAAGAAGCCCGCCAAGAAGACGATTATTGTCAGTACTATCGCGGCGGTTGTTGTCCTTGCCGGTGTTGGTGGTGGCTACGCGTATGCGTCGAACAGTGCGTACGATTCCTACGAGTCCCAGCTTGAGTCGGCCAAGGAGGCTGATTCGAAGCTGGTGAAGAAGATTGCGGAAGCGGAATCCCTTGTCAAGGCTACGAAGGAAACGGACGTGCTTGACAAGACCACGTTGACTTCCTTGACGAAGAGCGTCAAGACAGGAGAAGCCCGGAAAGGCGTTCCGGCCACATCGCATGCCACTAAGTGGAACCTGTGGAGCGCATCCAAAGCCAAGGCCAGCGTTGTTGACGACATCGCCAAGGCCGATGATTCCATCGACGCCATCGGCAAGGCCATGAGCAAGGTGAACAAGTCCAAGACGGACAAGCAGGTCAAGGACGCGAAGGACGCTCTAGACAAGACCGTGAAGTCGGCCGAAAGCCTGTATAAGGATTCCGAAGGCAAGGTGCAGGATGATAAGACGCGTGAAAGTCTGAAAACCGCCATCGACACGGCAAAGAAAATCGCCGAAAACGCAAAGTCTGACGTGAAAGCCCTGAACGCGCAGAAAGACGCGGTAGCGAACGCCGTTAAAAGCGTGAACGACTCCAAGACGGCGAAGGAACAAGCCGACGCGGAAGCCAAGG